TCAAGTTCTAATTTTCTAATTTCTTTGATTTCAAGTTCTAATTTTCTAATTTCTTTGATTTCAAGTTCTAATTTTCTAATTTCTTTGATTTCAAGTTCTAATTTTCTAATTTCTTTGATTTCAAGTTCTAATTTTCTAATTTCTTTGATTTCAAGTTATAGAATAAAGATTAAATAATAATTAGATTGTTGTATGTATAATGTGTTTAAATAAATTTGTATAAATTTATTAATAAAAATTTTTAGTTTTTATATTTATATACAAATATAAAACAATTAAATTATTTTTGTATATGATAGAACTAAAAAAGAAAAATGGATTTGAATTTAAATATGATACTGAGACAAAATTGTATTTAAATGAAGAGAGTAATAAATGGGTTAAGAATCCTCGTTTACAAAAAGGTAAGTTTAAAGGAAATAAAAAAGATAAAATTTACATTGAACAATATAATAAATTAAAAGAAGAATATCCAGAATTATCAAAGTTTACATTAGTAACACCAAAATATTTAACTGATATTGAAATTTTAAATGTTTTAGAACAATATAAAAATGATTATAATTTTGATTTTAAATATGAATTAGAAATAGGTAAATTATTATTAAGTAAAATATTAATAAGTAGAACATACACAAATAAAGATACCAATAATAAAAAAGAATTTATACAAATACCTAAAACAGAATTTTTATATTGGATTGGTAATTATTATTTAGATTATTTAAAAGCATTTATAATTGGAAATGTTATAGAATGTGATGATATTTATTATAATTTTGAATTTAATAAAAAAGCATTAAGCTATAAAATCAATGATAATTATTTTAAAAAAGATAGAATTTTAGGAGGATATTATAAAAATGAACCTTTAACACATTGGAGATTAAAAGTTAAATGTTTTCAAAATAAAATAGATTTAAAAAATAAAATATATAATAATGAAAACGAACATTATAAAATATTAATAGAATATACAGAAATATTATTTAGAACTATAAATATAACAGAATTCGAAGAATATTATATAAACAATTTATATGAATTTTATGATATAAATAATAAAGACGAAATAAAAAATCAAAAAGAATTAGAAGAAACATTAAAAAATGAAGACACAATATTATTAAATGATTTTATTCAATCTATAATATCTATACAAGAAGGTAATTTTTATTTTAATGTTAAAGATACTTTTGGAGAAAGATTTCATAGTCCATTTACAAATAAAAATAGTTGTATTAGAAAATGGATAAATTATGAAGATGAACAATATATGGAAATTGATATAGTAAATAGTCAGATGTCATTTTTTAGTTTATTATTATCAGAACCAGACAAAATAAAACAATTAATACCAGAACATCAATATATTTATGATGAAATAAGTGAATTTATTGATAAAGAAGATGTTAAATTATTTTGTAAAAAAAGTTTTGATGGTATTTTATATGAATGGATGAGTACAGAATTAAATATAGACAGAAAAGAAGCAAAACAATATATGTTTGCAACAATATTTAGTGATGAAATTACAAATTTAAAAAAGAAATATAAATTATCAAAATTAATTCCGAATATTATTTATATATGTAATAGATTAAATTCATGGAATAGAAAATTAGTACCTAAATTATGTCAACGATTAGAAAGTAGATTAATGATACAACGAATAGCAATAAATTTTTTACAAGTTAATAAATATCCATTTTTTACTGTTCATGATAGTTTTAATATTCATCCAGGAGACAAATTGGAATTTTTAAAAACATACAATAAAATATTTGAAGATTTAAATATAGAACCTTTAAAAATAAAAATGAAATGAGTAATGAAATAAATACATTTGGTGAATTTAATAATGGCGGATTGTCTTTTAAATTAAATCATAATTTTATAGTTAAAATTCCATCATTTGATGATTATTTGAAATTCAAAAATGAAAATCAATTTGAGCAAATAACAAATAAAAATATTTATACATTTGATATAACCGATTTTTATTCTATAAGACATAAATACAAAGATGATTTTAATGTTAATATAAATTGGAATATAACTAAAGATGAAGATGGTTATGGTAATATATATGATTTTACAAATTTAAAATAAATACAAAGAATAATTATAGAATAAACATTAAAAATACTATATTTTTAAAAACAATATATGATTTTAGTTAAAAAACAAGAATTCTTCTTTGATTTTCATTCTAATTGCGAATCTGGTAAAATAACATATTTTATAACTGATAAAGATTTCTATCTTAAAATAAATCCTAATTGGCTTTATTGGAAAGATGATATAAATGAAAAGAATTATCAAAATTATGAATATGATGAAAACGATAAAGAAATAAATTATATTGAAAAAGAACATAATAAATTTTATACTTATAATAGTAGAAGAATAACAGAAGAACAATATAATAATTATACAATAATTTTAAATGATTTTAATAACTTAGAAACTTTATTTAATTATGACTACAAAACAAAACTTTAATTACTCAACTTATTTAGATTCAATTCTTGATATCTATAAAATTTTAAATTTAAATGATAATTTAGTTATTGGTGGAACATTTTCTTTAATTCTACATGATTTAAAAGTAAATATAGAACCAGGTGATATTGATTTAATTATTTATAATCCAAGTAAAGAACAAATAAAGATTTTAGATTTTTATAAAGTATTCTGTGAAAAGAATCCAATTGATAAATATCAAAGAAGAAGTTATAAGATGAAAATTAATAATATTCAATTAGATATTTTAATAGAAAACAAAGAAGTTCCAAAAGATTTATTATATTTTAAATATAAAGAAATATACTTTAAGATTCAAGATATAAATAATGTTTTTAAAGCAAAACAATCATATAATCATAATGAGATTAGAAGAAAAGATTTAATTCAATCTAATTTTATGAAGCAAAACAATTTCAATATAATAGAAGAAGAAAATAATAATACAAATGAAATATTTTTATAATTTAAATATATGAATAAACATAAATTTCCATATAAATGGACATTAAAGGATGCGGTTTTTACAAAAGATAAAGGTAAAATATTTTCATGTTTTGCTTGTGGTGGTGGTAGTACAATGGGTGATAAACTTGCTGGATTTGATGTTATTGGATGTAATGAAATTGATCCAAAAATAATGAAAGTATATATTGAAAATCATCATCCAAAATATTCATATTTAGAATCAATACAAACATTTAAATTAAGAGATGATTTACCAGATGAATTATATCATCTTGATATATTGTCGGGATCGCCACCTTGCTCTTCATTTTCTATGGCAGGATCACGTGAAAAAGGTTGGGGGGTAGAAAAGAAATTTAGAGAAGGACAAAGTTTACAAGTATTGGATACATTGTTTTTTGATTATATTGATTTGGCAAAAAAATTACAACCAAAAGTAGTAATTGCAGAAAACGTAAAAGGTTTATTAATGGGGAATGCCAGAACTTATGTTAAAAGAATTTATAGAGAATTAACAGATGCTGGATATTATGTACAACATTATTTATTAGATGCATCAAAAATGGGTGTTCCACAAAGAAGAGAAAGAGTATTTTTCATTGCATTAAGAAATGATTTATGTGAACAACTTCAATATAAAGATAAATTTTTTAATTATCCACCATCACTTGATATGAATTTTAATGAAAAACCAATTTTGTTTGGAGAAGTAAGAAGTGAATTTGGTGGTGCAGATTATTCACACACTGATAGAGCAAAATTAATTCCACATAGAATTAAAACCGATAAAAGTATTAATGATATTAATATGAGATTACATAATAAATTCAGTGGGTTTAACGAATTAATAATACATGACGACAAAGTATGTCCGACAATAACTGCGGGTTCTAAAAATTGGAGATATTTTGATGGTGTTGCGTGTTCCGATGAAGATTATATTAATTGTAGTAGTTTTCCATCTGATTTTAATTTTTTGGCAAAAACTAAAGATGATCCAAAATATTTAATGGGAATGTCTGTTCCACCAATAATGTCTGCACAAGTTACAAGTAGAATATATGAACAATGGTTATCTAAATTAAAATGATAGAAAATTATATAAACAAATTATTTTGTAAAGATAATTTAGAATTATTAAAAGAACTTCCGAATAATTCTGTAGATTTGATTTATTCGGATATTTTATATGCAACTGGTAGAAAGTTCGATGATTATCAAGATTTAAAAATAAACATAAAAGAAAAGTTGGTATTTGATATTATTCCAGAAACAATTTATAATCATTATTGGATTAGATTGATTGAAATGAAGAGAGTATTGAAAAATACCGGAAGTATTTATCTACAGATGGATACAAGAATAAATCATTGGATGAGAATAATGATGGATATGGTTTTTGGATATAATAATTTTAGAAATGAAATCATTAGAAAAGCACCACAATATATTAATAATGAATCAAAATATTCTTATAATCATGATATAATTTTATTTTACACAATGTCAAATAAATATACATTCAATTTAAATGATATAAAAATCGAATATAAAGAATCATCATTAAAAAGATTTGCAAGAAAAAGAACTGCAGGCAAAATGAATTTAAAATCAACTGGAATTAATGTTGGTACTATTTGGGATGATGTAAATATGATTTCAAACCAATTTAAAAACGAAACAATTGGTTATGCAACACAAAAACCAGAAAAACTATTAGAAAGAATTATTCTTGCAAGTAGTAATGAAAATGATATTGTTTTAGATTTATATATGGGTTCAGGAACATCGATGGTTGTTGCTAAGAAAAATAATAGAAAATGGATTGGTGTTGATATAAATCCAAAATCAATAGAAATTACAGATTTACGATTGAACGACATTGAAGATAAATCAAAACAAATTGAACAGCAAAATAAATTATTTGAATTTTAAATGAAAATAGAATTAGACAAATATTATACACCAATAGAAAAGAGTATTGAATTAATAGAATTTACTCTTAATTTTATTGGTAGAGATAAAATAGATACAATAATAGAACCGAGTGCTGGAAATGGTTCATTTTCAAATTATCTCATTGATAAATATTCAAATGTTTATAAAATTCATGCATTTGATATAAAACCAGAAGAAGAACGAATTAAAGAACAAGACTTTTTAAAGTTACATAATTTTAGATATAATGATAAATGTCTTATCATTGGAAATCCACCATTTGGTGTTATGAATTCATTAATTCATAAATTTTATAATAAATCATTATTACTTTCAAAATATATTGGATTTGTTTTACCAATATCATATTTTAATAATGTACAATCAACAAATAAATCAAAATTAATATATAGTATTGATTTAAATAAAATGAAATTTTCAAATGTTAATTTGCATTGTTGTTTTAACATTTTTGAAAAATCAAATATAATAAAAACAAATACAAATAAAATTGATGGAATTGATTTTTATCGATCATCAAATAAAGAATATAATGATATAAAATATGATTATAAAATTTGTAGACTTGGTTCTATTGGAAAATATCGAGAAACTGAACAAGGTACTGATTTTAAAATTGTCATAAATCACAAATTAAAAGATGAAATTATATCAGTACTTAAAAATTATGATTGGAAAACTAACTCAAAATCTGTGGGAATTCCATATCTAACAATGCATCAAATAATATCTGTTTTAAAAGAACAAATTCCAGAATTAAATAATAAACAAAGCAAACATTTTGAATTTTAAATGTTTGCTTTTCAATTATAATTTTTGCGGACCAACAAGTGAATGTGGATTACCTGTTTTTCGATTAACGACCCAACCACTTGTTATTTTAAATCCATGTTTTTTCAATAATTGTTTTAATTCTTTATTGAAATTTATAAAATCTTTATCATTGTCATTGTTTGATAATTCATTAATGATAATATTTTCTATTAATTGTTTTATTATATCGGTATTCATATATTATATTATTTTTAGTTTTATAATTATTTTTATTCTTTGTCTGCATCATATACACCATATTTTTTTGTGTGTATTTCTATTTTATCTAATAATTTTACTATTTCTTTTTTGATATTATCTGGAAATATATTCATTTCATTTTTAATATCTTCTATGCTTTGAAGAATAATTCTTGCTTCTGCATGATATACCATTCTTTTTTCATTTAATTGTTTTCTTACTTGATTTTTAATGTAATATTCGACGATTTGTTTTTGTTTTATTGTCATTTTGTTTTAAAAATTTAGTTAATATTGTTTTTATTATAAATATAAAATAATTATATTTTTAAATAAATATAAACAATTTAAATTTTTAATTATGTACAATATTAATTTAACCGAAACACAATTAATTTCTAATTATAATGAATTATTAGAATTTGTAAATTTTTTTGGTGATGAAAGAAAAGAGAAAATATTACAAATGTATAAAGATTTAGAAACTCAAATTATAACATCACCTTGTTCTACAATGAATGTATTTCATGGTGCATTTCCAGGTGGATATGTTGTTCATGTTTTAAATGTAATAAAGAACTCAATTGAAATGTATAAATTATGGAAAAAGATGGGTGCAAATATTGATGGGTTTACTCAAGAAGAATTAATATTTTCTGCAATGTTTCACGATTTAGGTAAAATTGGAGAAAAAGGGAAAGATTGTTATATAATGAATGAAAGTGAATGGCATAGAAAAAATCAAGGTAAATTATTCACACAAAATCCAGAATTACAATATATGCTCCATGAAGACAGAAGTTTATATTTATTACAAAAATATGGAATAACAATTTCAAATACAGAATATATTGCAATTAGAACTCACAATGGAATATTTATAGAATCAAATAAATGGTATTGGCAATTAGGAACAGATAAATCACAAGAATTTAAAAATGTACTTCCTATTATATTACATTATGCTGATTATATGAGTTATAGAATTGAATGTGAAAAAGAAGGAATATTTAAAAAATAAAAATGATGGAAAATTATATAAACAAATTATTTTGGAAAGATAACTTAGAATTATTAAAAGAACTACCATCTAATTCCATAGATTTAATTTATGGTGATATTCTTTATGCTACTGGAAGAGATTTTGAGATTATCAAGATTTAAATTGTATTAAATCCGAAGTGGAAGATTTTTATATTCTGAGATTAATAGAAATGAAGAGAGTATTAAAAGAAACTGGAAGTATTTATCTTCAAATGGATACATTAATAAATCATTGGATTCGTTTAATAATGGATGATATTTTTGGATATAATAATTTTATTAATGAAATAATTTGGTGTTATAAAAGATCAATATCAAAATCAAAAGTGGGATTAATTAAATCACATAATAATATATATCATTATTCAAAAAATAAAAACAATGTTTGTTATAATGATATAAGTTATGATGCAAATCCCACCACAGTTAAAAGATGGATAAAATATGCGGAACCAAATGGTGATTTAAAAGTAAAATTCAGAAAAGATAAAAATTCCAAAAGTTTTATGAGTAAATCTAAAAAAGATGATGATGACATAATTGGTAATATATATAATTCGAACCCAATAGATTGGTGGGAAATATTGATTGTTGCAAGAGGAGGAAATCCAGAAATGAAATATGGAAAATATCCAACACAAAAACCAGAAAAACTATTGGAAAGAATAATACTCGCAAGTAGTAATGAAAACGACATTGTATTGGATTGTTTTCTTGGGAGTGGAACATCAATGGTTGTTGCAAAAAAGAATAATAGGAAATGGATAGGATGTGATATTAATCCAAAAAGTATTGAATTAACAAATTTAAGATTAAATGATATTGAAGATAAATCAAAAGAAATAGAGCATAAAAATAGATTATTTGAATTTTAAATGAAAATAAAATATATGATAGAAATTAATAAAGTTTATAATGATGATTGTTTTAACATAATAAGTCAGTTAGATGATGAATCAATTGATTTGGTATTGACTGATCCTCCTTATGGTGATAATTCTGGATATGGTAGAAATAATAAACAAATATTAAATAATGAAGATGAAACAATAAATTATAAATTTATTAAAGAAATCTATCCAAAAATGAAAAACAACACATCAATGTATATTTTTACAAACCATAAATTTTCAGATAAAATAAAAGAATATGCATTGAGTATTGGAATGAATTATAAAATGATGTGCATTTTAGTAAAAAATAATTTTGGCATGGGTGGTGCATTTAGAAATCAATACGAAATATGTCTTGTTTTAGAAAAAGGAATGCCTGAATATCATTTACTTAATATGAGTAATGTTTGGCATATGAATCATATTGAATTTAATGAAAACAATCATCCACACACAAAAGAAGTTAAATTATTACAAAAAATAATAAAACATAGTAGTAAAAAAAACGATTTAATTTTTGATGGATTTGCAGGAAGTTTTTCTGTACCCAAAGCATGTGTATTGGAAAATAGAAATTTTATTGCAACTGAACTCGATAAAAAATGGTGTGATTTAAGTATGCCAGAATTAGAAAAAATTCAAAAATCAAAACAAAAAAAAGATGATATTTTTAATTATTAAAACATGATAGAAAATTATATAAACAAATTATTCTGCAAAGATAATTTAGAATTATTAAAAGAACTTCCTGATAATAGTGTTGATTTAATTTATGGTGATATTCTTTATGGTACTGGAAGAGATTTTGTTGACTATGTTGATTTAAAATGTGATAAAAATATAATAGAATCTTTTTATATTCCAAGATTGATAGAAATGAAAAGAGTATTGAAAGACACAGGTTCTGTTTATCTTCAAATGGATACAAGAATAAATCATTGGATGAGAATAATGATGGATATGGTTTTCGGATATAATAATTTTAGAAATGAAATAGTGTGGTGTTATAATACACAAGGCAAAACATCAAAAATATGGAATCAAAAACACGATGTAATATTATTTTATACTAAAAGTAAAAATTATAATTTTTATCCTGAAAAAATTAAGGAAAGTATTTCATATTCGACATATGATAGATTTAAAAAAGAAATTGATAAAACTGGGAAATATTCAATATTTAAAAAAGGGAAATTATATTCATATGAAGTAAGTGATGGATGTTTACCAAAAGATTGGTTTGAAATCACCGCATTAAATTCATCAACATCAGAAAGAGTTGATTATCAAACACAAAAACCAGAAGCTTTATTGGAAAGATTAATTCTTGCATGTAGTAATGAAAATGATATTGTTCTGGACTGTTTTCTTGGAAGTGGGACCACAATTGTTGTTTCTGAAAAATTGAATAGAAAATGGATTGGCGTTGATATAAATCCAAAATCAATAGAAATAACTAATCAGAGATTAAAAAAATTAAATAACAATAACAATTATTTCAATTTTAAATGAAAATAGAATTAGATAAATATTATACACCAGTTGAAAAGAGTATTGAACTGATTGAATTTACTTTTGATTTTATTGGAAGAGATAAAATAGACACAATAATAGAACCAAGTGCAGGAGATGGTTCATTTTCAAATTATCTTTTTGACAAATATTCAAACAAGTTTAAAATTCATGCTTTTGATATAAAACCGGAAGAAGGAAGAATTAAAGAACAAGATTTTCTAAAGTTAAGTAATTTCAGATATAATGACAAATGTCTTATTATTGGAAATCCACCATTTGGGAAAGCAAATAAAGCAACAACAATTAATTTTTTCAATAAATCATATACTTTATCAAGATATATTGCTTATATTTTACCAATTAATTATTATTACAAAGACGATAAAGAATTAATATACAAAGAAGATTTAGATATAATGAAATATTCAGAAAGAGATGTTCATTGTTGTTTTAATATATATGATAAAAACAACAATGTTAAAAAGTTTGAATATAAATTACCATTTGATATAAAAAATGACACATCAAATATAACACATTATGATTTTAAAATTAAACGAATAGGTGAATATATTGGTAGAATAATAAAAGATGATGAAAATATTAAATCTTTTTATTATATTGTTTTTAATAAAAATAATAGTGAAGAATTAAAATCAAAAGTTAAATATGTATTTGAAAATTATAATTGGTTAAATAAAAAATTTGTTTCATTTCCATACATCGGGATTAATTATATAACAGAAATATTATTACAAGAAATTCCGGAATTAAAAAAAGAATCATCAATATTTAAATTTTAAAAACTTATTATGTATCAATCTGCATTTTATCAAAAAGGAAATAATACTGTTCATGTTTGGGATGATATTAATGGTCACAAAACATATATACATAAAAAATATGGATATAAAAAAGATATTAATGGCGAATTTACAACAATATATGGAGACAAAGTTTCTAAAGTAACTGAATTTGATGATAAAGACAAAGAAATATTTGAAAGTGATGTTTCACCATTAAATAGAACATTAATTGATTTATATTATGATAATGATGATGTAAGTATAAATCATAGAGTAATGTATATTGATATTGAAACAAGAGTAGAAGGAGGAGTAAGTGAATCGTCAGAAGCGGCTCAGCCAATTACTGCAATTGCATATTATTACAATAAATTATATACTTGTTTGATATTAGATGATGACGAAGAATTAAAACAAATTAAAAATAATGACAGAGAAATTATTCCATTTAAAACCGAAAAACAATTATTATTATATTTCATTAAACAATTTAAATTAATTAATCCGACTATTATAACTCATTGGAATGGAGATGATTTTGATGTTCCTTATATATTAAATAGAATAACAAATGTATTAAGTCTTGCTCATGCAAAAAGTTTAAGTTCAATAGGATTAGTAAAATATAATGATTATAGTAATACATATTCTATTGCAGGTGTTAATTCTTTAGACATGATGAAACTATATAAAAAGTTTGTTATGGGAGAAGAACCTTCTTATAGTTTAGATAATATTTCAATTAAAGAATTAGGAGAAGGAAAAATACAATTTGAAGGTAGTTTTGATTCATTAAAAAAGAATGATATTAATAAATTTATAGAATATAATATTAATGATGTTGTATTACTTGTTAAATTAGAAGAAAAACTAAAATATATAACATTAACTATTGATACTTGTCATGTTGGACATTGTGTTTATGAAGACATTTATACAAATAGTAGAATTATTGATGGTGCAGCATTAGTATTTTTAAAAAGAAACAATTTAATTGCACCAAATAAAAGACATATTCACAAATTAGAATTATTAGAAGATTATCACAAAAACTCATATAAAGAAAGAATTTATATGAAAGATAATATTAATAGAAAAGAAGTTCCATTAAAAGGTGTATTAAAATTTAAAAAGAGTACTTCTGCATTTATTACTGTTGCGTATGATAATTTTGAATCTAACTATTTTATATTAGCTGAACCATTAAAAGAAGAATTAAATAGAGATTATGAAATAGGAATTGAGTTACTTGGTGCTTATGTAAAACTACCAGAACCAGGATTATACGATTTATTATTTGACTTAGATTTAGCAAGTGAATATCCATTTATTATAATGAACATAAATATCAGTCCAGAAACAAAAAGAGGAAGAATAATGAATTGGTCTGTTAATGATTTTATTAAAAATACCGAAAAAGAATATGTATTTGAATTAATAAACGGAAATAGATATGAAATGAATACTACAGATTTTAAAGAATATACAAAAATCAAAAATTATAGTATTGCTGCAAATGGCGTAATGTATGACATGAATAAAATTGGCATTATTCCTGCAATTATGAGATTATGGTATGATGAAAGAGATAAGTTTAAATCGATGATGAAAACACATAAGAATGAAGGGAATCATACTTTAACTCAATTATATTTTACAAAACAATTGTCTAAAAAGAATTTATTAAACTCATTTTATGGTGTTCTTGCAATTGCATCTTGTAGATTTTTTGATATTGATAACGCAGAAGCAATAACAAGTACTGGACAACAATTAATTAAATTCAGTGCAAAGGCTGCTAATCATGTGTATAATACAGAATTAAATACAAAAGGAAATGATTATAGTATCTACAGTGATACGGATAGTTGCCTGAGTATCAGTGAGTTACGAACCAAAAAATATGGTAAAATAACAATTGGTGAATTATATGATAAATGCAAAGAATATAATGATGAATTTATTGATATTTCTAATAGACATTTTTTATTCCCAACAGATATAGAGTTGCCTTATTATAACGAATTGAATAAAAATGTTCAATATGGATTAGTTGAATATATAGAAAAGCACAAAACAAAAAAGAAAATTTATAAAATTAATTTAAAAAATAAAAAACATATAGAAGTAACATCGGATCATTGTTTAATGATTTTAAGAGATAATAAATTAATAAAAGCAAAGCCAGAAGAATTATTGAAAACAGATAGATTTATTTGTTTAAAAGAATAAAAATTTTTATTTTTTATATTTATATATGTAGATACAACAAAGTGTCTATATAAAATATAAATAAAATGGAATTAAAGTTTTCAGAAGTAAAATTATTATTAAATAATGGAATTAAAAGAGAACAAATTAAAAAATTAAAATTGAATAGACAATTAATGTCAAGAAATCCAATATATTGGATTTTAAAAGGACGTGATTTAGAACAAGCTCAATTCGAAAGTAATAAACGGACTCCTGGCAAATTTGAATATTTTCGATATTATAAAAATTATTCTACAGATGAAGATGCTTTAGAAGCAATGAATAAATATAATAATGAAAATTCTGTAACAAAAGAAAACATGATTAGAAATCATGGCGAAATAATCGGATTGCAAAAATGGAATGACTATTGTCAAAAACAATCTGTGAAAAATACATTTGAATTTAAAAAAGATAAATATGGTTGGACAGAAGAACAATTTAAAGTATTTAATAATAGCAGAGCAGTAACATTATCAAATTCAATTAAGAAACACGGAATAGAAAAGGGAACAAAAATATATAATTCTTATGTTGAAAAACAAAGATATGCGGGATGTAAATTGGATTATTTTATAGAAAAATATGGTGAAATAGAAGGAGAAAGAAAATATAAAGAAGTTAATATTAAAAAAAGTCATAGTTTAGAAGGATATTTATTAATTACTAATGGAGATTTTGAAAAAGCCAATGAATTATATAATACATATCAAACTACTCAAAATAAAACATATAGTAATATATCACAGGAATTATTTGAAATATTACGATATGAATTAATTCAATGTGGAATAGATGATTCTGATATTTATTTTGCAGAACATAATTTTGAATGGTTTATAAATAATAGTACTCAATTAAAAAATTATTATTTGGATTTTTATGTGTCTTCAGTAAATAAAGTCATAGAATTTAATGGTGATTATTGGCATTGTAATCCTAACAAATATAAACAAGGGGAATTAATAGAATATTTAGGAAGAGGTATAATAGATCCTATGATTATTTGGGAAGAAGATAAAAATAGATTAAATGACATTAAAAAAATACCATATATTAAAGATGTATTAATTGTTTGGGAATCAGATTTTAAAAATAATCCATTAGAAGTTGTAGAAAATTGTATGAAATTCTTATTAGAATAAAATAAAATTGTTATATTTTAAAATAAAAAATTATAATATATGGAAGAATTAAAATATGAAATTATTGAATTAGAATCTATTGAAGATTTAGGATATATTGATGATTATGTATATGACATCGGAATGGTTGATTCACCACATACTTTTTTTGGTAATGATATATTAGTACATAATTCTACTTTCTTTTCTGCTAAACATTTCATAGACAATATGAATAAAAAAATGGAAGATTTTACAATTGATGAACTAATATCAATAACATTAAAAAATGCAAAAATAACTCAAGATTTTATAAATGATTCTTATTCAGATTATGTTAAATATTATCATAATATCCAAAGTGGACATTCAACATTTAAAATAAAGCAAGAAAATATATCATTAACTGGATTTTGGCTTGATGTTAAAAAAAGATATGCACAATGTATTATAGATGAAGAAGGAGTAAGAATAACGGAAAAAAACACAAAAGAAAAAGATAGAATATATGATAGAAATGGAAACTTTTTAGGTAAGTTAGATGTTAAAGGTATTGATACAAGAAGAAGTGATTTTCCAAAATCTTTTAAAGATTTTCTAACAATTATATTAAAAATGATTCTTGCAAAATATAATAAAAAAGAGATTGATGAATTTGTATTAAAATTTTTAACTGAATTAGAATCTGTAGAAGTTAAAAACATTTTATTTCCATCAAGTGTGAGTAATATTGAAAAATATGATTCTGGAAGAAAATCATTTCAAATTCAAAAAGGAACACCTATTCATGTTAAATCTTCTTTATATTATAATGACTTATTAGATTATTATAAAATAAATAGTATATCTAAAATTAGAAATCATGATAAAGTAAAATGGTGTTATTTAAAAACTAATCCTTTAAAATTGGATGTTTTATCAATAAAAAGCAATGATGAAAATCCAAAAGAAATAGTTGAATATATTAAAAAATATATTGATTATAATCAAATGTTTGAAAGCAAATTAAAAAATAAACTTGAAACATTTTATGAATGCATGAAATGGGGAAAAGTGATAACATTACAAGATAAACACAATCAAAACTTTTTTGGATTTTAAAAATAATAAAATGATATTAAAAAAAATTCATAATTATTCATATTTTATTGGAAAAACTGAAAAATTTGAAGATATTCATAACATACATAATATTGATTTGAATGATTTTTATTTTATAAAAGTGTTAAATCGAATTAGATTTGTTGATAAAAATGATTTTTTACAAATGAAATATTCGTGTTTTATTTTATTGAATAAAAACGAAAATATAAATTATGATGATATTTTGTCTTTTATAAATTTTATCGATAAAAACAATATTAGAATTAAATATTTAAACAACTTGAATATTTGTAAATATAAATTAAAAATAGAATGTCTAAAACCAATAATATAAAACTCAACCATATCGATATTTTAAAAAAGGAAAATCAATATTTTGTTGGATATGCAAAAAATTATAAATCTAATTTATTTGAATCTCTAAAAAGCAATCAAATTGATTTAAATGATTTTCATATTATTAAATCAACAAATATGCAAAGAATTATAAATATTGATGAATTTTATAATTTTAAATATTCATGTTATTTATTGGTAAAAAAAACAGAATATAAATTATCTCAGTTAAATGAAATTTTATTATTTTTAAACAAATTAAATATTAGATATTTAAAATTTTTAAATATAAAAAGTATAAATCAATTAAACATTAAAATTTTAAATCCAATTACATAATAAAAATGTCAAATTTAAATAAAGAGAATAAATTAGAAAAGATATACACATCAAAACCATTAATAAATCATTTATTTGATTTATTAGATACTCATTATAATGAAGAAATTACTGAGTTTTTAGAACCTGCAAGTGGAAGTGGTAATATAATAAATTCAATAAAAGAAAAATACAATCAAAATATTATTGCTTTTGACATTTTTAATGAAACAAATAGAAGTGATATTATTCAGCAAGATTTTTTAAAAACAAATATACAATATAAAAAAGGTAGAGTATGCATAATGAATCCTCCATTTATGAAAGGAATTGTGTTTTTTAAAAAATGTTTACAAGTTTGTGATATTGTTATTTCTATATTATCAATTAATTCATTTTTAAATATAAATTACAATGATTATAATTGTGAATTAATTGAACTTATAAATAAACAACCATTTTGTGATGGTAAAAAATATGATATTTGTATTGTTGTTATAAAAAATAAAATCACAAATAAAGAATCAAAATATTTTAATTTTTAATTATATGATGTATCTCGGAAGCAAAGCAAAACATGCAAAATATTTATTGCCTTTTATTTTAGAAAATAAAACTAAAAATCAATATTATGTTGAACCATTTTGTGGTGGATGCAATATGATTGATAAAGTGAAAGGTAATAGAATTGCAAATGATTCAAATTATTATTTAATTGAAATGTGGAAAGCATTACAAAATGGATGGATTCCACCAGACAAAATAAATAAAGAAGAATATAATCATATAATGAAAAATAAAGATTTATATGAACCTTGTCTTGTTGCATTTGTTGGATTTTTATGTTCTTTTGGTGGAAAATTTAATAATGGATTTGTTGAAATAAATGATGCACCAAAAGCTAAAAGAGTATTAAAAAATCAAATTAAAAAATTAAAAGATGTTCAATTTTTTAATGTATCATATAATAATTTAATTATACCAGAAAATTCAATTGTTTATTGTGATCCTCCATATGCAATGACAACAGAATATAATGGAACAGATACATTTAATCATTTTGATTTTTGGAATTGGTGCAGAAATAAAATAAATGAAAATCAATATATATATATCAGAATATAATGCACCAGAAGATTTTGTTTGTATTAAAGAAATTAAAACTTATACTGCATTAAATAGAGGAAAACAAGATATCAGAATTGAAAAATTGTTTATACATGAAAGTCAATTAAATATTAAACGAAATAAATATTTTGATTTTTAAAAATAAAAAAAAGACAATCATTTATTTTTATGATTGTCTTCTTTAATGATTAATCCCAATTATAATTTTTATTCAAATATTTTTTTAAATTTGTTAAAGAATCTTCAATTTTATTAATTAATGATGTTAATTTTGCATCTTTTAATTTTTTATTAATTAATATTAATTCTTCAATGTTATCACCAATAGTATAAATTGGTTCTCTTAAAAGTCCATTTGATATTTTCTCAGTTTCAACTTCAGTTAAAACATTTTTTACTATTTTGGAAATTGTATTTTCCAATATTTGTTTTTGTTTATTTGTCATATTAAAATTTAAATTCTTTTTTAAATGATTTTATTGATTTTATTGATTTTACATCCAATTTTAATAAAGCTGATTGAAATATAGATTTTAAAAACATTGCTAATATTTCACCATCGTTTTTATCTTTTTCTCTATCATCCACTATTTCTCTTGTTTTAATTTTTTCAATCAATTTAATTAATTCTTTATAAATATCATCCGATGCACTTACTTCATTTAATTGTTTTTTAACAATATTTTCTATAAGAATATCAATTTGTTTTTTGTTTGTGTCATAATTATTTCAGTTTTAATTGTTTATATTTTATCTCCATCTGACCACTCACCTTTAGGAGTTATATCTCTACTGGATAAGTCGTTAGAATAAGTTAAGTTTTTTATTTGAGATTTATTAGTAACATCATAAGAAACTCCTCCAGTAACATTTAATACAAATCCATATTTTTTACTTATTTTCTCTAATTCTGTAATAAATTTTGAAAATCTTAATTCAGATTGTTTAATATCTTCTTGAGAAACTTGTTCATATATCATTTGTTTCATAACTTCATTTTTAATAATATTTTCTATTAGATTTTTTGTATTCATTTTATTTTCTTTTAAATAATTCAATACTAATTTTTTAAGTTCTTCTTCATCTTTTTTATTAAGATTTGCACCTTCTACCCATTCAATTGCGGTATCTTTAGTTGTTCTTTTACCCATTTTCATTTTGAATTTATCAAAATAATCTTTTACTATTTTATTCATAATATTTTTATTTATTTTAATTTTATTATAAATATAAAATATAAAAATTTTTATTTATATTTTTCAAAACAATTTTTAATGAAAATAGAATTAGACAAATATTACACACCAATAGAAAAGAGTATTGAACTGATTGAATTTACACTTGATTTTATTGGTAGAAATAAAATAGACACAATAATAGAACCAAGTGCTGGAAATGGAAGTTTTTCAAATTATCTTTTTGATAAATATTCGGATGTTTATAAAATTTATGCATTTGATATAAAACCAGAAGAGGAAAGAATAAAAGAACAAGATTTTTTAAAACTTTCTAATTTTAGATATAATGATAAATGTTTAATTATTGGAAATCCGCCTTTTGGAAAATCAAATAATTTAGTAACTGCATTTATAAATAAATCTATAAAACTTTCTAAATATGTTGCATTTATTATTCCAATTTCATATTTAACGGATTATAAATATAATTCAATATATGGTGAAGATTTAAATGTAATGAAATATTCTGATAGAGATGTTCATTGTTGTTTTAAAATTTATGATAAACAATCAATCAATCAATCAATTATAATAAAGAAATATTTGAAATATTTCAGTTAAGAAGAGATGGTAGAAATGGTGCATTAAATAAAGAATATGATATTGGAATTTGTGGTTGGGGTGCATCAATTGGTAAAATTGTTGAAATTCCAAATACATATGCAATGGAATTTTATATTAAAATAAACAATCTAAAATATAAAGATGTCATACTCAATTTAATTAAAAATGCAGAATGGAAAAATTTATATAAAATGACAACAGTACCAACATTAAAAAATTGGCAAATTTATAAATATGTTTATGATAATATATCAGAATTAAAAGAAATAAATAAAAATGAAGATAAATTTGTATTTTAATCTAAATCTTTTTATATTTTTTAAATAAATAATTATTAACAATTTTAAATTAAATAATTTTATGAATAAAGCAAATTTAAATAGTGCATTAAGTAAAGTATTTTTAAATCAAAGTACAGAATCATCTATTTTTGAAGTAAAAGATGATATTCTATTTATTAAATTCAGTTCTGATGACAGAAGTATTATTGGAAAAGTAGAATTGAAAAATTTTAATATGAAAGATGTTACTTTTGGATTATATCTTCAAGATTTTATTAAAGTAATCAACATTTTAGAAGAAAATGATTTTGAAATTGATTTTATAAATAGTGACAAAGATATTGTCTTAAAAGACAAAAAATTCAGTATTAACTACAGATTAAGTACTCCAGACATTATCACAAATGTTTATCCAAAAGAAATTAAAATCAAAGATTTTGAATATGAAATTGATTTAACAGATTCTTTTATTGATGATTTTGTAAGAGCTAAAAACGGGTTGGCAAAAGATATAAATATGTCTTTAAAAATTGATAAAGATGTAATTAAAGTTAAAATTGGAACTAATGAAATTTTTGTTGTATTAGATTTAAAAGGTACTTTCGAACCTCATTTTGATGAAATATTTTTTAATCCAGAATATATTAAAAATATATTAGTAAATAACAAAGATAAAGAATCTGCAAAATTGTTTATTAGTGTTACAGGTATTATGAAATTACAATTTGAAAATAAAAACATTGTTTCAGAATATCTTATTCCTGCAATGCAACAATAATCAAATCTTATAAAACAAACAGAAAAGTTTTTATTATATTTTTAAAGAATATTTTAAAAACTTTTTTAATTTAAAAGCAAATCAAAATTATGAAAATAGATTTATATAAAGGCGATAATCTCACAGTTTTAAAAGATTTAAATTTAGATTATTCTAAATGCATTTTTGTTTCTGACCCACCATTTAATGTTGGATATCATTATGATACTTATAAAGATAATATGAAAGAAGAAGATTATTATAATTGGTTAAAAGAAATATTTGGAAGCAATAAGCAAGTAATAATTCATTATCCAGAAAGTCTTTATAAATATTCACATTATTCAAAGTTAATACCAGAAAAAGTTGTTAGTTGGATTTATAATTCAAATTTACCAAGACAACATAGAGATATTTGTTTCTTTGGAATAAAACCAGATTTTACCAAAGTTGGTCAACCATACAAAAATCCAACAGACAAAAGAATCCAAGAAAGAATATTAGAAGGTAAAACTGCAAAATTATATGACTGGTGGAATATAAACCAAATAAAAAATGTTAGTTCGGTAAAAACGGAGCATCCCGCACAAATGCCATTAGAAGTAATGGAAAATATAATCGGAATTTTACCGGAAGAATTCACTATTATTGACCCTTTTATGGGAAGTGGAACTACTGGACTTGCTGCAATAAAATACAATAGAAATTTTGTCGGAATTGAAATTGATGAAAAATATTTTAATATTTCAGAAACAAGAATTAACGAAAAGCAAAAAGAAAAACAAACTGAAATAAAATCCCAAAATTTATTCCAATTTTAATAAACACATATTTTATTTATATTTTCAATTATAAATCAATAAATTGAAAATATGAAATGTGAAATTTGTGGAAAAGAATTAAATCAAAACCATCTTAGAATTCATGGAATAACTAAAAAAGAATACTATGATAAATATCTTAAAAAAGAAGGAGAAGATATATGTAAATGTGGTAAAAAAATAAAAGGTTGGACTTGGAATACTGGATATATTAAATTTTGTAGTACCAAATGTTCTGCAAGAGATACTGCAAATAAGAAAATAGAAAAATATGTTATAATAAACAAAGACAAAGAAAATTCAAAGTTAATTAAAACTTGTAAAAAATGTGGAAAACAATTTAAAACTTTTAAACAAAATAAAGAATACTGTGACAGTAAACAATGCAGAAAATATAGTCCAACAGAACCAAAGCAAAAAGAAGACATTAAAATCGAATTTATAGATAATGAACATAAAATGTGTCCTTATTGTGGTAAAATATTTAATGATATATCAACTATTTTTAATCATCTAACAAAACATTTTCCAATAGACAAATTACAAGAAGTTGAAAATTATTTAATATTTGATGTATGGAAAATAAAAGATGGAAAATGTACAAATTTAAAATGTGATAATTTAATAACTAATTATCAATCTAATTTTTGTGATATATGTAATGAACAATATTTTGGTAGTCAATTTGCAAAAATAAAAAGAACGGATGACGAATGGGAAGAATTAAATATAAATAGAGGAATTAGCATAAGCAAAAAAATGCAAGATAAAATGCAAACAGATGAAGGAAAAGAACAATGGAAAAAACAATGTGAATCGACCGGCAAAATAAATTCAATAAAAATGACAGAATATTTTAAAGATGATATTGGAAAGCAAAGGAAAATCGAAATGGGAAATAAAGTTTCAATTACAATGAAACAAAAAGTTTTAGATGGTTCATTTACTCCAAAAGTTAGAAATAGTAGAACTCATTTTGAAGCACAAGTTGAAATAAATGGAATTATACATAAATTCAGAAGTTCATGGGAAGCATGTGTGTTTTTATCTAATTCTCATTTAAAATATGAAAAGCTAAGAATGAAATATATAAATGAAAATAATGAAAATCATATTTATATTACTGATTTTGTTGATTATGAAAATAAAGTAATTTATGAGATTAAACCTTCACCTCACTTAGAAGAGTTTAAATATAAACTAATTGGTTTGCAAGAATATTGCAAAATAAATAATTATAATTACATCATTATAACCGAATTCAATATAATGAAATTTGTTAAAATTAGTGATTTTAAATCGGATTTTAATAAAATTCAATTAAATAAAATGATGAAATCAATTTAATTTATAAACTTTTTTAATTATATTTTTAATATATAAACAATTTAAAATAATTTTATGGCAAAAAGAGATAATAATATTTGGGTTGAAAAATACAGACCACAAACATTAGAAGAATATATTGGTAATGACCATATAAAATCAAAATTAAAAGAATTTATCGAATCAAATGAAATATTTAATTTATTATTTTATTCCAATGCGCCGGGGACAGGAAAAACATCCGCCGGTTGGTTATTAGTCAAGAATATAGACTGTGAAGTTTTATATTTAAATGGTAGTGATGACAATAACATGGAAACAGTTAGAACAAAAATAAAAGGGTTTGTTTCATCAATGAGTGTTAAAAAATGGAAAATTGTTTTCATAGATGAATTTGGCTATTTCCACGCAAATTCTCAAGCAGCACTTCGTGGAATTATCGAAACATATTCTGCACATGCAAGATTTATTTTAACTGCAAATGAATTAGATAGAATTATTGATCCAATACAAAGTAGATGTCAGGTATTTCATGTTTTACCACCAAAAAAATCAGAAATTGCAAATTATGTTGGTAATGTTTTAGAAAAAGAAAATGTAACTTATAATCCAAAAGATTTAAAATTTATTATAGAAAAATCATTTCCAGATATTAGAAAAACACTACAAATTTGTCAACAATGTACTAATACTGATAACGAATTAATATTAAATGAAAACAATGTTCAAGAATACGAATACATTCCAAAGATAATAGAAATTTTTAAAAACAAATCAATTAAGAAATATGATTCATACAAAGAAATTCGACAATTAATTGCAGATGCAAGAATAAATGATTTCAAACCTCTTATAGAATACATTTATACCAAATTAGACGATATCACCGATGACCCAAGTCTTCAAGGAATAATCATTCTCATTCTACAAGAAGTACAATACAATGATGCTTTTGCATTTGGAAAAGGAAAAGAAATAAATATCATTGCTGGTATATTAAAGATATTAGGAGAATTAAAAAGTTAGATATGTTTATATTTAAAAGAAAATGGAAAGTAGATTGGAAGAATCCGATTACAAATGAAAGAGGAATATTCCAATCTACTCAAATAATGTCAGATAAAGCATATCAAGAATGGATAGAAAAATATCCAAATTATGAATTTTTAAAAATGTATATATAATGAAAGAATGTCAATGTAGTAATGATGAAATAATTTACAAGCAAGAATCACATAATTGTACTTGTTCTTGTAAAAAGGAATCGATATCAGATTTAATAAGAATTATCAAACCATTTCATCAGAAAGAGTTTATAACTGTCACACCAGAAAAGAATAATTTTAATCCAATAATTAATTTTTGGTTTGTATTTGATGATATCAAAATGAATATATCAAAATTAAAAGAAGGATTAGTTGAATTTGATTGGTGGAATAATCATTATAATTTAATTAATAATAGTTATACATATGAAAATGAAAGTAAAGTATTTAATTTCTCTCTTGTTTATAAAGTAGAAGATGAAAATTATGATTTAGAAATTATGTTAAAAATGGTTAATAACATATTAAAATATTTTAAAACATTAAATAAGGAATAAAATGGGTAAAACTTTTAAAGATGATAAAATAAATAAAGCAAAAATATCAAAAGAAAAGAAAATCAAAAAGATTAAAAAAGAAAAAGAGGAAAAATATAAAAAATTTGAAACTGAATGATAAACTGGCCAGGATTACAACTTAAAATATCTGATTTTATTGCTAATCAAAAATCACAAAGTACATTAGAAACAGCTACATTCTTTGGAACTGAATATCATAATACAGTATTAACAGGAACAACTATGTTTGGAAATAATATTGTTACTCCTGGAGATCCAAATATTTTAATTAATGCTTTTAAATCTGCTTTTGATATGCAATTAAATTCTCAAATAGATTTAGGTATTGTTCCTTATACAGTTATTGCAGGTGCAATTGTAACATATTGGACATCAGTTAAATTTAATTCCCTTCCACCTGCTCCGCCTACAATATTACCTAATCCAGCATTTGCTATTCCGCCATTACAAGTTTGTCAATTATTAGTTCCTGGTTTACCAGTTCCATTAAATACTTTATTAATGACTGCTTTTAAATCTGGTATTGCTGCTCCTAATCCTATTGCTGCAGGTGTTTTGGTTTCTACTGCAATAATATTGGCATTTACAACTCATATTACTACTATTAGTGGAATTTATAACGGATTAATTCCTGCAGTTCCATCTCCTATTCCATCTCCTCCTATTCCTTGGGTTGGTGTTTTATAATTATTTTGTTTTTTATTAATATTTTTAATATATTTTTATATAATTTTAATTAAAAACAGTGATTTATATGGAAGATACTAGCATTTTAGATTATTTGCAATACAATTTATCTTTTGAACTTTTAAAAGAAATAGAATTATCAGAATTATCACTTAGAGAATTTGTTATTAATAAAATACAAAATGAGCAAAACGATATTTGAATGGATTGATGATTTAACAGTCAATAAAACTCCAACTAAAGAAATAAGTAAATCAGAATGGAAATCATTTGACCCATTTATGATTAATTTATGGTTAAGTATGGATGTTAATAGTATTGAAATTGTTAATTATCTACAGAAATATACTTTATCAGGAATGAAACCAGAAATGGTTTATAGGTTATTATTGAGTTTTCTGCCTAAAAAGAAATTATATTTAAAATGGATTAAAGGTAAAAAAGATGTAAAGTATAATAAAGATTTAATTAATTATATTAAACTTTATTATGAAGTAAGTTCACATGAAGCAGAAGAATATTTAGAAATATATTATTGTTCAGATAAAGGAAAGCAAGAAGTAGAAACTATATTAAAGAAATATGGTTGTACTGATAAAGAAATAAAAACAATGATGAAAATAATTAAACCAGAATAAAAATAATTTAAAAATAAAAATTTATATGGAACCAATAGAAATATTTAAAATTAGTCGGCATTTTATATTTAGAACAGAATCAGTTCAAGGAGATTATAATAAACTTGCAATGCAGTCTATCACAAAAACAAAATAGAAATTAATTAATAATGAAATTGTATGGGATATTATTTATATTAAATTTTATAATGATAAATATACTACTCAATTATTATATAGTTTTACACAAGATAAACCAATTCAATTCTTTTTAGATATTTACAATTCTGAAAATAAATTAACAGAAGAATGGATTATCAATTCTTCTAATTATTCAATAGATTTTGGCAAATGTGATTATGGAATATCAGAATCACAAATAATTACAATGACAATTTCACCTTTAAAATGTATATTAAACTAAAAATAAAAAATTTATATGGAAAATCAAATCGATTATAAAAAGTATTCAAATTTAAGACCGATAGATGATAAAATCATCATTAAAAAAGAAGACAATTCAAGAGTAATGTCTGGAGGAGTTTATTTACCAGAACAAACAAAAGATTCTAATATTGGTTATATTGTAGCAGTAGGACCAGGACAAAGAAACTTTAATGCTGCATCCGACAGAAAATTATTATTAGAACAAAAAGATTATTTAGAAAATACTGATAGATATCCTATGATGTGTAAAGTTGGAGATAAAGTAGTTTATTCTACTATCGTTGGACAAAGAATAGTTGTTGATAATGATGAATTAATCATACAAAGAGAAAGTGAATTATTATATATTGTTAAATAAATTTAGAAATTATGAGATATCAATTAACATTTAAGAAAAACAATTTTAAAAAAATAATCATTGCATCAAATTATGGTATAGAAGATGGAATATTAACTTTTTATGTTGAATTTGGTGAAGCCGATAATTATACAGAATTAAACATTTATAGTGTATCTTTTAGTGATATAAAAGAAGTTGAAATAATGGAAAATGAATTAACAGAACCAGAAAACTAAAATAACCATGAACACTAAAATAACCATGAACACTTATTTAATAGAATTTAAAAACATTCTTCAATTAACAGAAATTGAAAGTGATAGTTATAAACTTGAAAATGGATTTATTACATTTTATAATACTGATATCACAACTGGTATAATTGATAATATTACAAGCATAAGATTAGATGAAATTCAGTCAATTAAAAAATTAAATTAAAAAGTTATGAAAACAAAAGAAGAAAAAGAATTAATAAATAAAATAATCAATTCAAATAAAATAAAATGGAACAATTATTCATCTTATTCTTATAGGGGAGTAATAAAAGAAAATGATGAAACAGTATTCGAAATAAATTTAGAAACTGATAACGAATTATTAATATTAGAAATTCAAGACGGAGAATCAGATGTTTCTACTAAAATAATGAATCAGATTGAATTGCAAAAATTACTTAAAAAGGTAAAACTTAATTGTTTGAGTGAAGAACAAGAATCAATAAATAAATTAATAACATTGTTATAACATTATATGAAAATTAAAGAAATAAATTTTAGTGAACAATATAAGAATGAAATTCTAAAAGGAGTTGAAATCTTATACAAAGCGGTTGTATCAACATTAGGACCATCTGGTAAGAATGTTGTTATTGAAAATGATGAAGGTGAATTACATATTACTAAAGATGGAGTAACAGTTGCAAAATCTATTAGAGTAGAAAATAAACTTCAAGATTTAGCAATTAGACTTGTTAAAAAAGCTGCAATTGGTGCAAATGATGTTGCTGGGGACGGAACTACAACAGCTACAGTATTGGCTTATGAAATAATTAAAAAAGGATTAAAACAATTGTCCTTAGGTGGAAATCCAATTGAATTAAAACGAGGTATTGATGAAGCGGTTAAATATGTAAAATCTGAATTAAATAAAGTTAAAAAAGAAGTTACGACTGAAACTGAAATTAAATATGTTGGTATGGTTTCTTCTAACAATGATGAAAAGATAGGAACATTATTATCAGAAGCAATTAAAGAAGTTGGAAGAGACGGTGTTATAATGGTAGAAGATTCTAAATCTAATTTAGATACTCTTGAAATTGTTAAAGGTATGAGATTTGATAGAGGTTCTTTATCACATTATTTTTATAATAATCCTGAATCTCTTGATGTAGAATTAGACAATCCTTATATTCTTGTTTATGATAAAGTAATTTCTTCTGCTCAACAAGTAATGAAAATTCTTCAATCATTAGCTCAACAAACTAATAAAACTCTTTTAATTATTGCAGAAGATGTAACTGACCAAGCTCTTGCTGTTCTTGTAATGAATAAAATTAGAGGAAATATGAATTTAGCTGCTGTTCGTGCTCCTGCTTATGGTGAAAGAAGAAAACAATATTTAGAAGATATTGCAGTATTAGTAGGAACTGAAGTTATTTCTTTTGATAAAGGACAAAACTTAGAAGATATTTCTAATTTAGATTTATTAGGAAAAGCCAATAAAGTAAAAATAACTCAAAATAAAACCACTATTATTGATGGCAATGGGAGTGAAGATAAAGTAGCTGAAAGATTAATAAGTATTAAAAATCAAATAGATTCTTCAGATAATTCTTATGATAAAAAACAATTACAAGAAAGATACGCTAAATTAGCTGATGGTATTGCTATTATCAAAATTGGAGCAGAAACTGAAATGGAATTAAATGAAAGAAAAGATAGATTAGAAGATGCACTAAATGCAACAAAAGCAGCAGTTGAAAATGGAATTCTTCCGGGTGGTGGATTAAGTTTAATTAGAATTCAAAAAATGAATTATACTAAACTTCCAATCTATAAAGAATTGACTAAAGAACAACAATTTGGATTTGAAATATTAATGAATTCTTTAGATGCTCCTTTCCATAATATTCTTGTAAATGCAGGAATTAATAGTGATATTATTTGGGATAAATTATCTAAGAAATCATTTAATTATGGATATGATGTTAGAAATAATAAATTTGGTGATATGTATGAATCTGGTATTATTGACCCAAAGAAAGTTGTAGAAACTGCTCTTGAAAAGTCTGCTTCTATTGCCGGATTGTTTTTAACAACTGAAACTATTATTAATAATAGCGATAAGAATAAAGAAGAAGTATCTCAGCCAGAACAACAACAATACTACTAAATCATGGAACAACAAAAAATGAATATTGATTTGTCTAAGACAGAAGCAATAGTTTGTAAAGAATGCGGAAGCGATGTATTTGAATCTGCATTTTTAATTAGAAAAATATCTGGTATATTGGTTGGTAGTAATACCGATCAAATGATTCAAATTCCAATTATGATTTGTAATAATTGTGGAATGAAAGTAGAAGAGTTTTTACCGAATAATTTTTAAAGAATATAATACTTAATCTAAATAATAAAATCCAATATTAAATTAATGATATTGGATTTTTAATTTTTTAATATTCTATTCTTAATTCATTAGGATGAGTTATATTTTTAAAAAAGTCATAATCATCAGTTATAACGACCCATTCTTGATTATCTCCCCAAAGTAAATGATTTCCATTTTCCTCGATTATCCATCCAGTATTATTTGTTTTATTATATTCATCTATAATCCCAATTAAATCTTTTAATTGTTTATACTTTGAATACCAAGTTGCTCTGCCATCACCACCTTCTGAGACTACTATATTAAATATAGTATCTAAAATTCTTGTTACATTTTTCATAATTTTATTTTTAATTTTTTAATAAATAACAAAAACTATTCCTGTTTGATTATAAACTTGTGATTCATCTCTTTCAATTCTTTCTGATTTAAATTTAATATCAACAAAACCTGCATCTTTATAATGTTCTTTAACTACTTCGACAAAAGAATTATCTATTCCATCTAATATAACAAACATTTCTTTTTCATTATTATATTTTTTTGAAAAAGATTCTAATTGTCTTTCTACTCTATCTAATAATAGATTATTTTTATCACTATAAGTTTTCTTAAAACCATTTACTGTTATCATAATTTTTATTTTTAATTAATTGATATTTTTCTTTTAATTTATTTTTAATTCCATATATTACTTGCTTTTCATCTGTCATTGCTAATTTATGACTATCGAATTTTTGCATAAAATAATTAATAGAATCATTGTAATTGAATTGTTTCTGATTATTTATATATTGTATAATATCAAAAACAATCTCTTGTGATTTATCGTTAATGTTTTTATATTCAATTAACGATTTCTAAAAATATTTCTTTTGTCATTTATATATTTAATTAATATTTCTTATTCGTGCATTTTCTTTAAATCTCTTCCACTTGGATATCCATCTATTACTTCTCTTTCTTCTTTAGAATCATAAAATTGTTTTGATGATATTTTTTTAAAACAATCAAATAAATATTTCATTTGTAATTCATTTTCTGGTAATGGAAGTTGAATAATAGAATCTCCCATTTTATTAAATAGTTTACTATGATGAGCAAATATTCTTTTATTTTTTGAATAAACTTCTTCACTATAAATCAATGCTCTTAATCCATTATATTTAATATCTATAAGAGAAGTGTGACTATATGTGTCTAAATTATAAGGAATTTTATTATTGTTTAATTCAGAAATTACATCTAAAAATTGGTCTGATAAAGTTATTGTTTTCATATTTTTATTTATTAATTTTAGTTTCATTTAAAACATAAAACTTTTTATAAATAAAATAATCACATTGTAAATGACTTGGTAACTCATCCAAATTTATATCACATGTTGAAATTTCTTCATATAATTTTTTTAAATCTTTTGATAATTCGTGATATCTTATCGGATTTAAATATTTTTGATTAATACTATTTATTGTTTTCATATTTTTATTATTTATTACAAATATACAAATTCTTTTTTATATCTACAAAATAAAAGTTAATATATTTTTATTTTTAACATTTATTAATAATCCAATTATTTTGAAATATGACACGATGCAATCTTCCTAATTTATCTTGAACTATTACAAAATAATCTCTCTTTATTTCATTATATTTTAAATCTGAATAATCATATCCTATTACTGGTTGGCAAAATATAATACAAATTCTTAAATCTTTATTAGTATAAACCGTACCAGATATCAATTCATTTTTACCAGTATTAATGCAATGTTGATATGAATTATCACAAACTTCATATTGCTTACCTATTATATTTTGTTTTGGGTCAAATTGATAATTAGAATTAATTCTATCAATTACTTTAATATTTATATTTTTCATTTTTATAAGTTTTTAATTAATTTTACTCTACAAAAATACAATTAAATTTTAATATAAACAAATTAAATTTTAATATTTAACAATTATTAACAAAATCATATAAAAAGTGTAAAATGATTTTCATTTAAAATACAATATATCAAATCCTTACTTAGAAAAAATCAACGACATATGTATAATTATAAATTTTTTATGTATTTTTATTGCTTCATTTGTTTTTAATATGAAATCTTAATTCTAATAAACTATCTATAAAAATAATACATAAAATACACTAAATTATAAAAGTTGTTTAAATTAAAGATTTTACAATATAAAATAAATGATTATTTTGTTTTGTTTTAAATTCATTTTTATTTATATTTTAAAATAAATAATAGAAAATGAAACAGAAAAGAATATCAACAGAAGAAATATTAAAAATCATTTTAACTGAAATGTGCAATATAGTTAATGTTGATTATAATTCTATTGATTTTCATAATAATGACGATTTATATTTTATGAAATATTCTTGGACAAATGAGGAACAAGAATCATTTAAACAATGGATGATTAAATTATTTAAAGAAAACAAACATTATTATAAAGCATTTACTCAATATCCACGAATTCTTAAAATTGAAAAAGCAGTCAATTTCTTTGTCGATAATCATGGATGGAAAACTAAAATAAAAGAAACAATATGATAGAATTAAAATATAAACCAAATGAAGATTTATATGAATTAGGGAAAGAATTAGGAGTTCGTTCTATTTCATATTCTCAATTATCAATGTTTTGGAATTGCCCTTTAAGTTGGAAAATAAAATATGTTGATAAAATAGATTTATTTAAAGAATCTATTCATCTTGTATTTGGTACTGCACTTCATGAAACTATTCAAACTTGGTTAGATATTAGATTTAATGAAAATAATAGAAAATTAAATCTAACTGAAATGCTTTCTAATAATATGAGAAAATGTTTTCTTGAAGCAATGAGCAAAAACAATTCTTCTGATTTTACAGATGAAGAAGAAATGGATGAAATATATTCTGATGGTGTTCAAATTCTTAAATTCTTAGAAAAGAATGTAGATGAATATTTTCCAACTCAAGATTATAAATTATTAGGATGTGAAATTCCAATATTTCATCAAATACAAGATAATATTAAAGTCTATTTATTAGGTTATATTGATATTGCAATATATAATACTAAAGAAGATAAATATATATTTAGAGATATTAAAACAAGTAAATCTGGTTGGAATCCTTATGAAATGAAAGATTTTAGTAAGAATTCTCAATTACTAATCTATAAGAAATATTTCGGTAAAATGTATAATGTTAGCATGGATAAAATTGATGTTGAATTTTTTATTGTTAAAAAGAAATTAAATGAAGATACAAGATTTCCTTCTAAAAGAGTACAACTTCATTCTCCTACTTCTGGACCAATTAAGATTAAAGAATTAGATGGTAAAGTAAATGAATTTTTATCTGTTTTTAATAATGACGGAATTGTAAAAGATAATGTTATGTTTAATAAAACTGATAATGATAATCATTGTAGATTCTGTATTTATAGAGGAAGTAGATACTGTGATAAGTTTCCTATTGATAAAGAGAATGAGTTAAATAAAATTTAAAATTATTATATTTATAAATAAAATTGTTAATCTATTTTTTAAAATAATTATGTACTTTTATACTTTTTTTAAGAACACTTATATACAATATGATTTAATATATATATATAAGTCTTTTTAAATAATCATCGAAAGTACATAAAATCGGTATTCTATAATTTAAAAACTTATGTACTTTTACATATTATAATTTTTTTCTTATATATATTATAAATAAGAGATTGTTTATTTTTATAAAAAGCACATAAAAACAAAATATACTTTATGAATGGAACTTTATCAAATATGACTTACCCAGCATTATCAGGAAATCCTGATGGTAGTGCTATATTTGCTTTATTTAATTTTAAATTAAATGTTGTTTTTTTCGGATTTGTTGAAAAATGGATGGATTTAATTAATTTATACACTAACCCATTAAAGCAACGAATTTTAAAAGTTGAATCATTGCAAGAAATATATAATAAATCCGACCATGATGATTGGTATGTAAATCATCTTTATTTTTATGATGAGAAAGATAATAAAAATTTAGCATCTAAAATATTTATATTTTTACAGTATTGCAAACATATCAAAAGTGTTTATATAATGAAAGAAGAACATGATGAATATGTACCTAAATTTGAAATGATTAATTATATAAAATTAAAAGGATTAACAAGAGAAGAATTATCAAAAGGAATGGATAAGGGAAGAACTATTATAACAGATTATATACTCACACCTAAAAATATTTATCTAACTTTTAATAGACTCGGAACTTCATTATTTTAAAAGATATTTTATATATTATTTTAGAAATCGTAAAAGTGTTATATATATAGTAATATAACATAATTACGAAAATTTAAATATTATATAAAAAATAAAAGTTTTTTATATTTATATAAAAACATAAAAAAACTTTTGAATTATGAAGTTATCATTTACAACTAATCTTATTCAATTAGAAAAGAAAATTTCAATTGAAAACTATCCAAATATTGTTTATCAAGACGATATAAAAAATATAAAAATTCATGAATCTGATGTCTATTTAACTTTATTAAATAGAAGTTGGATGAATGTTGGAAATTCAGATTTAAAAGATTTTCTAAAAACTATTATTGATGACAAGTTTTCTTTCTGTCCTTCTACATTCAAACATACTACATCAAATTTTAATGGTTATACAGCCGGATTTAATTTTAGATTTAGTTTTAATGAAAAGACAAACAAACCTGTTATAAATTCTAAAGATATTTTACCTTATGATGAAATCGAGTTTACAAAAGAAAATCATGTTTGGAGAAGTAAAAGTACATTTAAAAGTTGTAGAATTCTTGTTATTGATATAGATGAAGGTTATAATTCAATAATCGAATTACATTCTAAAATAAAAGAAAGTTCACTAAAAGATTGTTCTTTTATCTATAAAACTCCTTCCTATGATGAATCTAAAAATAAAATTAAAGTAAGAATTGGTTGGTTATTAGAAGAAGAAATAACGGATATCAATGAACTTGAATTATATCTTTCATTTTTAACATCAGAATTTAATGGTGACAAATCGTGTGTCGATGCATCTCGTTTTTACTTTCCAGGTAAAGAACGTGTTTATGTAAATGAAGACATAATTTTTAAGAAAGAACAATTTAATTTCTATTCATCAGAATTGGTATTAAATGATGAAATAAATACAAATGATTTAATTATTGAAGAAGTAGATATAAAAAGCAATATTCAAAATAAATCTGATTTTATAGAAGTATTAAAATATCAACTTTTCTATTCGTTTCAAGATAATAAAATAGTAAATTTTAATTGGGAAGAAAATATAGAAACACAATGGGAATTTACTACATTTAATACCACACATTTAAAATATAAAAATTTATTTGCTTTTGCTTTAAATTTAAATATGATTAAAGGGGGTTTAAAATGGTTAAAAGAACAAATGTTTTTAAATAATGAAAAAGGAATAAGTCATTATGATGAAATAGATTTTAATATTCTATATTATATAAAAAAATACAATTATATACCTCAATCTATTTCGTTTTTTGATAGATGTGCAAACGAAAAAGAATTTATGACTGTTAGTATTAGAGATAGAAAACCAACAGTTTCATTAGAAGAAGGTGTTAAACAAATGTATTTTTATTTTTATGATAAAATATTAAAAGATAATGAAAGAAGTAAAAACATTTTAAAAGTTGCCACTGGAGTTGGTAAAACTCATATGTTATCAGAATTAAAAATAGAACGATGTATAATTGCAGTTGCAACTCATAAAGTAAAAGATGAATTATATGAAAGAATGAAATACAAAGATGACTATGTTGTAACTCCACAGAGACCAATATTCGAAGATAATGAATTAAATGAAAAATTGTTATATTTTGATTCTGTTGGTGATATGAGAAATAGTTCTATTTATATGTCTGAATATATAAAACAAGATAATTCTAATCAAACAGATGTAGATGCAATTAGACAATATAAAATGCAATTTAAAGAATGTTTCACAACAACTAAAAATATTCTTACAACACATCATTCATCATTTCTTTTTACAGATAAAAATCACGATATTATTATTTATGATGAAGACCCGTTTAAAACAATGTTTATTTCTAATAAATTAATAGGAAAAGATTTAAAACGATTATATGAGAATGATTTATTTAAACCATATATAGAACCAATTATTAATGATATTAAAACCAATCCAAATCAATTAGGATATAGATACAACATTGATATAGACTTAGAATTAATAGAAAATGAATTAAGAAATAATAAAATATATAATTCTAATATTTTGTCATTTTTTAAATGTAAATATTTAACATTTATACCCAACTCAGATGATATAGAATTTGATATATTTAATCGATGGATTACTTATAGTGGTATAAATGAATTTCCTACAAACATGAAAATAGTCATATTATCAGCAACTGCTATTTTTGAAAATTATAAAGCAAAATATGGTACCAATATGAACTTATATGAAGTAGATGAAATAGAATTAAAAGGAAAAATAATTCAAGATAACAGATATAAAGTTTTTAGAAATTCATTAAAAAATCCAAAAGTAGTTAATCATATATGCAATGAAATGAATCAAGAATTATCAACTTTAACATTTATGGACGAAAAACATTTATTTAAAAACTCTGTTCCTGATATGCACTTCGGTAATTTACTTGGATATGATGGATTGAAAGGAACTGATATTAATGTTGCCGGTACATTTTTGAAACCAACTTGGTTTTATATATCAATATATAATAATCTTTATCCTGATGTACCAATTGATAATTATAATTTTGGAAAAAGAAAAGTTGAATACAATGGATATAGATTTACTTTTCTTGCGTTTGAAAATGAAATTTTAAGACAAATAGAATTAGACGACATTAATTCAGAAGCAATACAAGCAACTGGTAGGGCAAGATTAACAAGATATAAAAATACTGTTTATTTATTTTCTGGTTTACCGATGGAGAATAGTACATTAAAATTTTAAATTATTAATAAAATTAATTATATTTTAAATAAAACAACAAAAATAATATGAATGATTATTTTTATCCTATAATATACAAGATGTGCAATGTATCTAATATTGAAATTGTTATAGAAAAACCAGAAAATTGTGTATCTTTTATAGTAGATAATAATGAATATTTCGTACCAGTTGGAAATAAAGTAAATATTGAAGAAGAAATTGCACAGTTGCAAAAAGAACTTACTCACAGTCAGAACTTTTTGGTAAGTGTAATGAAAAAACTCAGCAATGAAAAATTTATTGCAAATGCTTCTCCACAAGTTGTTGAATTAGAACGCAAAAAACAATCTGATGTAAAAACAAAAATCAAGGCATTGGAAGAACAAATTAAGAATTTTAATTATATTTTAAATAAAAACTAAAAACAATGATAATAGATTCAGTAAATAAAACCATTTGCTTAGGAAAGCAATTATTATTTGGAAATGGACAAAACAATTTAACAACATTAAAATATCAAATTCAAGATGGAATATTAAAAATTGATGTTCAAAAATTAGAACCAAATAAAGTAAGAACACTATTAAAAGAAATAAACGAAAATATTCATTTATTTAAGAGTGAAGTAAAAGAAGTAAAAATATTAAATGATTAAGAAATGGATAAGAAAATAAAAATTGAAAAGATTGAAGATATTTATCCTTTGACTATTGTGAAAATGCGTTTTGGTGGAAAAATTGTAATATTTAATGCTGATAGTGATGCAGGGTTCGTTGATTCAGTACAAGGCGATGAAGAAGTTTATTATGTTATTAATGAATGGTTAGAAAAGCACGTTTCTCCTTGTTTGTATGGTATTGGTGATACAATTTATGAAGCATTTGAAAATTATAAAAAAAGATATTATAATTACTAAAATAATAAATTATGAAAATATCCATAAACATTGATGATATTCTTTCTAAATATAAGGATATAAATAAACAATCATTTATAGATTCAGTAGAAAAATATAAAAATGAAGATAAACCAAAATATGGAGAATTAAATCATGAACACAATACTGATAATTTATTAAATATTTCTCATCAAATAAATAAAATAGAATTAAAAGAGAATGATATTGATTTTGACATTGAAATATTAAATAAATTGCCAAATGGCAAAATTGTTGAAGAAATGAATAATAATGATATTCAATTAACATTAAAACCAAGAATGACCGGATATTATAATGGTGAGGAATATATTGTAGACAAAATAATTAGTTATGATTTATGTTCAATTTAAAAATATAAAAATGGAAACAACTCTACAATCAGAATTCGAAACTTTATTAGAAAATTCAAATAAAGAAAACAGTCAAAATAGAACTAATTCAATTGATAATACATTTAGAAAAACAAAGGATATTATTCCATCTGATAATACTCATTTTTTAAATTTAGTTAATTATATATATATAAATTATTAAATAGAAATAAATAATAAAAAGAAAAACTCCAAAACTAAATTAATAGAATTGGGGTTTTCTTTTTTGTAAAAATCAATTAAAACTTAGTTTATCATTTCTTTTATTTCAAAAATGTTATTATAATTAAGATAATTAATGAAACTTGATTTTTCTATTTTTCTAAATCTTTTATCACAAACAACATAAATAAATTCTCTTGTTCTCCAATCTTTTGTTCCTTTAACACCTAATACTTTAATACTTCCGGTTATTCTTTTATAATTATCATCGTTTAATCTATCATTTTCAATATTAATAACTGTATTTGGTTTCAACATTGTTTCATTGATAAATTTAAGTTTATTGTCATTTATAATTAAGTTGATAATCCAATTGATTTTTTCTTCGTTTAAATTTACATTTTCCCCGTTTTCAAATTCAACTTTAACCGATTTATTGTTTTGTTTTGAGAATTTAATTGGTTGGTATATTTTCATTGCCGATAAATCAATTCTAATAAATTCTCCACTATAAAATATTTTCTTTGCCTCTTCTTTTAATTGATTGTCTTGTAATTTTTTAATTTGATTTGTTATTTGTGAAACTGATATTTCTTTTCTATCTTCATTACCAATTTTATAAATATCGGTCATATAAAGTTTAATTTCTGTTGATGTTTCATTTTCATAAATAAAAACCGGAAATAATTTGTTTAAAACATTTAAATAATCGATAGTAAATAGTTTTTCAACTTCTGAATCTTTTTCGCTTATTTTAAGAGAACTAAAACTTGTTTGAAAATCAGTTGGCATATAATTGTTACTCCAATTTCTATTCAAATATATTTCGATTTCTCTTGTAGAATTTTCATAATAGAAAATAACTCTTATTCGATTTTCTGAAATTGAGACTTTGCATTTTGTTTCGATGTTTTTAAAATATGGATTTAATAACTCAGTTATTTTTGTTTTAATAACTTCAATTCGTTCTTGCTTGTTTTGATATGATTTAATGTTTTGTTCTTTAACTATTGGGAGTAAAGATTTAAGTTGGTCAATTGTGAAGTTTTCCATTTTGTTTAAATTTTAAAGTTATTATTAATTAATTTTTACTCTACAAATATATAACAAATAAATCAATCTACAAAATAAAAACCAATTTATTTTTAATATTTAACATTTATTAACAAAAGAAACTCTAATTACTTAAATAATTAGAGTTTAATGAAGTTGAAATTTATTTGTTTTAATTAGTCCATTCTAATTTATTTCCACATTGTCCACAATATTTATCTTTAGTTGTTAAATAAGTATTTCCACATTGACATTTATAATATTTAATTAATAAACTATCTTGACTTACAAAATCTTTGTTTTTATCAATTATAACTTCAAGGATTTCTTCATACCAGTATTCAACATTCCATTTTTGATTTGTAGAATAACATATTTCCGACACATTTTGTGTATCTAACCAATTATCACCATTAAAATACATTTCTCCTACATTAGTAAAATATGTTTTATTCATATCTACTATTGGAAGTCTTTCTTTAACATTAATTGATTTTAATATTTTAGTCATGTTTTTTATTTTTTAAGTTTAATACTATATTTATAAGTTGGAATTTCAATATAATGTGATTCATATGGATAAAAACAGTTATCTAACACTTCATAATATTCTCCTTTATCAAAATCATGTTTTATTCCGTATTCTTGTTCCAACAAAAAACAATTGTCTTTTCCCAAATAATGTTTTTCATTGACAATTGTTTCTTCAATTTTATTTATTCTACATTGAAAATATCTAATAGATAATTCGGAAATGTTTTCTATTTTATGACTACAATCAATATAAATTGAATGAGTTTTCTTGTGTTTAAATCCGCAAACTGAAATATAATAAAGATTATTATCAATACTATTAATTATTTTATCTATTTCAGATTCGAATACATCTGAATGATTATATATTATTTTTGTCATTTTGTTTAAATTAATATTAATGAAATTGTTATTAAACTTGGAATAATAATCATCAACATTAATATTCCTAAGCATCCTTTCTTTTGAGTCGAATCTACATTTGGATATTTTGAAGCATTATTTCTGAATGTGTTCTCAAATTCTTCGGCTTTTTTAGCAGAGTCGATATCACCATTTCTTAAATGATTTTCCTTTGCTTCTTTGAAACGATTTGCTTCTGATTCAAGATATAATTTTTCTGTTCCTTTTCTTATCATGATTTTATTCTTTTACCAATTCAACATTATATTTTAATTTTCTTCTATTCATGCATATTTTCATTTTATATTTTAAAGTCGAATCATAATCTCCTACTCGTTTACATTCATTTTGAATACTTTCTAATGTATCTCCTGAATCATATTTCTTTCCATTTTCAACAGTATAATAATCTTTTTTATATCCTTGTTTTTTATTACCAAATTGAGGAATAGTAAAAATATTTACAAATAATCCTCCTTCTAAACTTTTATTGTTTTTCATAATTATTTTATTTTTGAAATAATAATAAATTCTGTATTAATTGGTATTATTGTTTTTAAAGATTCTAAAGAATTGAATAAATTAAAAACACCAGCAGTATAATTTCTAAAATATGCTACAGAACAATCTTCAATTTTATCCACTATATTATCAGCAATAGTTGAATCCAAATTTTCTAATTTTCCATTATAAATTAATTCTGAATTAGATTTTGTTACTAATAATTCATTTTCATTATAACAATCCATTTGAAATTGTGGATTGTTTTCTGGTAAATAATATCTTTCCATTTGATGTTTTTATTAATTTTTATTTTACAAATATAAAACAAATAAAATTAACTACAAAATATTTCTTAATAAAAATACAGAAATAATCAAACTTTTAACACTCATTATATCAATTTGTACTTTTATTATTCTTTGTTTATATTTTTATATAATCTTTAAAACATAAATAATGAAAATTGATTTAGATGACATTTTAATAGTACCGGCAATTATTTCTGAAATTGATAGTAGAAAAGAAGTAAACATATTAGATGAAAATAATATGTTAAGAATATTTACTGCTCCAATGTTTGATGTAATAAATGAAAAAAATATTAAAACTTATAATGACAATAAGATTTATGGAATAATTCCAAGAAAATCAAAATACAACTTAAAACATATTAATTCAGGAAGTTTTAATCAATTTATTTCTTATGGATTAGATGATATTATTAATATTTATTTAAATAATGATATCGAAATAGAAGATAAACATTATGTATTAATTGATGTTGCAAATGGACACATGATTAAATTAATTAATACTTGTGAAAAATTAAAACAAAAATATAAAGATAAATTAGTATTGATGACTGGCAATATTGCTAATTCGGAAACTTATAAAGTTTATAATGATATTGGATTAGAATTCATAAAATGTGGAATCGGAAATGGTTTCGTTTGTACAACAACTCAACACACATCAATTGGTTATCCAATGGCTTCATTAATATTAGAAATAAATGAAATTAAGAAATCAATTAAAAATCCAATAACAAAAGTAATTGCAGATGGCGGAATAAGAACATATTCAGATATGATTAAATTACATTGTCTTGGAGCAGATTATATAATGATTGGTTCATTATTCAATAAATCATTAGAAAGTTCTGGTAAATGTTATATAATGGAAAATAACAATTATTTAGAAATTGATAATCACAAAGCAAAGCAATTATTTGAAGAAGGATATGATGTTTATAAAGAATATAGAGGTATGAGTACAAAATCAGTTCAAAGAGAATTAGAAAGAAAAACAATAAGAACATCAGAAGGAATAACCAAATATAATAAAGTAGAATATAAATTAGATTCTTGGGTTGAAAATTATAAGGATTATTTAACAAGTACATTGTCTTATACTAATAATAGAAATTTAAATGATTTTATTGGAAATACTAAATATATAGAAATTAGTCAGAATGCTTATAGAAGATTCAATAAATAGAAATATTTGTTTGATATTCTTATTTTAATTATATTTTTAAGATAAATATTTAAGCAACAAATTTTATAAACAATTTTAAATTAATTTTATTATGGCAAAAAAAGCTATGAATCAAAGTCCAGTTTCAACAGAAACTATCAACGTTTTAAAGTTGCAACAATCATTAGAAATTGATTCTGCAAAAGCAGCTCAAACAATCGAACAAACATTATTAACTCTACAAAAGAATTCTGAAACATTGATTCCGAATTTAACAAAACATTTAGAATCATTATCAGAATTAAAGAAACAATTTGAAGTTGAAAAATTAAATTATTTAAATGAAATAAATAGTTTGACAACTAAAATTGAAGAAAAAACAAATACAATTGAAGAATTAGATTCTGTTTATAATGAAAAACTAAAAGAAAAAGAATCTGAATTATTAATTTCTCTTCAGACAAAACAATCAGAATACAAAAGAAATTTAGTTGATATTGAACATCAATACAATAATGATGTAAAAACTATTGGAGAAAAAGCATTTGTATCATTCTTAGAAAAAAGAAATTTAGAAACAGTTTCTAAAAACGAATTAAATGATTTGAGAAATTATAAAAGAAAAACAGAAAGTGAAATTCAAGAATCGATTACCAAAGAAGTTGATTTGAATACCAAGAATATGAATGCAAGTAAAGCAATTGCAATTAATTCTATTGAATCAAATTATAAAACTCAACTAACAATTAAAGATTCTGAATTAGAACATAAAATTGATTTAATTAAACGATTAGAAGCAGATAAAGAAAAATTAGAACAACAAGTTATTCAACTTCAATCTAATATGGAAAAGATAGTCAGTGCAGCAAGAAGTGGTGGAAGCAATGTTACTGTAGATGCTAAAACAACAAAATAAAACAAATTCACAAATTTCATAATAGAGAAACTCATATAATTAATTTTTATATGAGTTTTTTATTATTACTTAAAATTGATTTATATAATTTTTAACTTCTGTTCTATCTATATCATTTTCTGAAAAATATTTTGATAATTTAGAATAAAATGATTTATATTTATTAATTATTTCATTATAATCCAAAGTTTTTAAAGTATAATATTCAAAATTACCTTCGTCTTCTAAAGCATTTTTTGCTAATTTTGGTAAATATGTTTTACTGTCGAAGTTAGAAATAAATGTTTCATAATAACTATCTTTGTCAAGTTTTTTACTATTTGGTTTTATTTCTTCATTTCCTAAATCATATAACCAATTCGTTAATTCTTTCTTCCGATGGCTAATATTTATCGAATTAGGATAAACAATCAAATAAAATAAATGAATATTAATAATGTCTTTCATATTAATAATTTTGTCTATTAATTGTTTTCTTTTAATAACCATTTCTGAAATTCTGTGTTCGAATAATACTCTAACAATTATATCCTTTATATTTTTCATATTTTTAATTATAAATATTAATTATGCTACAAATATAAGTGATATTTTTCAATCTACAAAATAAAATCGAATAAATCTTTTGAATTTTAACATTTTTTATATTATTTGTTTTAAATACATTAATTAATTATATTTTAGATAAAAATTTAAAATAAAAGTTATGTCAAATCCAAAAAAAAGAAAACTTATCTTATTGAGTGAAATATTTTAATAAATAAAAATTTTTATTTTTTATATTTATATATAAGTAATATAACATAATATAATATATATAAATATGAATAGAGATAAAACAATTCAAATCAAAGTAAATGAAGAAGAGAAACAATTAATAGAATTATATGTTTCACAAAAATCATTAATAGACAAAAAAAGATATTCTGTATCTACTCTTTTATTAACAATAGTAATGAATAAAATAAAGGAGGAAAATATATGTTTGTAGAATGTAAAATTTGTGGAAAACAAATGAAAAATAAAATAAGTGAATTTCATTTAAAAAATAGTCATAATATTACTAAAGAAGAATATAGAATAATGTTTCCTGGATGTGAAGAAGGACAATATAAATGTAATAACTTTGAATGTAAAATTTGTGGAGAAGTTATGAACGGCAATTCTGCTATAAAAAGAAAACATTTAATTAAAAAACATAATATTACTCCAGCAGAATATAATAAAGAATATAATAAACAATATTGTAAATGTGGATGTGGTGAATTAGCAGAATTTAATGGATTTAAATATAATGTTTTTAAAGATGGACATCAAACATCGTGGCATAATGGATTATCAATGGAAAATAATACATCATTACAACAATTATCTCAATCATTAAAAAAATATAATAAAAATAATCCTTGTTCAGATGAAAAAAGAAAACGTAAAAGTGAACAATCTATTAAATTTTGGGAAGAACATCCAGACATTAAGAAACAAATGGTAGAATCACAAAAAAGAACAATGCAAGAAACACATGGAGTAGATAATTATTTTCAAACAAAAGAATTTCAAATACAATCCAAAAATACACGAGAACTAAAATACGGAGATAAAAATTATAATAATAGACCAAAATCTGAACAGACATGTTTAGATTTATATGGTGTTAAAAATGTATCACAGAGTACAGAACTACAATTAAAAAATGTTAAAAACGGATTAAAGTTTAAAGAATACAAATGTAAATCTGGAAATATAATTAAATACCAAGGATATGAATGTTATGCTTTTGATATTCTATTTGAAACATATAAAGAAGAAGATATAATCACTCATAATTTTAGACAATTTCCAAATATTCCTGATTTTTGGTATTTTGATTTAAATAATAAAAGACATATATATTATCCAGACATATTTATAATTCCAGAAAATAAATTTATAGAAGTAAAATCAACATGGACATTTTTAAAAAGTGGAATAACAGTTAAATTAAAATGCGAATGTATTAAAAATGCTGGATATGATATTGATGTTTGGATTATAGAAAATAAAAAAATAAAAGAAATTATAAAATATTAAATATGAAAAAAAGAAAATTAATATTATTATCTGATTCGTGTACTGCCTACTCTGGCGTTTCAAGAATGTCAAAAAATATAATTCTTGGTTTAGTAAAAGATTTTGATATTGTTCAAGTTGCAGGATTAATAAATAATCCAGATAAAGGAAAAATATTAGATATAAGTGGAGATGTAAAGACAATTACAGGAATTCATAATGCAAATGTTAAATTATATCCAGTAGATGGTTATGGTAATCCAAATCTTTTAAGAGAAATATTAGATTTAGAAAAACCAGATGTATTGATGCATTTTACAGATCCAAGACAATGGGAATGGTTATATAATATGGCAAATGAAATAAGACAAATACTTCCAATTACTTATTATCATGTTTGGGATAATTTTCCAATTCCAGAATATAATAAACCGTTTTATGAATCTTGTGATTCTATAATGTGTATTTCTAAATTAACTCAATCAATAGTTAAATCATTTAATATTTTAAATCCGAAAAGAGTTCCTTATGTTCCTCATGGAATTGATACTCAATGTTTCTTTCCTCTTACAAAAGAAATGATAGAATTAAGTGGAGAAGAATATATTAAAACTAAAAACAAATTCTTAGATGGAAAAGAATATGATTTTATTCTCCTTAATAATAATAGAAATATAATCAGAAAATTAATACCAGATATTATCTATTCATATAAATTATTTGTTGATAATTTAAGTAAAGAACAAGCAGAAAAAACATTATTAATATTAAAGACTGACCCATTTGATCCTAATGGTACTAATTTATTAGAAGTGATAAAAATGGTAAACAAAACTTCGATGAATAAATTAAATATTAAAGTTGTAAATGAAGGATTAAAAGATGAAGAATTAAATGTTCTTTATAATATTTCAGATGTTGTTATTAATATTGCAAGTCAAGAAGGTTGGGGATTATCTTCAACTGAAGCAATGATGTGTGGTAAAATGATTATTAATACAATTACTGGTGGATTGCAAGATCAATGTAATTTTACAAATAAGAATAAAAATATTGGACCAATTTTAGATAATTCTGTTTATGTTACTTATACTTTTTTAGATGAAAATAATAATACAATTACAGATAATTTAAGTCATGGAAATTGGGTTCTTCCGATTTATCCATCAACAAGAAGTATCATAGGTAGTCAGAAAACTCCTTATATATTTGAAGATAAAGTTAATCATACAGATTTAAAATTAGCTATTGAAACTATATATGATTTAAGTAAAGAAGAAAGAAATGAAAGAGGAATGAAAGGTAGAGAATTTGCAATGAATAATTATAAATTAAGTAATATGACTGGATTAATTAATGATGAATTAAATGAATTGTTAGGAGAATGGAAGCCAATTGATAAGTTTAAATTGTATAAATTCTAAATAAAACTAAAAACTCCAAGACTAAATTAATAGAATTGGAGTTTTCTTTTTGTAAAAATCAATTAAAACTTATATTTGTAGAATTAAATCTTTTATTTCGTTTTTATATATATAATATTTATTTTCATAAAAATATTTTGATAAATTATGATAAAATACTTTAAATCTTTCAATAATTTTAATAATATCTTCATCACTTATATTTATATCGATTTCTTCAAAATCATCAAGTAAAAATGATAAATGATTTCTCATTCTATGAATTATTATATCATCATTAAAATCGTCAGCAAAAGAATCATAATATAATTCATAATCCATTTTTCTATTTTTATAATCTAATTTTGTTTTACCTAAAATATAAAGTCTATCAACTATTTTATTAATTTTTTGTTCTTTTTTAGCTGATTGAGGATATAACATTAAATAAAATAATTGTCTATCAATTTCATTTGAAGTAGTTAATATTTCAAATTGTAAATTTTTAATTTTAACTGCTAAATCAACTATTGGAATATATGACAATTGATATAACAAATAATATTTTAATTGTGATAACTTTGTTTTGATATATTTCATTAGTTTAAAATTAAAAATTATTAATCATTTCTTTAACTACATCTTCATCGATAAATTTTGATTCTGAAAAATATTTTGATATTTTAGAATAAAATGTTTTATACCTTTTAACAATTTCTTCCAATGGTAAATCATTTAATGTATAATTTTCAAACTTGCCTTCTTTTTTAATTGTATTTTTTGCAATATTTAAAACATATTCTTCTCCAATAGAATCAAAATCAGACGTAAAGGTGTCATAATAAGATTTATAATCGAGTTTTTTGTTATTTGGTTTTAATGTAGTATCTCCTAATTCACTCAACCATCCTGTTATTTCCATTTTCCAATGATTAATAGACGAACTATTTGGATAAGCAAATATATAAAATAAATGTTTATGAATTACTTGTCGTTTATTTCTTATATCACTTAATAAAACACTTCTACTAAAAGTCATTTCCATTATATTGGTTTCTATTAAGAAATCTAAAAATATGTTTTTAATTGTTTTCATTTTTTAATTATAAATATTAATTATTTTACAAATGTACAAACTTTAAATTTAATAACCAAATTATTTTGTATTTATTTTAATATCATCAATAAAATTATCAATATTAACAATATAATCAGTTTCTTCATTTGTTTCAAAATCTTTTACAATAACAATAAAAGAATTATTTTTATATTTACCATGCACTAACCCTTCTCTAATAACACCATCATCATTAAATTTTTGTATCGATGAAATCATTAATTTTTTCATATTTTAAATTTGTTTAATTATTCAACTTTACAAAAATACAAACAATTTTTGATATAAACAAATAAAATCAAACAAATCTTTAGAAATAATCACAATTTTAACACTTTTTATATTTGTTTGTTTTAATTATTTAATTTAATTATATTTTTATATAAAAAATTAAACAAATTCATAAGATGAGTAAACCATTGGTAATCATAGAATCCCCTTTTCCGACCCAAAGTGGATATGGAAAACGAAGTGTTGATGTTATTTCTGCTTTAATCGATTTATATCCAAATTGGGACATTAAATTAGTTCCTCTTACTTGGGGAGCAACTCCTCAAAATGCTTTAGATGATTCAAATCCAAAACATAAAAAGATATTAGATAGAATATTTAGAGAAAGAGAATTAAAACAACAACCAGATATTCACATTCAAATAACTATTGCAAATGAATGTCGTCCTCTTGGTAAATATAATATTCTTATTACTGCCGGAATTGAAACTGATATTGTTAGTCCTTCTTGGATTGTAGGAGCAAATAAAATGAATCTTATTCTTACTTCTTCTAATCATAGTAAAAATGGATTTGTTAATGCTACTTATAATAAGATGGATCAACACACAAAACAAATAGTAGAACAATTAAAATTTCAAACTCAAATTGATACTTTATTTGAAGGATTTGATACTGATATATTCTTTAAAACAGATAAAATATCAGATAATATAAATAATACTTTAAATGAAATAGAATCTGATTTTAATTTCTTATTTGTTGGACATTGGTTAAATGGCGAATTAGGGCATGATAGAAAAGATGTTGGAATGTTATGTTATACTTTTCTTCATACATTTAAAACTTTAGATGAAAATGTAAAGTTACCAGGATTAATTCTTAAAACTCAAGGAGCATCTCCAAGTACAATTGATAAAGAACAAATAACAACTAAGATTAATACTATTATTGATAAAATTAAAACTCAATATCCAACTCATATTCTTCCAAATATTTATCTATTACATGGAGAATTAAGCGATGAAGAATTGAATGGATTATATAATCATAATAAAGTTAAAACATATATTAGTTTTACGAAGGGCGAAGGATGGAATAGAACTCCACTTGAATTTAGTTCTACAAATAAACCAATAATGATTAGTGATTGGAGTGGACATTTAGATTATCTTAATCCTCTTGGTTGTACTTTATTAAAAGGAGAATTAAAACAAGTTCATCCGACAGTTGTATGGAAAGATGTTATAGAAGGAAATAGCAAATGGTTTTATGTTGATTATAAGAATGCAAGTGAAAAGATGATTGATATATTTGAACATTATGATAAATATTTAAATAAAGCAAGACAACAAAAGAATAAAGAATTTACAATGGAAAAGATGAAAGAAAGAATTAAATTCTTGTTTGATAAATATATTCCTAAAGAATTATTAGCAGAAGAAATTGAATTATACTTATAAAAATAAAAAGTTATGGAAAAATTAATATTGGCAATCTATGTTCATGTTGGAAATATGTCCCCAGCAGATATTGCAGAACACATGGATAGAATGATGGGAAGTTTAAATAATAAAGATGAAAATATTCTTCATTATGTTATACCTATTCAAGAAGGAAATTCAAGAATAGAATGTTTAAATCCAAAGTTGGTATTAGAAAAAGATTATGACAAAATACAAGAAATTATAGAGAATAATCAGAAAATTGTTGATGAGTTTTTAAACAAATATAAATTATTATAGATATGAAATTAAAAATAGGATTAAGATTAAAACCAATTCACGATAATAATATTATAGCTGAAATCATTGATAATGACAATATAAAACATATAAAAACAGGACAAGAACTACAATCAGAATTTGTTGAATTAACTTCTACAAATTATCTTTTTTTTAAAAGAAGACAATTTAAATAATAATATTAAACAAAGTATAACTAACTTTTTTGTAGATGATAATGTTTTAAAATGTCATTATTTAATATTTGATTATCCAAATGAAAAATTAGATTCAACTGATGAAATAACTATACCAGAAATAGAAATAAAATTAGTATCAGATAATATTAATTATAATAATATTAACCCAATTGAAGAATTTTATAATAATATTGAAGAAGAAGTTATAAATAAATTAATTGATATAAGTATTGATTCAGAATTAAGTTTTAATAATATAGATGATTTAACAATTAATATATATAAAATAAGTGGTAAAATTCATCAAAAAACTATGAGAGGTGGAGCAAACATTCTTATTTTAAATAATGAATTAAAAGATAAATTAATATTTAAGGAATCTATAACGTCTCGATATAATGTTATATATACTGATTATATTTCTCGTGATAAGGCATTATTAACTTATAAAGTTAAAAATGAAAAACAATTTGCAGAAATGACTTATTTGTCTTTAATATATAAACAAATAGAAGATAAGATTTATTATGATTTACATACATTAAATCAATATCCTAATACAGTTTATAATTTAACTCTTAATTTTTAATCATTTTTATATTTAAAATTAAAACAATTAATATAAAAAATAATATGTTGATCGCTGTAGATTTTGATAAATTTTAAGTTTTTATATTTATTAATAAAAACTTATGATTTTAGAAGACACAATTGAAATAAAAGTATCCGAAAGAAATTTTAAACATTATAAAAATAAAGGATATATATTCGAACATAAATGGGACATTATAACAATTAAAACAACAGATTTACCAGAAACAAGTGCAGTTAAAGTATTAATTAAATGTGATATTTGTGGAATAGAAAAAGAATTATCTTATGGTGATTATAATTCAAATTATAAAAGAAATAATAGATATGTTTGTAAAAAATGTAAATCCACAACTTATAAATTAACATGCAATAAATTATATGGAGTAGATAATGTATCTCAGATAGAATCTGTTAAACAACAAAAAATAGAAACATGTAATAAAAATTTTGGTGTTAATCATCCGATGCAATCAAAAATAGTAATGAATAAATCCAAACAAACATTACAAGATGTTTATGATGTGATTAATATATCACAAGTTCCAGAAATAAAAGAACGAAAACGACAAAAATCCTTAGATGTGTATGGAGTTGATGTAGTATCTAAGAGTAAAATTGTTAGACGTAAAATGTCTATAAGTTATATTAAAACATGTCAAAGAAAATATGGTGTTAATAGTACAATGTTAATACCAGGAATAAGAAAAGGATGGTATAAAATAAAAATATACAAAAATTCAGATTTAACATATCAAACCAAATATGAATTACATTTTATAGAATTTTGTAATATAAATAATATTGAAATAAAAAACGGAATTCCAATTCCATATAAAATAAATGACGAAAATCATACGTATTATCCAGATTTTTATATACCAAAATATAATTTAATAATAGAAATTAAATCAGATTATACATATGAAAAATATAAAATTAGAAATTTAATTAAAATGGAATACACACTTAAAAACAATTATAATTATTTATTTGTGATAAATAAAAATTACGATGAATTATTAACAAAATATATTAATATAATATGATTTTAGCAATTGATTTTGATGGTGTGATTTGTGAAAATGATTATCCAGAAGTAGGAAAACAAATTCCTAACTCAATTCCAGTTCTTAAGAAACTTCAACAAATCGGACATTCATTAATTCTTTGGACTTGTAGAGATGGAGAATCATTAAATAATGCAATTGAATTTTGCAAAAAAAAAGGATTAGAATTTGATGCAATAAATGAAAATTTAGATTTTAAATTTAAAACTTCTAATAAGATTTATGCAGATGTGTATATTGATGATAGAGGAATAAATGGAATACCAAATTGGATAGATATTTATAAAATGCTTGTTAATAAAAAATAAATGATATGAAAAAGACAAAAAATAAATGGAATACTATTAAATGTGGTAGATGTGGAGAATCGCATAATAATTATACTGGTAAATTAGATTCTAATAATATTGAATATGTTATATGTGAAAATACACATAAAAGAATGAATGTAAGTGGAACTGGTAAAGAAGGAAATTCATTTATGTTTCCTACTGAATGGAATACTAATGATGACATTATTAAAACATGGAGTAAAAATTTAAAATTATTCGAACAAAGAATATTAAACGGAGAAATTAAACTAGGAATATAAAAGATGAATATTTTTATAACTTATATCAAACAATAATACTCAAATATATAAATAATTCAACTCATGAATTAATAGAAAATCAAACAGATAAAATTCTAACAATTAAAAAATTAAATAAAAATGACTTATAATAAATGTTTTGTTTGTGGTTCAGATAAAGTAGAATCTGAAAGTGGTTATACTCAATGTAAACAATGTGGGTTTCATACTCAATTATCTTATAAAGATTTAAGTATTGATTATAAAGAAAATCCGATAACACCATTTGATAAATTTGCAACTAATTTTCCAAATATCGTTCAAGATTTAATGATGTTTGATGAAGTTAATAATTTATATTGGTTACCAATTATATTAGATATTTATCCAGTTGGTATTATTTATCCTATTGGAACAAGTGTTAATGATTGGACTTGGTGTTATGCTCCTTATAAAGTTATTCCTCTTAGTGAAAGAAAAGAATATCCAATTAAAGGAAGAACAAATGAATATCACGAATATATGCTTGATGTTGAAAACGAATTTAGAAGTAAAGAATTTGAAGAAGTATTGAGTAAGATGAAATAGAAGATAAATGAACTCCAATTCTATTAATTTAGTTTTGGAGTTTTTGATTTTATTAAAATCCACTCTAATTAATGTTTTGAGTATTGTACTGAATATTGTTTAGTTTATTTTATACAATTTATCAAAATATCTTTTACAAACTAATTTTATTCTATGAAATTTCTATATCCATTATAATTTAGAGTGGTATAAGTTTGAATCAATTCTGTTTTATTTCTTATTTGTTTACATTCCGTTTTAAAAAATAATTTAAATATTTGAGTTGATTTTGTTATAGTTAGTTCTTTAATCTTAAATTCCATCCCAAAATATTTATGTTCTTTATAAATTGAAGTCATTATATCAAATATTTCTTTTGATGTATAACTTTTATTTAATTCAAATTTAGTATAAACATTATCTAAGAATTTAAAGTCTGAATTATTTCTATTGACATCAAAATCATTTTTATATAAGTTATAAGTTTGTTTTATATTTAATGATTTAATGGTATTGTTAAATTTAGTTGTATTGTTCATTCCAATTCCTTTTAGGACTTCTAAACATTCTTTTTTATCCTTAATATACAAATTAATAGAGTTAAATCTTTCAGTATATGTCTTTGATTCACTTAAAGTTATATCTTCTGTCTTCTTTATTTTAAGTAAATCATATTCTTTTAAATCTGGAAGTTGAATTTCTATCGATTCTATTATCTTTTCAAATTTAATATCTAATGATTTAAAATTGTCTATTAAATCTTCCGTTATAATTATATCGTGTTCGTTAGTTAATGTTGTATCGTCTTCAATTATGATTTCATCATCTACAATAAAATTATAATTGTTTATTAAAGAAGAAATTAAAACATCGATATTACACCATTCATAATTAGTTCTTCTTTGCCATAAAATATAGTTAATTCCTAAATCATTTAATTCATATTTATTATTTTCTTTATAAATAATATTAAAATTGATTTTATCTTCAGCTAAATTTGAAACACAATTCCATAAATTATTTTCTTTTGATTTTAATTCTTTTTCTGATTTTGTATATTTTCTTGATTGTTGAATATCTTCTCCTATTAAATAGGTATTTGCTTTAATATATCCATTTTTAATTTTAATATCTGCTTTTGCTTTGGTCACTATTTCATCTCTTGATTCATCATAATCAAAATATTTATAGTCATCATACCAAATACTCTTTCTATATATTAGAACATTTTTAACAGCTTCATATTTAGGTCTTTCACTAAATTGATGTATTTGTTCAGATGACAATTTACTTAAAATATGCAAACAATCAATATTATTTAATATTCTAAATCCTTCTCCTAAAATAGAAGTAGTAATGATAATATCAATGTTTTCTGGAAATTCCCCACTATCAGTAAATTCTTTTAAACTTTCATCTGACATTAATTTGGAATTTACAACTTTACATCTATATCCTAATTTAGTTAAAAGTCTAAATAATTTATTACAAATATCAATATTATTTAAAAAGATTAATTGTTTTCCTACATATTTCTTTATATAATTGATTAAAGATTCTATTCTATTTTTATACTGAATTATATTTAACTTTTTAGTTCTTGCTTCTTTTAATCTTATAATCAATTCATCTACATTATCTAAATTAGAATCATAAATAGGAGTTGCTGTCATATAAATTATCTTTTTAAATAAATTCATATCTTTTGCTTTGGTTATACTTCTTATAACATTTTGTCTAAAATTAAAATCTGCAGAAGTTGTTAAATTATGTGCTTCATCTACTATTAATAAACAATTATCAGAAATCCAACTAATACCTCTAATATCATTTAATATTTTTCTTAATCCGTCATAAGTACAAATAATGACATCACTCATATAATCTGGTTCTAAATTACCATAAACATAAGAATAACTTCTATTTAGATTTTCAGCTGTTTCAACACTTTGTTTTATTAAAGTTGTATATGGTTGAATTAAAAGAATTTTAGATTTAGTATAATTTAAAAATGTATAAGTCTTACCAGAATTTGTAGCACAATTTAATAACAATGTTTTACCATTATTCCTATCAATATATTCTTGAATTTTATCCATTACTTCAACAATATATTTATCAACTAATAAAACATTTTCATTATTTTTAATTTGTTTTAAATGATTTTTAATATATTCATTTAATTCTTTATTAGTTAATTTAACTTTTTTCTTTTTTAAATCTTTAAATTGAAACGGAGTTCTTTTACCATATTCAACACCATCATTTATTGTTTTTAGTGCTTTTCTTCTACTCTTAATTTTTCTCATGCAAATACACTCAAATAGAAATGATTTTACATGATTTTCGTTTAATAATCCTGCACTTATTAATGAACCACAAAAATTACTTTTAGTTAAAAGAGTATCATGTTTATTTGAACAATTATAAATATCAGATTTAATGTTATTTAATACTTTATCTATAAAGTGTTGTTTTGCTTTATCACTTAATTCAATAGTTTCATATTCTTTAAATTGATTTATGATTTTATTTTTATCTGGAATTAAAACATTGTCTTTTTCACTTATCGGTCTTAATATTTCAATAACATGATTTATATCATTTAAAGTTTCATTAATACTATAAATTTCATTGCAACCAAAATAACATCTTGCAGAATCGATGCATCTAACATCACATTCAGAAAATACATTCATTAGATTTCTTTGAATATAATATCGTTCTTCTTCATTATCAATAAATTTATTAATAAAGAAATAAATTCTTCGTTTTCTATATTCCGGAGTATCACTAAAAGAAGGATGTTGAAGATTAACAATTAGTCCGTATTTATCAGCTAATGAATCAATATACTCTTGAGTTGAGTTTTTATCTAAATCAATACCAAAAATGGTTTGACCCATATAATTAATTCCATCTCTATAATTGTTTTTAAATATTGCTGGACAGATTGTATATCCTTTTATGAGTTGTTCTGAAAACTCTTTAACAGTTTCAAATTTAAATACTGTTTTAAGATTCTTTTGAATTGTTGTTTCAAATTCTAATTGAGTTGGTTTTGATGTTCTTTCTTGAGAAACATCCATTGTTACATAATGATTCATTTTTGTTGGAATTTAAAATTAATACTTTATTTTGTTTGTCATTTAATTGTTTAAAATAATTGCGTCCCAAATAACAATCATTTTAAATAAATATAAGAAATAATAATTTTTATTTCTTTTTATTCATATATAAATATAAAATAAAAAAGAAAACATTTTTAAAATTTCCTATTTCTACATATAAATATAAAAAGTAAAAATTTTTATAAAATAAAAAACTCAGACAAATTAATATCTGAGTTTTTTATTTAAACGACAAATAATGAATAATATTAATTCCAACAAAAATATTTATTCATTTAAATAGGAATGAAATACGAATACGATGACAGATTTATATTTCAACAGTCTTTGGGACTTCCTACTTTTATATAAATATTAAAAAATATAAAAAAAATACATTTAAAAACAAACAAAATTAAACATTATTTTTGATTTATTTTGACTGTATCATCTATAAAATCGATATTAACATCTTTATCTGGGTCAATATTGAATTGTTCTAAAATATATCTAACTCCCAGTAAAAATGAATTTTCTCTTATATGTTTAATGTCTTCATCTATTTTAGGAAATCTATTTTTATGTCTTAATGATTCTTCCTCTATTTGTTCTATTGTTAATGTTTTCATAATTCTAATAATTTAATTGCTTCTTCTTTACTAATTTCAGTTTTATAATATCTAATAATATGTTTTTTATCCGGATTTCTTTCTTCGCTTTTAGGATTTAAAATTCTATCTTTTATTCTTTCTCTTAAAATAGAAACAGTTTTATATTTTTCACATAAAGTTGGAAACCAATCTTTATAATATTTATCAGTCCATTTTTCATTTTTAAAAGAACAAACAATTTCAAATCCTCTTTTATTTGCTTCTTCTACTAATTCATTAAATCTATTATGTAGATATTTACCCTTATTATAATAGTGATAAACATGATTTTTATTAAGTGTAAATTCTTTTGGAATTCTATTTAAATCAATTCCATTTCTACTATTAAGAGATTTAATAAACGAACCAGTTAATTGATTAATTTCCTTTATTTCTGCTAAAAGATGTTCATCAATTAACTGTTTCGGTTGAATGAATTAACTCGTGTCATAAAATTAAATGATAATAAAATCAGATGAAACAGTTACTTTAATTTTATTAATCTGATTTTGTTTAATAAGTTTTTCAGATGTTTCTTTTGAAACAGTTCCAATATAAATTGGTTCTTTTGATGATGAAATAAATACTTTAATCATAATTTCTAAGTTTTAAAAATTAAATAATTCCTCTATTTTTCAATTCTCTACTATTATTACCATCAACAAAAACAATTGTATTAGCATTTGATATTTCTTCCAATGTTATAGAATCATTTTTAAAATCTGTTAATTCTATTTTGTCAATTGATATATTAGATTTCGTCTTTATAAAATCTTCACGATTTAATTCAATATAATTTAAATTTCTTGTCATTTTCTTAAAGTTTTAAATTGTTTTAATAATACAAAAATAAACATAATAAATTTAATAAACAAATATTTTGATGATTATTTTTAATATTAATTTCCTTTATCTACTTTTTATTTCAAGTTTTAATAATTATATTTTAAATAAAAATAATAAACATATTTCTAACATGATTGATACTAAGTTAAGAACATTAAAAGACAATCAAAAAAGAATATTTATAATTCCGTCATTAGATAAAAAACTAAAAACATTTCCAGATTATGAACCAAAATTAGATATTAAATATAAACTTTTCATCCATAATATTCTATATCAACAAACTTATAAGAAATTAGAGTTTACTGATTATGTTTGTATTAATAGAGAAACAATGATAAAAGAATTAGGAAATGACCCTATTGCTTATACCAGAATTAGAAGCTTCTTTATTAATAATAAAATATTTGATGTATTTAAAAACAAAAAAGGAAAAGAATCATATTGGTCAAAAGTTAAATCAAAGCAATATAAAATAAATGAATCTTATAATGAAAAAATATCAACTGTTATAGTAGAAGATAAATTCTTAGAACGATTATATAAAAGAAAACAAAAGACATTAAAGACAGAATTAGAAAAAGATGACGATGCTAAAAGAATGTATATTCAATTTAAATATTTAAGAATAAAAGCAGATAAAGCATTAAGATATTTAAGTAGAAAAAGAAAGAAATACAATTTAAATGATTTTACAGATTTACAATATAAACATCAATTATTATTTATAAACAATTTTAATTCTATAACAGAAACCTTCTTTACCTGGAAGAATGTAGGAAAAAGACATTATACTCAATTAACTAATTTAAATAAAGAATATAGAAAGTTTCTTTATTTTGACTCTGAATTACATTCTAAAGATTATAATTTAGAAGAAGTAAAGAATAATCAGAAATTGGTTAATTTAGATATAAAGAACAGTCAACCAATTCTTTTAAATGTTTTAATTGATAGATTTAACAAAGAGAATGAATTAGAAACTTACTTAAAAGACGTTTTAAATAATAAAAATAAAATAAATTATAATATATATACATATGTCGTTGGTTTTTCTCAGTTAAATCCTTTAAGGTTACATACTTGTTATAGAAAAGAATTACAATTTTATAAAGAATTAACAGAAGGTGGAATATTTTATGATTATTTGATGAATAAGTATAAAGTAAAGGATAGAAGAAAGTTTAAATTAGATTTCTTTAGAGATGTTTTGTTTGGAAAATTACAGAAACCATATATAACAGAATTAGAAAAGATATTTTTATCTGAATTCCCTTTAATCTTTATGGTTATAAATTATTATAAATTAGAAGATTATAGAAATTTAGCTATTCAATTACAAAATCTTGAAAGTGATATGATAATAAGAACAGTATGTAAACGAATAAATGAAGAATATCCACAAATATTATTATCAACAATTCATGATAGTATAGTTTGCCAGGAAGAATTTGTTTGGTTAGTTAGAGAAGTATTACAAGACGAATTTAAAAAAATAAATTTAAAAATAAAAATAAACTATGAATTATAATGTAAATGTTAATAAGTATGGAATTACTTTCAGTGAAGTTGATAAAACTGTTATCATTCAAATGGAAGTAGGAGGAGATATATATGAAATAAAATATGATTCTTATGATGATTTTAAATTAAAGACTAAAAAAGAGTTTGATAGATTTAGTGAACACGATTTCTTTAAATTTTATAAGGATTAAGATTTAGTATTATTTAAATCTTCTTTTTTCTTTGCTAATCTTAATTTAAGATTTTTTAATTGGTCATTGTATTTTTTATTTTTCTTAATTTTCATTTTATTATCATCCGTATATTTCAATTCGATATTTTTCATTGCAGATTTCTGTTTAATTCCATCTTTAATTTTATCAATACTCATATCGATATTTTCAATTTTATCTTTCATTGAATTTATATCTTCTTCAGTTAATTTTATGATTATTTGTTTCATAATTTGTTTATTTTTAATAATAAATATAATTTGTTTTAAAATTTATAATTATTATATTTTTAAATTAAAATATAAAAAAATAAAACTTATGTAATACTAAATGGCTACAATAAACAAAATATTAGATTATATTATTTGGATTACTATAATATTTTTATTAATATTTAAATCTTTTAATTTAATAAATGGAAATAATAATTCAAATATTATTATTGACACATCTAAATTAGAAATAAAAAATATTACTGATAAAAATATTGTTAATGTCATTGTAGACTTACCAAAAAGTAAACAATATACTTCGCGAGATAAATCAACTATAACAGCAATAGTAATTCATCACACTGCTTCAGATAATTCTAATCCTTTGAATGTAGCAAAAGTAGGAATAGAAAGATTTGGTTATGGCCATAGTTATCATTATGAGATAGATACATCAGGAATAATATATCAAACAAACTGGATATCCAGTATTACTGCTCATTGTAAAGAAAATAATAGTGTGAGTATTGGTATTGTATTAGATGGTAATTTTGAAAAGCAAATACCAACAAATAAACAATTAGAAAGTTTAATTGAATTATGTAAATATTTAAAGGTTTGTATTCCATCTATAACTGAAATTAATGGTCATAATTTTTATAATAAATTAACATCCTGTCCAGGTAGAAATTTAAATGTAAATGAAATTAAAAAATATGTTTTCGATGAATATTGATAAAGTATCTTTAAAAAAGAATTATCATTTATTAATAGATTATTTAAGTAAACGATCATTAATAGTATTATTAACATTAATATTATTAATTTTGTGTTATTTTTGTGATTATAATACTTCTAATGGATTCTTTATTATTAGTTATACATTAATCATTATGTTTGGTTTTTATTTTTTTAATAAAAATATTGAACTTAAGAATAAGAAGGACGAAAATAAAATATTTAATTATTTATTTCATAAATTTATTTGTTCTTTTATTCTTTTAATATTAATAATTGTTATTCATTTATTAGATACTAAATTATTCATTGAAAATAGATATTTAGCATATATATTTATTTCTTTATTTACTTTTTATGGATTCAATAAATTAATATATAGATGATTCAAAATTTCAAACAAATAGTTATAGATTATAAATTATTAATGTCTAAACGACTATTCGAGACTGAACAAGATATATTTTATTCTAATTCTAAAAAGAAATTGCCAAAGTTATTAATTCAAGAAGAGTTTGGATTTGATATGGATAATCCATTTGGAAATGAATATATTTATTTAGCAGCATTGGTTAAAAAGAAAATAGAACAATTAACAGAAAAAAGAATTAAATTTCAAAATCTAATATTCAATAAAGATAATTGTGTCTTATTTTATTATTTTACTGATTTGAATGATATTAAAAACATTAATAATTTTATTCAAATAGAACAAATTAAAAACTTATTAAAAATTATTTAATGACAAAAAATAATCTAAATAATAGTTCAGGAATATTCATTTTCAATTATAAAAATGAATTACTTATTTGTCATCCAACAGGAGGAAGACATGATACAAATTGGTCTATTCCAAAAGGACAAATAGATAAAAACGAAACAACATTAGAAGCAGCAGTTAGAGAAACATTAGAAGAAACTAATATTGATTTATCGGATGTTATTTATGATATTAAATATGTTGGTACTCAACAATATGAAAAATTAAATAAATCATTAATTTCTTATGTTTATAAATTCAATGAAAATATTAAATTCGATTTAAAATGTAATTCATTTGTATCGGAATTTGATGAGGAAGGAAATAAAAAATGGAATGGAGGAAAACCAGAAAACGATGTTATTAAATTTGTTTCAATTAAAGAAGCAACAAATCTTTTACATGAAGCACAAATCAAATTATTAAAATCTATAAAGATATGAGAAAACCAAACTTATTAATATTTGTTTATATACTCATTATATTTATAATTTCTATTTTTGTTTTTTCTAAAATTAATTTAGATTATGTTTTATTTGACAATGTAAAAATAATTGATATTATATTGTCTTTATTAACTTCTATATCATTTACATTATTTATATTCATTAGAAAGATAGATGACATACTTTTGAAATTTAAAAAGAGTATTGAAGAGAATTTTGATGCTTTAAAGAAATTAACAAAATATATTTCAGAAAATATTAAAAGAATTAAAAATAATGAAAATAGAAAAACAAATATTAAATAATTTAAAACAAACACATGGACAAATTTCACATATCTGATTATATATCTTCTCATTTCAAATCATTAAAATATTTAGAAATAAATCAAACATCTCCTTCTGGTATTTTTATAGAATCTTTTAAATACACAGAAAAAGGAATGTTTGTTAAATTTGGAAAGTTATTTAAATCTTATTTATTTTTCGATTGGATTGATATTGAGTGGTTTTATCAAATAATTAAAAAACATACAAAACCAGAAATAATGAGGTCTAATTCTACTGGACAACCATTATTTATTTTTTAAGTAAATTTATATTTATATTAAAAAACATACCATGGAACAAATCACTAAAACTCAACAAGCAATAAATTTATTTAAAGAAAAGAAATACAAAGAATCTTTTAAAATATTCAAAACATTTAAACAAACGTTTAATAAAGATGAAATAAGATTAATAGAATTAGCATATGAAGGATTAACTGGCAAAAAGTCTTTTTATATATCAATAGGAATAAGTACAGATGAAGCTTTTAAAGAAGCAAAAGATATAATTGAAATAAAATACAATAAATATTTAAATAAATAATCTGTTTAAATATTGTTTTTAAATCTAAATTAAATTATATTTTTAATATAAATCATAAAACTAAAATTAACATGGAAAATCAAACAAAACAAGTACCAGAAATAACAGCAGTAAAGTTATTTAAAGCAATATTTGTTATTTTGTGCATAATTGGAACAATACTCATTTTAGTTTCATAGAATTTAATGGAAAAAGATAACATCACTTTAGAAAGAATTAAATTAATTCATCCTAAACTTCAATCTGAATTATTATCTATTTATAATGATTTGTTTGATAAAGGTGTTTATATTAGATTTACTTCTACTTTTAGGTCATTCTTAGAACAAGATGCTATTTATTATCAAGGTAGAAAATCCTTAGAAGAAGTAAACAATATGAGATTGAAATGTGGATTATATCTAATTTCAGAAAAAGAAAACAAAATAGTTTCAAATGCTTTCGGTGGGAGAAGTTATCATAATTATGGTATTGCCGTTGATTTTTGTCTTCTTTCTAAAAATCATAATTATGACATGGAATTTGACACGAATAATAACAATGAAAAAGATTGGAATGAAGTTGTAAAAGTATTTAAAAATTATGGTTGGGATTGGGGAAGTGAAGTTAATTTTAAAAGTGATACACCACATTTTCAAAAAACATTTGGATATAAAATAAATCAATTATTGGAAAAATATAATAGACAAGATTTTATAATTGGGACTGAATATTTAAATTTATGAAAGATATTTTAATGCAATTTGTCACATTGTTTTTGTGTTTATTTATTTTCGGATTTATGTTAATAACATTAATTCAAAATAAAAATATAAAATATAAAATAGATAATATAGATTCTATAAATAATTCAAATCAAATAATAATTAAAGATTTAAAATCAAATTTAAATAATATGAAATTAACATTTGAATTATATCAACATAAATTAAATTTAATTGATAGTAATGTTAATTTAATTGATAAAAACAGAAATATTAAAATAAATAATTTCAACATTCAAAAAGATAGTCTTACAAATTTAATAGATAAATTAAAAGATGAAACAATTATTGATATTCCTTTTATTCCTATTCTTAACTAATTCATTATATTCTCAATCAATAAATTATTATTCTGATAAAATAGAAGTTAAAACATTCCATAAAAATAACAATATACTAATACAGAATGATACCATTTATTTGATGAATAGCAAAACATTTCAAATTTATAATTCAATTTATAATATTTATAAAAATAATGATTTGTATTCTGCATTCTTTTCTCTTCAACAACTTTATGAAAAAAGAATAGAAGAACAAGATACAGAATATGATAGTTTAAAAACTTGCTATGATAATCTTTTTTTAGAATCAAGAGAACTAATTAAAACAAACATTGAATATATAAATAAAATTGATATTTCATTAGATACACTTCAACGCAATACAAACAAAATTTCAGAACAATTAGAAGAATTAAAACCAGCAAATGATAAATTACTAACAAGAATATTAATTGGTGGTAGTGGAGTTGTGATTGGTATTTTAATAGGTTTATTTATTTAAAATTTATAGTTATGTTTTTTAAAAGAAAAAGATATTTTGTGTTTTCTGCTTTTTATAATATTAAAGTTGATAATAATCAAAAAGGAATGGTTCATCAAAATTTTGGACATAGTTATCATGAATTTCCTTCTAAATCTAAATTAGAAAATATTATAAAAGATTTTAACAAAGAATCTGAAATAAGTGGTATTGTTATCTTATCAATTAGTGAATTAAATAAAAAAGATTATAATAAATTTTGGGAATTATGAATTTAGAATTAAAAGATGACATTAAAACAATTCTGATTAAAAAGTTTATAAAATATTCAAATAATTATTTATCAGATATAGATTTTGAAATTGAATATATTAATGAAGAAAATATAATTAATTCGATTGAAGTTAAGATTAGTTCAAATGAAGGATATGATAAAGAAATTATAATTATATCACATTTAGATTTAATTGTTTTTCTGTTTATGAATCATAAATCACTTTCAAATTGTTGGAGTGAATCACTTAAATTATTTCAATATAAAAGTTAAAAATTGGTTATGACTTATTCTAAGTTTCTAAATAAGCGAAAATAGACTTATGGTTGAGAGGCCAGACTTATACCAATTTAATATCCAATATTTTAATTAATATTGGATTTTTTATTTAAAAATAATTGTTGAAATATTTGTTTATTAATTTTATTTTATTTATTTTTGTAGAGTAAAATTTAATTTAAAATTTAACAACATGAAAAATATCGAAACATTAAATAATATTAATAGACAAAATTATAAATCATTTTTAGGCAAGACAATTATTGCATTACAAGAACAAAAAAGTGGTAAAATTGTACAAATTGAATATACTGTTGATAATATTAGAGATGAAGAATATAAAAGTAAAAAAACACCTAATATACCAATATTTGAATTAACTCAAGTAGGCAATAATAAAAAAAGAATATTAATGTTGTGGAATATTAAAAACTAAAAAACATGGAATTACCAAAATGGGTTCTAATACAGAACAAGAAAACAAAAGATTATTGGTTAGAAACAGGAATAGTCGAATTCCACTCAGAAATATTTAATTCTTCTGTTTGGGATTGTTTAGGTGGAGGGTTGTACTTTAATGATAAACAAAACAATGATTTTATTCTTTATTCTAAAAGTCATGATTTGGGCAAGTTAAAGATTTAAAATTAATTGAACAATCTATTATATCTCCTTTTTTAGAAACAATGAATATTTATTTTTCACCTGAAGAAAGCATTGATAAAGCAAAAGAAAACAAAATTAAACTTAATATAGAATAAAATGGAAACAAAACAACTTAATGAATATAAAATTGAATTCTATTCTACTAAAGAATGGAGAAACAGACCCGGATATATCGATTTTGTATATGTCGGGTCTGTTTCTAATATTGATTTAGATTTATGTGAAAATATTGTAGATATTATATCAGAAAATGATTTAGATGAAATCGAATTATCTCTACCAATTGAAGAAAGATTTGCAGGATATAAAAATTATAAAGATAAAGCATATTCAGTTAAAACTGCAAAAGAATCTTTTTTAACATTATCTGATTTAGAATATTGTGTAATAATAAAATTATAAAAAATGAAAATTAAAGACTTTTTAGAAAAACAAAACTTGTCATTGGGTTCTTATCCAAAAGAATATTTAGAATTTGAAATTCTATTACTTGTTCGTTCTGGTTCTTGGGTATATGGAACTAATATAGAAACAAGCGATGAAGATTTTAGGGGAATTTTCATTATCCCAGAAAATTATTTATATAAACTCAGAAATAATTATATTCCTCAAATTAGTTTTGGTGAACTAAATGAAAAAGGAGATAAGAAAGAAGATAATTGTTTTTATGAGATTGGCAGATTTATGGAATTGTTAGAATCAAGCAATCCAAATGTATTGGAAATTTTACAAATTGTAGATGAAAATTTACTTTATAAACATCCAATTTTAAACATTCTATCTGAAAATAAAGATAAATTCTTAACCAAACAATGTCGTAATTCAGTTGCTGGTTATGCTATGTCTCAAATTAGTAAAGCTACAGGACAAAATAAATTTCAAAATTGGGAAGAATCTAAAATGGTTAGAAAATCTCCACTTGATTTCTGTAATGTATATGAAAATCAACATTCATATAAATTAATTGACTGGTTACAAACAAACAATTTAAATCAAAAGAATTGTGGATTAGTTCCAGTTCCTCATACTATTGATAAATTAGAAAATTTTATTCAATATCATGTAGAAGATAAAGATATTTGGTATTCTCTTTCATTTCATTTAAGTAAACAATTACAAATTCTTGTAAAATATGGATTATTAGATTTTGATAATTTCAGAGAAGAAAAAGTAGAATCTAAAATTAGTTATATTAATGATTGTATGACTACTTTGAAATCTAAATCTAATATTGAATATAATGATGTTAATGAAATTGCAAATTTGTTTAAAGGAATTCTTGGACCAATTTATAAAGCATTAAAATCTGATTCTGGTAATAAATATAAATACATTATTACTTATGCTTTATTTTATGATGAAAGTAATAGTAAAAATTATCAAGGAATAGTAAAAGAATGGGAAGATGGAACAATTCAAAGTAATGAATTAAGACTTTCTTCTATTCCAAAAAATGAAAAATTAAAAGTAATTATTTCTTATGATATGAATGGTTATTCTGAGCATTGCAAACAATGGATGTCATATCAAGAATGGATTAAAAATAGAAATGAAACTCGTTATGTAGATAATAAGAACCATAATCAGAAAATAGATTCTAAAAATGCAATGCATCTTACTCGTTTATTAGATATGAGTAAAGAAATTGCAATGGGATTAGGAATGATTGTAAAACGACCAAACAGAGAATATCTATTAAGTATTAGAAGAGGAGAAGTTAGTTTACAAGAAATCATCGATTCTGGAAAACAAAAGATTAAAGAAATTGATAAATTGTTTAATGAAAGTAATCTTCCAGAAACAATTGATACTGATTATTTGAATGAATTATTATTTACTATTAGAAAGAATTATTATAAAAATGAAAATAAAATGATTTCTAATGATTTAATTCCAATACAATCAATGGGTTTTTAATAAAGATGAATTTTTAAGTAATTTAAATGATAACAAAGAAAGATTTATTAAATATGATTTATATGAATGCCCAAACTGTGGATTTACACAAGATAGTGATAAATGGCTAAATTTAGTTGATGAAAGTGATAAAGACAATATATTTGATATTAAAAGACTACAATCTATAGAAAAATATGGTGATTATAGTTATATATCAATTTCACCTTCAGAGTTTAATATAAAATGTCCTAAATGTGGTAAAACCGATTTTATGATAGAATGTTAATTTAAAAATATAACTTATGAGCTTAATTAAAGAATTTGCAACATTTTTTAATAATAGAAGAAAATTAAATCCAAATGAATTATTATCAATTAGATTCGAATATATTAATGAATTATTTAGCATATTTAAAAACTATGAAATAGATAAACAATATATAATTTCTGAAATTGATACTTGTTTTACTATTAACGAATTGAATAAATCATACGACAAAATTTGCAAATATTATTTTGAAATTAGTAATAGTCAAATTTTAAATGAATTAAAACAATTATCAATTTAAAATATTATGAATAAACAAATTAAATACCACATTGGATTTCTTATACTTTTATCAATTTCAATAATTTTATTGTTTTTATTTTAAAAATATCTTAAAGAATATTTGTTTATTAAATTTATTAGTATTATATTTGTTGTATAATTAAAAACAATTTAAAAATAAAATAAACATGGAAACAGATACAGAAAATAAATGCAAAAATTGTAAATATCTAATCAAAATTAATTTAGGTGTTGGACAAAGATGTAAAAAAACTTTGAAAATAGTTAATAGTAATGATTCATGTGATAAACACAAAAAACGAAAATCATAAATAATTGTTTTCAAAAACAAATGTCTTGCCTTTTAATTCTGAGTATGCTTGTGATATAATTCCACTGGTCATTTTAGTTGCTATTATATCATATGTATTATTTTTATAAATTAAAGCAATTTTATTATCGACTTCAACACCTGAATAAATACTTGCGTCTTGATCATATTTTTTAGTTAATAAAGACAATTGTTTTTTATTTATATTTGGAATAAATAATGATATTTCTATTGCATGTATTTTTAAATTTGTAGGACAATCATTATAATTATAATTCGAATCTGTACATTCTTGCCAATGTCCTTTTAATTTAAAAAATCCTAAATTTAATTTTTTTATATCACTTTCTAATTGTTTATTTAATAATAAATTTGTTTTTAAATCATTAGTTGATCTAAAAGCAGTTATTATTCCGAATGATTTAGTTTTGCCTTCTTTATTAACATGTGAAATTAATCTATTTAAAGATATTTCTTTCAATTGTCTTTTAATTTCTTTTTTAATTATTGATTCTATTATGTTCATCTTTTATTTTTAATGTTTAATTGTTTATATTTTCAATAAATATAAAAAAGAATTATTTTTTATGAAAAAAGATTACTATAAAATATTAGGAGTTGATAAGAATGTTACCAAAGATGAACTCAAAAAAGTTTATCGTAAATTAGCAATGGAACATCATCCAGATAAAAATCCAAACAATAAAGAATCAGAAGAAAAGTTTAAAGAAATTGCTGAAGCATATGAAGTATTATGAATATTTAAACTTTCTAATAAAACGCAATATAAACTAATATAAATTTTATTTTTATAATTCGTTATTATTTTTTATATTTTATTATATTTATATAAAAATAATAAATGAAAGTAAATAGTACATATTCTTATTCTTTTTATGATGATAATCTAAACGATACTAAGTATAATCATATTCTGAAAAAATGTGTTCTTATAAATAAATTTAAAAACGAATTAAGTGTTAAATTTAATTCTAATCCAGTTTACTATTCAGAAAAATCGAGTTTTAGCATTGTTACAGAAGAAAATACAAAAATAGAAGGTTTGGTAGGAAGAGAAATTCAATCTACAATAACAGATGTTTTTACGACTTATAAAAACAAATTTAAAGTTTTTACTCAAAGATGTTCTTGTAAAATACAAAAAGATATATCGGCTTCATTTTATACAAAAGGTAAAAAGAAAGGAGAAGTAAAAGAGTTTAAAATAAATTTAAAATCTACACCTTTAACTAAAACATGCTCGTTTTTAACAAGATATTACAATTCAACAACTGTTCAATATCTTATTAGTGAAATAAATAAAAACGAAAAAGAACAAGATAAAATAGAATTTTATAAAGAAATTTTATTCTATATAAACAAATTTGGAGAAAGATTAATTAAACTTGCTTTGAGTAGAAGAAATACAATAATTCAGAAATTGTTTAAATTTCCAATTCAATTTACAAAATTATCTTATAGAGCAATAAACAATGGAAAAATCATAAATAAAAATAAAAATAAGCATTCTGTTTTAGAGCAGTTTATTTCTTTATCCGGGTTCGGTCCTAAAAATAGTAAATTGCACATCCCGATCAAATATTCTAAAAAATATCATGGAGAATTTTTAGATTTCAATAAATCTTCTCAAATAGGATATATCATCAAATTAGAAGAAAATAAAAGAGTTAGAATTATTCTTACTAAAGAAGGAACAAGAGAATATAAAGAAGACAAAAAAGAAACAGTTGGAGTAGATGTAAATTTAAAGCATAATATATTCAGTCTTTCAAATAACACATCTATTGATTATGATAGAGAATTAATTTCAAATTATTTTAAAACAATAAAAAAGTTAGATAAAAAGAAAAATAATTTAAGTGAAAAAGATATTTCAAGAAAACAGAAATATCAAAAAAGAATAGAAAATCATTTAAAAGAAAAATGTTCTGATTTGGTTGATTATTGCAAACAATCCGGATATAATCACCTTGTAATTGAAGATTTAAATTTTAAAGAAAAATCATTCTTTAAAATTGAAGGTATGAAGATGAGCAGAATTGCTTCTTTAATGAGGTTAAATAATATTAAAAACTATATACATTCTATTTGTTCTAAGAAAGAGATGCAACTATCAATCATTCCAAGTTATTTTACATCTCAACGATGTAGTAAATGTGGTTATATTGATTCAGAAAACAGAAAATCACAAGAAGATTTTCATTGCTTAAATTGTGGTAATCGAGAAAATGCAGATTCAAATGCAAGTCAAAATATAAAACAATACAAGGACTTAAACGTTTTAAGTTCTAAATTATTAGTTCAGGATAAAAGTACAAAATGGTTCATTCCTAATTCTCTTCGAAAGAAAGGAATAAAACTTGTTTTAGATGATTATTTTGAACAGTATAGTTAGAAAACTTTTCAAGTTGAAGAGTCAGAGTAAAAAAAGTTTATTACTTTTTATTGCTATTTCTAACTATTAAGTAAACAAGGTCATTATAATACTTCACAAAATAAATATTCAGATTTACATATAAGAATTAATCATAAAAAACATGATAGATTTGAAATAAATAATGATATTAATCTTGTTTATAATCATTATATTGATTATTATGATTTAATGTTGGGAACTAAATTAAAGATTGAAACATTAGATAAAAGAATATTAGAAATAAATATCCCACCTTGCTTTAATACAGATATGGTTTTAGAACATAAACATGAAGGAATGATGTATGATAATTATGTTGGTGATTTATATATAAAAGTTAAATTGAAAATACCTAAGAATATAAGTAAAGACGAAAAAGAATTGTTAGGAAAAATAAAAGAATTAAAAAACTCTACTAATTGATTTTAGTAGAGTTTTATTTTTTGTGGTTAAAAATATAATTACTTTAATTCAGGAAGATTAAAATCAGTTTTTACACAATATGAAACACATTCATCGCCAATTTTCATTAATGTTTCGGCTTCTTTTTCAGGAATACCCCAACCACTATCCCAAGTTTGAATACTATTATGCATTGTAGCAATGACTTTTATTAAATCTTCTTTTGTTAATTTACTTAAATTTTCCATTTTATGTGTTTTTTAAATTGTTTGTTAATAATTATAGTACAAATATAATATTAATTTTTCATATAAACAAATAATTTTAAAGAAAAATTAATTAAATTTTAATTTTTAACATTTATTAAGAAATAAAACATCACAATTCACTTTAAAACAACAACAAAATTATTTATATTTTTAAACTAAATATAAATTTATGAACAAGACTGTAAACATACATAAGAAAAGAACTAATTATTATTTTGAATTTAGTTATGATTTTGACAAGAATAATCCACTTTGTGATAAAATAAAAGAAAACATAAAAAAAATACCAGGAAGACAATTTAACTGGAATACTTTTAAATGGGAAGTTCCTATTAATACAATTTCAATAGAATATGTAGAAGCATTATCTGAATATTACGGATTTATAAAAACTGAAGATTATAATACATTTATAGATGAATATAAATTATTGATGTTAGAAAATCAAGTATTAAGTAATGCTCATGTTTCGGAATTACAAATAGAAGATATTAAGATAACACCAAGGCCATTTCAATTAGCAGGTATAGAATACACAATAAAGAATAAAAGAGTAATATTAGGAGATGAACAAGGATTAGGAAAGACAATTCAAGCAATATTAACATTTCATTATTTAAAAAGTAAAAGAGTAACAATCATTTGTCCTAGCAGTTTAAAATATAATTGGTTTTATGAATTATTAAAATGTATTAATATAAATGAAAATGAAATTTATGTTTATAATCCAAATACAGTTTATGATTATATTTATGATTCAACAATTATAAGTTCTAAAAATGGAAAAGAAACAAGATTAGAAACAATATTAAATAATAAAAAACATTCAGATTATAATATTGCTTTAGAAAAGTTTAATGAAATAAAAAAGAATGATAATAGACAATTTGAAAAAAGAGTTTTTATTATCAATTACAATAACATTGATAAATATAAAAAAGAATTAATAGAAAGAAAATGTGATTTCTTAATAGTAGATGAGAGTCATAATATTAAAAATCCAAAAGCAATTCAAAGTAAAGCAATATTAGAAATATCAAAAAACATTGATTATATAATGCTTTTAAGTGGAACTCCAACTCTTAATAAACCAATTGAATTATCTAATCAATTAAAAACAATTAGAAGATTAAAAGAATTTGGAGGAGATTGGAATTTTAAAATGAGATATTGTGATGGCAAAGAAACTTATTTTGGATGGGATTTTTCTGGAGCATCTAATATTTCTGAATTACATGAAAAATTAAGACAAATATGTTATATTAGAAGAAATAAAAAAGAAGTACTAACAGAATTACCAGATAAACAATTTAGTAGAGTATTTCTTGAAATTGATAATAGAAAAGAATATGAATTAGCTAAAAATGATTTAGTAACATATCTCAGACAAAATAAAATAAAGGAAGACGAAAATTATGTAATATCTTCATTAGAAAGATTTGCATTAGAAAAGATGGAAGAATTAGATATGAATAATCCACTTCAAAATGCACTTGTAAAAATGAATATATTAAGACAACTTACAATTAAAGGTAAATTAAATAATGCAATTGAATGGATTGAAACATTTCTTGAAAGTGGAGAAAAGTTAGTTGTTTTTACACATCACAGAGAACCAACTTTAGAAATTGCAAAACACTTTAAATGTAATGCTATTATCGGGGGAGTTGATCCAGAAGATAGACAAAAATATGTAAAAGACTTTCAAGAAAATCCTAAAACATCAGTTATAGTTTTAAATGATGCGGGTTCTGAAGGATTAACACTTACTGCAGCATGTAATATGTTAATGTTAGAATTAGATTGGACCCCCGGGAGAATGTCGCAAAAATATGATCGTGTACATAGAATTTCTCAAAATAGAAGTGTAAATATTTATCATGCTATTGGAATTGATACAATGGATTATGAAATGATGAATTTACTTGAAACAAAAAGAGAAATAACGGAAATGATTAATTCTGGAATAGAATATAAAGGAGACAAAATAAATGAAAATCAAAATACATCTGTTTTTATGGAATTATTAAATAAATTTATTCTAACTTAAAAATAAATTCATATTTCTTTAAATATTTTAATCCATTAAGATTTTTAATGGAATATGAAATAGAATAAATTTGATTATTGTTCATATAAACATCTTCAATTATAAATTCATCTATTTTATAAATATCAATATGACAAACTATTTTATCATCTAATTTATATTCTATATAAAGATAGGAAGAAATAGTATCAGTTAATAATTGTGAATCTGAAATATAGATTTGATTATATTCTATTGTTTGTGAAATTGAATATAATGAAAACAGAAGAAATATTAAAATTATAAGTTGTTTCATTATGTAGTTAAAATAAAAAGTAGATAAATTAAATTTTATCTACTTATATGATTTGTATTTAGTTTTTAAAAGTTATTAATCATATTTTTAACTTCTTCTTTATTAATTGATTTATTTTCTGAAAAATATTTAGAAATTGTTTTATAAAATGATAAATATCTTTTTAGTATGTCGTTTAATGGTAAATTATTAATTGTATATTCTTCAAATTCACCTTCATCTGATAATGCATCTTGTGAAGTATTTATGATATATGATTTTGCATTATTATCAAAATATCGAGTAAAAGAATCAAAATAAGTTTCATAATCCAATCTTTTATTATTTGGTTTTAAACTCATTTTACCAATACCATTTAACCATCCAGTTATTTCCATTTTCCAATGATTTATTGCTAAATGATTAGGATATAAAATTAAATATAATAAATGTTCATTAATTTTATGGGATAAACTCAATATCTCAGATATAACTTCTTTTCTTTGAAAAGCCATTTCTAATAAAATACTTTTGGTTGCTATTTTTGATATTAATTTTTCTAATTTATTCATGCTTTATAATTTTTATTTTACAAATATACAATTAATAATTGATTTGACAAACTATATTTTAATTAATTTTTAAACTTTAACAATTATTAACATTTTCAATTTAAAATAATGTAGAAAAGTGTAATGTCAATTTCGTTTAAAATACAATATATCACTTCTTTACTTAGAAAAAACCTACGACATATGTATATAAATTTTTATTATTATTCTTGTTTTAAATCTATCTTTTCTATTGTTTTTTTTTAATCTTGTCTTTATTCTTTAATTCTAACTACGAAATCTTTATTCTAAACAACTATCTTTAAAAACATATAATACTATACTAAATCAAGATAGTTGTTTAAACCGTTATCTAACTACCTTAAAATAGAAGTTATTATCTATAATAAACTCTTCGAAATTATCCCAAACAATCTTAAATATTATTTTATAATATCGTTCAGCATTAAAGTTATTCATATCCAATTCAAAATAATTTCCATTTTCATCTAAACTGATTTTAGTATAAACATCATCGAATGGAATAATAGTAGTTTCGGAATTACCATCTTTAATAGAATAATAAGAATTAATTGGAAGATATTTTGGTATTAAATATTCATTTGTAAGAACATAAGTTCTATTTGGATATCTTTCTCTTGCTGTTAAATATAATCGAATCATACTATTAAGATTATATTGTTTTCTTAAATTGTTTATATTAATAGTAAAGTTTTCATCTGTTATTGGTTGTAAACTTCCAGAATTAAAATAATAATCTTCATATTTGATTATTATTTTTGGCTGATAAATAGTATGAGTTTCTTTACTGAAATAAGTTAATCTTGCTTCGCTTTCGATTTCTGTATATTCATCTTTAAGTTTTAAAATTAACCCGTTATTATCAATAGAACCAGATAACCATAAATTAACTATATCAGTAACATTAATATTTATATCATTACTATTATAATCAAAAGAGATTGAAGAAGATATATTTGAATTCCAACTTCCGCCTCCACTATTAGTCATATATTCTGTATGATAATTAGAACCAGAAGAAATCCAATTTGTAACTCCATTATTATTCCAGGTTACACCATCAGTTGTTTGTGGTTCATTATTATATTTTCCTATTCCCATATTCCAAGATTGAGAAAGAGGAAATGTTTCTATTGTATATTGTTCTGGTACTTCATATTGATCGGAAAGATAAAGTCTTAAATCAAATTGAATATTATTCTTATTTATGATTTTATTTCTTATTTCTTCTGAATCAAATTGTATTAATATTCTACTTGCACTTTCTAATAAAGTATCATAAGACAATTCTAAAATACTATCGATACCAGTATTTTTTAAATTATAATATTCGTATATAGTAGAATCTTTTATTGGTAATATTGATGTTATCATTTCTCTGTTTTTATTATAAATATTAATTTTTTATATTTTTATATTTATAAATAAAGAATTAAAATGAGCAAAATAGTAGATAGAATCATAAAAACTAAATCAGAACAATCTTTGATTTCATCTTTAAATAAACGAAAATCAATATTAGAACAATTAATTAAAAAATACAAAACAAATAAAGAATTTAGAGAAAATCAATTTTTACATGGTGATATCGAAACTAATATAACAGAAATATTATTTTTATTTTTTATTCTTAACAAAATAGATTCAACAAAATATCAAAAAACATTAATAAACAATTATTTTAATAATGATATTTTAATAGATGATTATTTAAAAAAAATGTTTAAAACAATAAAACCAAAACTATTAAAACAACTATGAAACTAACAAACTTTTTAAATTTAAAGATAGGAGATGAAGTAAGTTATAAATCCGAATATTTTAAGATTACTTGTATTTTTGATTTATATGTCGACTTATATGATAAAAATTCAAAAATAAGAATCAACAATATTCATTATTCCGATTTAGATGAAAAATAAAATAGCAATAATATTACCAGTAAAAGGTAGACCAGAAAACATTCCTATTTTTTATAAATATTGGAAAGAAACAACTAAAGGATTAAGTGATGTTTATATTGGATTAGATATAGAAGACAAAAGTTATTTTGGTATTGATATTCCAAAAGAATTTATATTAATTAGAAGAACAGAAGAAAAAACTGTGACGAAAGTTAATTTTATATCTTCTCAATTAATTAATAAATATAAATATATTGGTTTTGTAGGAGATGATGTTAGATTATTGACTGAAAACTGGGAACAAATAATTATAGATACTTTTAAAAAATCTGGTAAATATACAATAATATATCCAAATGATTTACATCAAAAAGATTTAAAAGTTACTCATCCGTTTATGACTTCCGAATTAATATCTAAATTAGGATATTTCTTTCCAACTGGATTTTGGCATAGAAAAGTTGATGTTTGTTTAAAAATGATTGGAGAAGAAATAAATAATAATTTATTTATTGATGGTAATTTAATTTATCTTCCAAATGTTATTTTTGAACATTTTCATCCTCACAATCATAAAGCAGTAAATGACAATACTTATGATTTAGCTTATTCAGATGAATGGTCAAAACATGATCAAATAGAATATAGCAATTTTATTGACAATAGATTAAAATCTGATATTGATAAATTAAAAATAAATAAAATAAATCATATTAATAATATCTATAAAAACATAAATAAAGGAAAATATAATGATATTGAAATTATTTCTGTAAATTATAATACTCCAGAATATATTTATAGACAATATTTTAGTATTCGTAATTTCATTTCTTCTGATATAAAGATTAGAATAATAGACGGAAGTGATAATAAAGATTATGTTGATTGTTTTAAAGAATTGGAATTATTTGATAATAATTTTTCAGTTAAAAGATTAGGAGTTAATATTCATCATGGTGCAGGATTACATTTTGGTATAAGTACTTCTAAATGCAATAAAATATTAGTAATTGATTCAGATGTATATATTATTAAAGAAGGATTTATAGATGAATTAAATAAACTATATTTTGACGATTGCTATGGAATATCAAAATTTGAATATGTAGATAATAAAGGATTTAATGTAAATAATAATGGTATTCCATATTTACATCCTCGTTGTGCTTTAATAAATAAAAAAGAATATTTACAATTTAAACCATTTAAAAATCATGGTTCTCCTTGTATTGATACAATGATAGAAATCAAAACAAAAGGATTATCATATAAATTAATAGATTTTAAAAACTTAAATGATTATATAAAAACATTTAATAGAGGCACAGTAGTTAGAGTTGGATATAAACCACAAGATTACAATAAAGTAGATGTAAATAAATTAATTTTAGAAGAAAATCAAAAAAATACAATTAAAGTAATAAATAACAATTTTTTAATAATAAATGTATTAACAAGAACAAGTAATAGACCAAATTATTTTAAAAATTGCTATAATACTATTCATAATCAAACATATAAACATATAAATCATATTGTTAGTGTGGATAATAATGAAACATTTGAATATGCTAAAAATTATAATAATATAGAAATAGTAAAAGTAAAATACATGTCTGCTGGTACATTTCCGACAATTCCTGGACCTTGTTTTAATTCTCCTTGGAATTTATATTTTAATGAATTGCTAAATCATACAAAGGAAGGTTATGTAATTTATATTGATGATGATGACATGTTTAATAAAAATAATGCTATAGAAATAATAGTAAATAATATTAAAACTATTGACGATTTATTATTTTGGAGAGTAAAATTTCCAAATAGATTAATACCAGATGAAACATTTTGGAATTTATATAAACAAGGTAATCCACCAATATTAAATCAAATATCAACATTAGGGTTTTCTCATCATACAAAATACAATAATAACTCTAAATGGAATGAATATTCAGGTGGAGATTATAGATGTGCATTAGGATTACACAAAATAATTCCAAATAAAATATTTATTAATGAACCATTAACAACATTACAAAGAATTGTTGCTGGTGGGCATGGAAAAAGGGATGATTTATCAAATCAAATTATTCAAAATAAACCAAAAATAATTAATAAAGGAATGCAACCAGATGGCGGAATAAGAGTAGGATAATTAAAAATAAAATATATAAAAAATGAATTTACCATTAATTAATATTATTACAAGAACAAGTAATAGACCAAATTATTTTAAAAATTGTTATGAAAGTGTTAAAAATCAAACATATAAAAATATAAATTATATTGTTGGTTATGATACAGAAGAAACATATAAGTATTTATCAGGACTTGAAATTAATAATATTGTAAAATTAAAATATATTAGTCCAACAGAAATACCAATATTACCAGGATTACCAAATCCAGCTCCTTATAATTTATATTTTAATGAATTATTAAAATATACCAAAGAAGGATTTGTAATATATTTAGATGATGATAATAAATTTTTAATAAATAATGCAATTGAAATAATTGTAAATACTATAAAAACAGAAGACGATTTAATATTATCAAGAACAAAATTTCCAAATAAATTAATACCTGATACTCAATATTGGGAAATGTATAAAAAAGGGCATGGGCCAATAAAATGTCAAATTGATACAGCATGCTTTTATCATAATACAAAATATAATAAAGATGCAAAATGGACAGAATATTCACTTGGAGATTATAGATGTTCCTTATTATTACATAAAGTAATTCCAAATAAAAGATTTATAGATCAACCTTTAATAACATTACAAAGAAGTGTTGCTGGTGGTCATGGTAGAAGAGATGATTTATTAAAATAAAAATTTAAAATATGAATAAAATTGCTTTAATAATGTGTACTTGGAAAAGAATTAATTTCTTACAAAGAACTATAGATTTATTAAGTACACAATTAAATAAAGATTTTGATTTTTATATATGGAATAATAATCAATCTATTATTGAACAACTTAATACAATTATTAAACCTTATAATTGGATAAAAGTAAAACATTCGGAATCTAATATTGGTGGGATTGGAAGATTTTATTATGCAAAAGAAATATGTAATGAATATGAAAAAATTGCATTTATAGATGACGATCAAATATTTGATAATACATTAATACAATGTTTTCATAATGAATATGAACCAAAAACAGTTAAAAGTTGGTTTGCATGGAAATTTAAATCCAATAATTATTGGGATAGATTTAGAATTACAACTGGGGAAGAAGCAAATTATTGTGGGACAGGGGGACAAATAATAGATGCATCTGTATTTAATGACTCCGAATTATTAAAAACTATTCCTGAAAAATATAAATTTATAGAAGATGTTTGGTTATCATATTATTGTAATCATAAAAAAAATTGGAAATTAAAATCAACAAAAACAGTTAAAATACAAATACAAGAAGACGGACATGATCAATTTGTAAAATTGAAAGAACTAAAAACAGAATTTTTAAGATATTTAATCAAACAAGGATGGAAATTATAAAAAAAATATCAATTGTAACTTCTTATTATAATAGAAAAAAATTATTTTTAGAAACAGTAAAATCAATTATTAAAACAAAACACACTAACTATGAATTAATTGTTGTTGATGATGGTAGTGACGAAAATGAAAGATTAGAAAATATTGTATCATTTTATCCATTTATAAAATTGATAAGAATAGAATCAAAAGATAAATGGTATGTTAATCCATGTATTCCATTTAATCTTGGAATAAAGGAAGTATCAGGAGAAATAATAATATTACAAAATCCAGAATGTCTTCATGTTAATGATATATTATCATATACAAATACAAATTTAACTGAAGATAATTATTTAACTTTTTCTTGTTATGCTTTAAATAAAGAATTAACTAATAAATTACCATTTTTAATTAATAATAATTTTATTCAATATTTTAATTCTTTACCACAACAAGAATCAAAAGGCAATCCAACTATTGGTTGGTATAATCATTCAAAAATAAGACCTACTTATTATCATTTTTGTTCTGCTATTACAAGAACAAATTTAGTAGAAAAATTAAATGGATTCGATGAAAGATATGCTTTAGGTATTTCTTATGATGACAATGAATTATTAGATAGAATAAATAGGTTAGGATTAAAAAAGGAAATTATAGATAATATATCAGTAATACATCAATGGCATCCATCTATATTTTATAATAGAAAAGATTTCAATTCTTTACATTTAAAAAATAAATCATTATATTTTGATATAACTAAAAATGAAACATTAATAAAATCAAATTGATGAAAATATTAACATTAATAGGAACACGTCCAGAATTAATAAGACTATCCATTTTAATTAAAAAATTAGACGATTTAGTAGAACATATTGTTGTTTATACAAATCAAAATTATGATTATAATTTAAGTAAAATATTTTTCAAAGAATTAGAAATTAGAAATCCAAATTATTATTTTGAAAAAGAATCTAAATCATTTACTGAGTTTTTAAGTAATGCAATAATAGAATTTGAAAAAATAATAATAAAAGAATCGCCTGATAAAATAATTATTTTGGGTGATACAAATACCGGATTATTAAGTATTATGGCAAATAGATATCAAATTCCAATTTATCATTTAGAAGCAGGAAATAGATGTTTCGATAATAGACTACCAGAAGAATCAAATAGAAAAATAATAGATAGTATTTCCACATATAATTTGCCTTATACAGAAAATAGTAAACAAAATTTATTAAAAGAAGGGTATCATAAAAATTATGTATTTAAAATAGGAAATCCAATTTATGAAGTTTTAAATTTTTATAAGCAAAATATAGATAACAGTAGTATATTAAATAAATTACAATTAACATCTAAAGAATATTGCTTAGTAACAATACATAGAACAGAAAATACAAACGATAAAAATATATTAAATAATATTTTTATTTCATTAAATGAAATTTCAAATTATAAAAAAATAATACTTTCATTACATCCAAGAACTAAAAATAAATTAGAAAATTATAATATAAAAATAAATAAAAATATAATTATATGTGAACCATTTGGCTTTTTTGATTTTGTAAAATTAGAACAAAATTCATTTTTAACTATTTCTGATAGTGGTACAGTTCAAGAAGAATGTTGTATTTTTAATGTTCCTTCTTTAACAATACGAGAAACTACAGAAAGACAAGAAACTATTGAATGTGGTTCTAATATTTTATGTGGTACAGATACAAGCAATATAATTAATTCATTTAATATTGTTAAAAATAAAAAATTTAATTACTGGAATATTCCAAATGATTATTTAATATCAAATGTATCTGATATAGTAACTAATATTTTAATAGGAAAATAAAGATAAAAAGAATATTAAAAATTTAAAAATAAAAATATGATTTATTTATCACCTTTAAACGGACTTAAAAGTGGGTATGGAGAAGAAACATTTTGGGTTTGGTTTGAAAATAATTTTAAAAACACATCTTTTAATTTGGCATCAAAATATACTCCAAATGATTTTTTATTAACTTATTCAGTTTGTGATATATTAAATGTAAAACCAGCAACAACCATTTCATTATGTTGGGAATTATATCCAGAAATGAAAAAAGTTTTTAAAGATAATCAATGGGACAATAAAATACAAAAAACATATAAATCTGCAAAAAATGCCGATAGAATTACTGTCGCTACTAAATTTGCTATTCCATACTATAAAGAATTTGGCAATGTAGATGTTATTCCAATAGGAGTTGACACAGATTTATTTAAACCAGTATCAGATAAAGAAAAGCACAATTTAAAAATAAAATATAATATTCCATTAGATAAAGAAATTGGATTTTGGTGCGGAACAATGCATCCAATGAAAGGACAATCATTGCTTCAAAAATATGCTAAAGAAAATCCAAATATATATTGGATAATTGTTTGGTATCCAACAAAAGGAATATTTTATGGAAATGGACTGCAATTTGTATTAGTTAATCAAAAGAAAATGTCTGAATTAATGAATTTATGTGATTTTCAACTATCTACAAGTTTATTACAACCTTATTTTATTATTGATTATGAGGGAATGTCATGCAATCTTAAAAGAAGAGAAATATCTAAATTAGAAAGAGATTTTGAGGTTGGCGATAATCCAAGAGACAATATATTTGAACATAAATGGGATAGACACACAGTTAAAAAAATATGGACAGAATACTTAAATTTAAAATAAAAACAATATGAAAGACGAATGGGGATTTAAAATGATTAATACAAATAATCATAAATATGATTATGAAAAAATGTTTAATGAAATAGATAGTTTTATAACTGAATATAAAATAGAAGAAATAATTAACCCAATTGGAGTTGATTTAGGAATAAATCCATTTGATTTATTTTTATTAAAAAAATATATAGAACAAAATAATATATCACATATATTAGAATTTGGTGCTGGTTCATCAAGTAAATTTATTGATAGTTTAGGAATTAAAAGAACAAGTTTTGCATTACAATCTATTTTTTATAATATTGATTATATTAATTTAGACATTAAATCTCAATATGAAACAATCCAAAAATATATTAAAGAAAATAAATTTGATATGTTTCTAATTGACACGGAACATACAACAGATATGGCTACTATTATTAATGAAAAATTTTTAAAACCAACAAAATATAAAAAAGCATTGTTTATACATGATTGGTTTGATTTTAATAAAGTAACATATTCGGAACAAATTTATTATTATAATAATATTTTAAAAAAATATAAAGTTGCTTATATAACAGATTTACCAGATGAATATATAAATAAACTTAAAATTAAAAACAATATAATAGATAATAAAACGATGTATCATACTCAAGTTCATTATGTTCCGAGATGTTCTATAATTTTAAATCCAAAATAAAATGGAATCTATATCTATAGTTTGTTTAATATACCAATCTGTTGAATATATAGATTTTGTTTATAAAAACATATATAAATATACACCAGAATTGAATAATAAAGATTCTGAATTTTTATTTGTTGCTAATGATGCTACTGAAGAAGTTATTTGTCATTTAAAAAATAATAATTATAATTTTCTTATAAATAACAACAAGAAATATTCAGAACAGGAATTATTTAAAATGGGATTTGCTTATCCAGAATATATTAATCGAGTTTATATCGGGTATAATGTTGGAATTAAAAATGCAAAAAATAATATAATTGTATTAATTAATAGCGATAATTGTTTTTCAAAAGACTGGCTTAAAAATTTAATGAAGCATCATAGATTAAATACAGTTGTATCTCCAAGAATGGTTCAACCTAATAAAGCATTTAGAAATCCTAAGAATGGAACATTTTCAGAATGTGTTGACTTCGGGAATTCAATTAAAACATATAAAGAACAAGAATTTTTAAATTGGGTCGAAAATCATAAAAAAGAAACAACATCACCAGGAAATCCTTTTATGCCTGTTATAATTCATAAAAAACAAATTGAAAAAGTTGGATATTATCCAGAGGGAAATTTACATAATGGAAATTATAATAAAATAAAATTTACTGGAGACCATGAATTTTTTAATAGACTTGAAAAAAGTAAAATAACTCATATTACATCAAACGATTCAATTATATATCATTTTAATGAAGGAGAAAAATATAAAAAAATATAAATATGTTTAAAAATAAAACCATTTTAATTACTGGTGGGTCTGGTTCTTGGGGTAATGAACTTACAAAACAATTATTAAATAAACAACCCAAAAAAATTATAATTTATTCAAGAGGTGAATTATCTCAAGTAAATATGCAAAGATCATTTAATAATAATATTATTCAATATGTTATTGGTGATATTAGAGATTCAAATGCGATTGATAAATTATTTAATCAAAACAATATTGATTTTGTATTTCATTTAGCAGCTTTGAAACATGTTCCTATTTGTGAAAATCATCCTCAAGAAGCAATAAAAACAAATATAGAAGGAACAATAAATTTAGTTAATCATTCAATTAAATACAATGTTAAAAAATTTATAGATGTTTCAACTGATAAGGCTGTTTCTCCATCTAATTTATACGGAATGACTAAATCAGTTGGAGAAAAAATAACAATACAAGCCAATTCATTAACTAATAATACTGATTTTGTTTGTATTAGAGGTGGCAATGTTTTAGGTTCTAATGGTAGTGTAGTTCCTTATTTTATTAATCAAATAAAAACTACAAATGAAATTACAATTACTGATAGCACAATGACAAGATTTTTTCTAACATTATCAGAAGCAATTTCATTATTATTTCAAGCAATAGAAAATAGTATTGGTGGAGAAACATATGTTATGAATATGCCTTCATTTTATATTAAAGATTTAGCAGAAATATTAAAAAATTATTATGGGAATAAATCTACATTAATAAAAGAAATAGGAAAAAGAGAAGGAGAAAAAATACATGAAGTTTTAATATCTGACTATGAATCTGAATATTCTTATAAATTAAATAATAATTATTATGTAATTTTACCAACTATTAATACTAATAGAAATTATGATAATATATTAAAATTAAATAAAGTCGATTTTACTACTTTTTCATCTAATGACAATCTTAAAGATAAATCATATTTATATAATTTATTAGATAATGGAGGATTTTTAAAATGAAAATACTTATTTTAGGTCATACAGGAATGTTGGGAAATTGTGTTTATAAATACTATAAAGATAAGCATAATATTCAAATAATAAATGATTGTAAATGGGATTCAATCGAATATAAAAATAAAATATTAAATTCTAAATGCGATTTTATTATTAATTGTGTTGGTGCTATTCCACAGAAAAAATACAATAAAGATTATTATGAATTATTAAATGTTCAGTTACCAATATTCTTAGAATCATTAAATAAAAAAATAATTCATCCTTCTACTGATTGTGAATTTTCTGGTTTTATTGAATATCCCAATAAATATAAAAAAACAGATAATAGAGATGCTATGGATGATTATGGATTAAGTAAATCTAAAATATCTAATATAATAGAAAATGAATTTGTTAATACTAAAATAATCAGAACTTCTATTATTGGACATGAATTAAATACATCATTGTCTTTATTAGATTGGTTTTTAAATACAGAAATAGAAACAAATGGGTATATTAATCATTATTGGAATGGAATAACAACATTACAATGGTGTGAAATATCTGAAATGATTATTAATAATTGGAATGATTACGATAAAATAATTCAAATTGGCACAATTGGAACATCTAAATTTGAATTATTAGAAATGATTAAAAATGTATATAATAAAGAAATACAAATTAATAAATTTAAAACTAATTGCTCTATTAATAAAATGTTAGAATCAGACTTTGAAGTTATTTCATTAATAGAACAATTAATTAAATTAAAAGAATTTTATAAAAAATAAAAAGGATTTAATTATCCTTTTTATTCTAATCTTGATTATACATTTTACTAATTAAATTATCTGATACAGATATTCTATTAAATTTTTCAGTATTTGTTCTTACAATATTATCTCTTACAATAAACATCCATGTCATTTTCCAAGATTCAAGAACAGTATGCTGCCCATCAATTTTAAAATCTTCTGGAATAATTCTATATCCATTTTCATCTACTACATAATATTTTTTTCTGTTTTCTTTTAAACTAAAAGTATCTATCATGGTTTTAGCATTAGGATAATACTTTTGCACTTTCCTTTTTATTTTTTCAAATTTAACTTTAGTTTTTAATTTTTGTGCTTCAGATTGTTCTGGAGTTTTAATTCCTGATTTTCGCTTTGTGAAATCTACTAATGTATTTTGCTTCATATAAATTTATTTGATTAATTTATTAATATGTTCTATTGGTATTCCATTTTCAAATAATTTGTCATATTCTTTATTTCCTGTTAATATTCTAAAATCATTGTCATTTGTTTTTAGATATTCTTCAAAACAATCTTTTAAATATCCATGAATTTCCCCATTATCATTTTCTAATAAATATAACTCTGTCATCATATTTTTAGAATGTTCTTCCGATTTATCTAAATCTGCTTCATAAACTTTATTTAAAGTTAGATTAGACTGTCCATAAGTGTCAATACATTTTATTTTCATTGTATTTTATTTTAAATTAATATAAATCCTCACTAAATAAACGAGTAGAATGATAAGATTCAAATGGTAATTGATTTTGCTTTTCTGCTATAATTATTCCTTCTTCTCTATTAACAAATCTATTTTTATTTGTTAGAAATCCTTGAACTTCATCTATATTTTTATACTTCATGTCTGGATCAAGAATATACATGGTCATAAAAATATTATGATGCCTAAATCCACAAACAACAAATCCAATATCAATATTTATTGGTTGATGTTCATATTCTTTATTATCATTAAAATAAATTGCAGAACAGATTATTTGTTCTGGAATATTTTCTTTAATTTCTTCCCTTGTCATTTTCTAATTTTTCTATTCTATTTTCTAATTCATTGCATTTATCTTGTAATGTATTTATATATTTTCTTAGTGTCATTATCAAATAATAAAACATTAAAAATATAAAAGAAAAATGAAACGATATATCAAAATCAAATTTAAACACAAAATAACAATATATAAAATAAAAAGATGTTACTAAAAAGCACAATATAAGTTGAAATATTTTATCTTTTATTTTATCAAACGTAGTTACAAAAAACATCATAATATTATATTTTAAAATTTTAAATTGTTCATTCTTATTTGAAATTCCTTTATAGATTCCAAATGTTCTTGTTCATAAAAATATTCTTTATTGTTTTTTAAACAATCTTCTAATTCTTCTTTGGTATTAAAACATTTTAAAGGTAATGTATATTTAGAATTATAATAAAACAACAAAACAAATTTCCATTCTAATTCCTTATCATTATAAAATTTATATTTAAAATTATTCTTAACATATTCCTTATTAATTATACTACAATACTTTTTTAATAACTTTTTCATATTATTTTTATTTTTACAAATATACAACTAATTATTTTAATATCAAAATAAAAAACACTTTACTCTAATTAAAATAAATTTAACCAAATAAAGTGTTTTATAAATATATTTTTAATTTTTTAATAATTCCAATCCAAGTTCAAAAGCTCTTTGATTTTTAACACTTTTATTTCCAAACATATTACCAAAAGAATCATTTGCCTGTTTTTGAATATGAGTGGTATAGTGAGTAATACCATTAAAAAATCCAAAGTAGTTATCTCCAATTCTATTCATTTCTTGATTAACTGAGACTTCTACTTCTTGTAATAAATTAGAAGTTCTTGTTTTAATTTCTTTTTCAGTGTCTAACATTACAATCTTTTTAATAAGTTCTCTTGATAATTCTTGATTAACTTTAACATCACCAAATTTTTCAAGTGTATCATAAACCATTCGTTCTTGAATTAAATATTTTGCAAATGATTTTTCTAATTCATCTCTTTTTATAGAATGATTTTTGGTATTTTTTATTGTAGAGTGTTGAAGTATTTTACTCCATTGATTCTGACAACTTAATATTAGAGATGTTGTGCCTAAAAAGAAAGAAGTTAATCCGTCATATCCTGTACCAAGAGATAAAAACCCTTTCATTTCTAATCCACCAATTGTAGTAGCATCTGTTTTCAAATAGCTAATAACTTTGCTACCTCCAGCAAATTCTGAATATCCTTCTACTTGATATCCTGATAAACTTGAAAAAACATTTACAATATGTTCTAATTGTTGAATAGAAGTGTATTGGAAAGTTTCATTAACTGATTTTTTGTTTAGTAATTTTCCATTGTCACTTCTATGAAGAGTTTCAATTCCTTTATTTAATGTTATTATTTCGTTTTCTTTTGTGAAGTTTTGCTTTCTTACAACTTCCCATCCTAAGTTTGGATTTAAAATTACTGGTTTCATAATTGCTTATTTTAAGTTTATAATTAATTAAATTTTACTCTACAAAAATACAATAAATTTATCTAATAAACAAATATTTTAACATAAAAATTAATTTATTTTAATAATTGTTGAAAAAGTGTAAAATGAAAATCACTTAAAATACAATATATCAAAGAGATATTAAGAAAAAACCAACGGCATATGTATAATATTTTATTATTTTATTATTTTATATTTATTTTTATAAATATTAATTATGGTTTCAAGAAAAATAAGAAAAAATATTATTTCAAATCAATGGGAACATCAACTTTCAAGTGGTGAATGGGCTCAAGGTGTAACTGCAAATGATAGTTTTACAAATATAAATACTCCAGATAAATTGCCTAAATACAATTCTAATGGAGATTTATTAAGTTACAATGATGTATATTATACATTAGAATCTTTTAATTTAAAAACTGTTAATTCTTTAAATTTAAAAGCAAGACAATTAATAACTCAATTAAATGTAGATATACCGTCGTCAATAGGAAATGATAATGACAATACAATTATAAAAAGTGAATTAACAAATTATTTAGAGTTTGATGTTTCTAAAATATTTGAAGTTTCTGATAATACTTATATCTTTGGTGGAAGTGTACGAGATATAATAGCCGAATTATCTATACATGATGTAGATATTCTTTATTTAATTCAATATAAACAAAGATTACAAAAGTTAGTAATTGATTCAGGCTATACATTATATAAAAATATGTCGGAACAATATGAAATGGATAATAATTCAATTAAATATGATACAATGGATGTAGAAACATATAAGAATAAAAATGGAAAGCAAATTCAATTAATAAGTTCTCCATATTTATTAAATGTTGATACTTATCCTCCTTTAGTACCACAAAATTTAATTAAAAATATTCAATATGTATTAACTCAGGTAGATTTATCTTCATCTGGAGTTTATTTCTATAATAATGAATTAGGAATAAGTATTAATAATGCTTATGATGATTGTGTAAGAAGACAATTTTATTTATTACCTAATAATCAAATGTACCATAAAGGAAACATAAATAGTAGAGTTGAAAAAATGGAGTCTCGTGGATGGACATGTTTAAATAAATCAATCTTAAATACAATTTAAAATATGAAATTAGAATTACATATTTATGATATAAATGACAATTTAATAACAAGTAATTATAATTTGTCTGATTGGAGATATTCTGATGATGGTTCTCAATTAATATATAATATTCACAATGAAATTAGAAGATTAGGATTTAAATCCGGAAAATTAAAACATACATTATTATTTTATGATTTAATTGTAGGTTCGACAACAAGAAAACAATTATATATATCGGAAATATCAAAAGATAGAACTGAATTAAGAATTGTTTGTAATGTTAAAGATAGTACAACTGCATCAGATTTTGAAGTATTTAAGCAATTTGATAAAATTCAAACAATTTTTAATATTAATAGATTAGATAAAAAAGTAAATTCCATTAATTTTGGTAATAATGTTATTATTGATATAAATAATTGGATTCAAGATAAAGTAACAGTTAAAACTTATCCATATAGTTTAATAATAAAATTAGATTCTCCATTACCAAATAATATTACAATTGATACAAATATTTTATTTTTAACAAGATTATATGATTCTATTTCTTATTCATTTCAATTAATACCATCAAATGAAGAATTTAATGTTAATGTATTATCAAATCCAAATTTTGGAATAAAAATAAATAATACAACTGGATTAGAAACTTCTTATCAATCTTGGAATGATTTGTTAAGTGCTGATGTATCAGTAAAAAACTTATTAATAAATCAATTTTTTAATTTTTATGAAAATTCTGCAAAATTAAATATTGATTATACTGATTATATAAACTTTGTTTTTTATTCTAATGCTGAAATAAGATTATATAATTTTAAATACAAATTAAAGCAAATTCAAATATTAGAAGCTAAATCATCTATTGTTGGAATTCAAACATTTCAAGATAAATATTTAATTGAAATAGAAGATATAAAAAATAATTTTGATGGATATGATTATTTTCTTTATTATGGATTAGATACAACTTATTCATGGCCTAAAGATGTTAATAATATACCATTAAATGTAAATGATAGTATTGCTATTGCTTGGTATGATAATCAAATTTTAAATGCTATTTCGTTTGATAAAAGTAATATTTATGCACTAAGTAAGAAAATACCAAGTGGAATATCTGATGATGAATTTAATAATCAATTTATGTTATTTATAAATATGATTGCTCAACATTTTGATATTCTTTGGTTATATACTTCTAATATTGATATGTTAAGAGATAGAGATGAATCTTTAACAGAAGGTATGAGTAAAGATTTAATTTATCATGTTCTTAGTAATTTTGGATGGCAACCTCAACATGATAATCAATTTGATGATTTATGGCAATATATATTAGGTAATGTAACAGATGATTCTGGTGTCAACATTACTATTATAAAAGCAACAACAGATAAAGTTGCAAGAGAAGACATTACTAAAGAAATATGGAAAAGAATATTAAATAATTTACCATATATTTGGAAAACAAAAGGAACAGAAGAAGGATTAAGGTCGTTAATTAATATTTATGGAATTCCAAGAACAGAATTACATATTAGAGAATATGGTGGACCAAATAAATTAGATGTTAAATCTCAATTATTTGTAGATAAATTTAATTATTGCATTAAATTAGAAACAGGTAATAAAATAATTGTACCATATCTTTCACCCGGAACAATTGAATTTCGATTTAAATTATTAAGTAAAGCAAATCAAACTGTATTTGTTAGAGAGGATAATAATATTTCACTTAATTTCATCTATACAACTAATAATAATGGAAGAATACAATATTCAGTAAATAGTGGTTCTTTTATATATCAATCAGATGAATTTCCAATATATAATGAAAAATGGTGGTCATTTATGTTTAGAAATGAAATTGTGTCTGGTAGTCAAACTTTTGATATATTTGTAAAACATGCTGATTATAATAAAATAACTTTTGGATATTCTGGTTCATTTATTGTTACTGGTAGTAATGATATTACTGAAATATTTAATGAAGATTATGATTATTTTATTACATTAAATGGAAGATTACAAGAATTTAGATATTGGAATATACCTTTATCCGAAGCAAGTTTTAATAATCATACATTAGCACCAAGTGCTTATAACGGAAATAGTGAATCATCATCATATTATAATTTAATGTATAGATTAACACTTGGTACTGATACTAATCAATATAATCATTATAATACATTAAGTTTAAATAGTCAGCATCCTTCTATTGGAATGTTAAGTGGTGATTGTTTAATAGATGGAGGAACTGCTGCATCTGTTTCTGTTGATATTGCAGATTGTAATTCTGCATTATTTACTTCGAGTTTTGAATATTATGATGGGGGAAATGCTTATTCTATTTATTGTAATGATGTTGTTTCTGCAAGTTTTGTTGGTTTTTCAAATGAATTTAATTATGAATTAGTAAAAGAACAATATACATATGAATGGCCTGATTTAAGTGCTAATAGAAGTATAAGTAATAAAATTAGAATTGAAAATAATGTATTAGAATCAAATTTAAGTATAAGTAATAGAGCAGAAAAATCTGCTTTTGATTTATATCCTATTGATAATTCTAAAATAGGAGTATATTTAAGTACAACCAATGAAGTAGATGAAGACATTGCAGAACATATGAGTTCAGTTAATATTGATGATTTTATTGGTAAAATTAACAGTGAATTCAGAAGTGAATATCCAGATTTAAGAAGACTGAAAGATTATTATTATAAACAATATATTGAAATGTATAATGTTAAAGATTATTTTCAATTAGTTAAATATTTCAGTAATAGTTTATTTAAACATATAGATGAATTAACTCCAGCAAGAAGTAATAAAATAACAGGATTAGTTATTGAACCGCATATTCTTAATAGAAGTAAAAATATATTAATTAAAAATAAACCAACTATTACTAATATTGACAATAATTGTTCTATAAATATTACAGATGAAATATATTTAAATGAAAGTAATTTTACTTCATTAGAAAGTTTATTAGATTTAAATATTAATAGTATAATTGGTGGAGAAACTTATGATTTAAGTGCAACAATAGATTATAAACACGATTCATCTATGTATAGTTGGCAAAATATGATGTTTGATGCAACTGGTAGTGCAGTATTTGTAAATAATCCTTATTGGGAACGAGAAGGAGTTGTAACATTATTAGAAACTTATAGAAAATCAGAAAGACTTAAAATTATTAATCCTTTAAGAACTCTACCAAGTCAAAGTTATTATATTCCAGCAGAAGTACAAGATTATAATTCAATTGGAATGAAAAATAGTTATTATAAAGGGTCTAAATTAATTGGTTCTGCAATTAATCAAAATAGTAGTCAAACTCCTGATGGTGGTCCTGTTTTACAAAGTTGGATAAATGAAGATATAAATTTAAAATCAAATAAAATAAATCAATTACGCAATTATAAATAATTCTATTTATTATAAATATTTAATTCAAACATCCTATTTTCAATCATTTTAGGATGTTTGTATTTTATTGTATTTCCTTTTATAGATACAATTTCATATTTATTTTTATAATAATTGATATTAGATGTCGTTTGTGTGATTATACACCAAGTTATTATTTCTTCTGAAATGTCCTTATTGTTATCAACTAATATTTTTAATGTTGATTTATTATAATTTCCTATTCCTTTTGCAAATATAAAATGTCCTATTGCCAATTGTTTATATTTGTTTTTAATTAAAATTGGAGAATATATTGTTGATAATAATATAGATTCATTTAAATCTTTTTTTAATAATTGAGTAGCATATCCTTCAGAAATAATTTCAGGAATTTCTTCTCCTTCTTTAATTAAATGTCCATAGCCAATTGAATAATTATCTGTATCGATTCCTGTGTGATATTTTTTAGATCTAAAAGATTCATGTAATTTTATAAATGTAATTACACTATCATACATTATATTATATTCTTTTTTACTATTAGTAATATTAAATTCGATTGATTTTATATTTTTAGAATTGTATTGTTTGTATTCAGTATTAAAATTTAAATGAATTAAACTGAAAAATATTATTATATAAATGTTTATCTTTTCCATATTGATTTAATTTAATGATATATACAAAAACAATATAAAATTACACAAAAGTATATAAATATACTCCACTTTTTATATGATTCTTGCTAAAACATTTGTGATTTACATCACAAAGAGGTCTGCGATATATATATTTCGCTTCTACTATTTTTTTACATAAAGGAACCCAACTCTTTTTACAGTCTTTAAAGAACAGAACATCTCCTTGAGATTTAAATCTCAATATCATAGTGTCTATCATTGTATCTGTTAAATTAGGGTAGAATTTTCCTTCTTGAAATCCAAATATTCCTCTTCTTCCAATTTCTATACTTGCATTAATTGGATCGAAATAAGGATACATTAAATTTCCTATTATACTTGTATAACAAGCATTTATATCAACTATTATAATTCCGTTTTCATTGCAATATTTATTTATTAAATTTGTTTGTAATGTTCTATTCCAAATATTTTTAGTTTTTCTATTAAATTCTTTATTTGAATCTTTTACTACTTTTTCTTTAAAATCTAATTTTTCTTGAATAAAATAAGCACAATTATAATGTTTTATTTTATTAAAAATATCTTTATAAATACAACTTATTTCATGTTTCCTTTTATTTGTTAAATACTTAGATTTTTTATCAGATGAATTTCTTTTTGATTTCTTTGATATTTGTTGTAATCCATAACAAAATTTATCTATTAATTTAAATTCAGTGTCATTTATTTTTTCTAAAATAGTAACACCATAAAATTCAGGATTTTTATCAATAGCACAATATCTGTTTTCATTTTTTCCTTTTATTTTTCTACTATTTTGTTCATCTTTAAATTTAGAGTGTATTATTTTTTTATCAAAATCAACACTTAAATCGTTTAATTCTTTTTTATAATTCTTTTTATCAAATCCAAATCCATTTAACTTTTCTTCATCAAAAATAAATGTAATTGCGTTTGTTGTTAATTTTACTGTTATTGGTATTAATTTGGTGTCTTTTATTTCTTGTAATTGTTTTAAATATTTTTTATGTTTTTTAGAACATTTAAATTTAATTTCTATATGATTATGTCTATCTGATTTATATATAACAGTTTGTGTATTAAAATCAAAATTAAAATATCTATTACTATTTAAATCATTCTTACTACCAACATAATAAAGAGGTAAAATTCTATTTTCTTTTAATTGTTTTTTCTTTTTTTGTAATAAAACATTATTTTTACCAGAATTTGTCAATTTTGATATTTCTTGAGTTAATTTTTTACCACCAAAAACAATATCATGTGATAAATTTTTATTTTTTTTCTTTAATTTATTATTTAATTTAAATATTTTTCTAACATTTTTTTTAGTTTTTGGTTCTTTTTTTAATGTTTCTATATATTTTTGTATCGATACAATTCTGTTTTCTTCTTCTTCTTTTTGTGTTTGAACTTGCTTTATTTTTGTTTCTACATCGACCTGTAAACAATTCTGAATTTCATATTTAGATAAATTATATTTTAATTGAATATAAGACAAATATTCTTTGTCTTCCATATTATTATAACTATATAATTTCCTAAAAGCATAAGAATATCTAATCTGTTTATTTAATATAAATTCAAAATCTGAAATATTAGTTATGTATGTAGTAATTGATATCAATTTTCTTCTTTTAATAATTCTTTTTAATTTTATTTTCTTCTATTTGAATAAGATTTCATGCTAAAAATGATGTATTATTTTTAATTGTTTTTATTGTATTTTTAAATAATTATAAAATATACAAATTTTTATGTTAATAAAAAACAATATAAAATTACATACTTTGTTATTATATAAATAGTATTATTAAATTTTAATTGCAAATTATTCTTAAAGAAAATTTAATTAATTTTTAATATTTCTAATAAGAATTGATTTGATTTATTGTTTTCTAATGAATAAAATTTAGAAGGATCAAGAGGAGTATAATTATTATCCAATACTTCATAATGACAATGAGGAGAAGTAGATAACCCAGTATTTCCTACTTTTCCGATTAATTCTCCCCTATATAAAGTATCATTTTTATTTACAAGAATAGTATCTAAATGTGCATATCTTGTTTTATAGAATTGATGATTAATTAATATTTGATTTCCATATCCGGTATCATTATATTCTATAAATTCTACAATACCATGAGCAGTAGAATAGACATCACTTCCTAATTTATCACCAAAATCAACACCAGTATGAAATTTAATTTCATTTAAAATTGGATGCAGTCTAAATCCAAATCCACTTGCAATATTAAAACTGTCATTTGGATTAATTGGAAGAATTGATGGAATGTTAATTTCTAAATATAATTCATTAAATATTGAATTAAAATTATTATTTAAAATATTAGTATTTTTGGTTAATACATTATTCTTATTATTAAGTAAATCATAAATATTAGTAGAATCGGAAATATTTAAATCCATTCCACCTTGATTTTGATTATTCTTATTCAAAATAACATTATTATAAATATTAATTTCTTTTTCTTTTAATCTATATAATTCAATAAATCCACTATCTATTTTATCATTTAAATAATTGTAATTGTAAATTAATTGTTCGTTTTTGTTTTTTAATATTAATTCTTCTGGGGTATTAAATATTAAATAAAAAATATTTATTAAAATTGAAGTGATGATAATTGTTAAAATAATAGGAGTTTTTAATATTTTGCCTTTTTTAATCTTTTCGTATTGCAATGTTTTCTGGTTGTACTCATACAGGTTCATAATTTTATTTATTTGTTAGACATATTAGTATATAAATCAATGAATTAAAGATTGATGTATATAAATTGTTTATATATAAATATAAAAAAGTTTAAAAAATATAGTTTAAAAAATTGTTTTTTAAAAATTTTATATTTATATTTGTGATGTTATTATTAATTTAAAATTTATATATTATGGAAACGAAAGAATATAATAAGAGAATAAATGAAATTAATAAATCGTTAATTAAAGCAATAATGATAGCAGTTAGACAAAAATTAATGCCAATGTCTCATATTTATAAAATAATAAGTCAAGCATGTCATTTCAGAAATATTAGAAATCCTAAAACATTAAAATATAAAAATTTAAAAGAAGAATATGAATATTAAATTATTAAAATTATAATTTTTATGAAAAATCAAATAATAAATAAAAATGTTTTTAATAATATTCCTAAAATAGGAAATCCTTGTATTGGAAACAAACTAATATATGATTTAATTGAAAGAAAATTTGTCGATGATTATAACCCAAATGTCGTTTTTATTTATGCTCATAATATACAAAAACAATATAAAAGTATTAAAATGAATATAAATTCACTTTACTCTTTATATGGTCTTTGCTAAAAAGTTTAAAGTCTTCGCAGTCTGTTAAACTCCAACGATATATTTGTTTCGTTTCTTTGAACTTTGCAAAAAGTTCCTGCCAAGTTGTGTCGATTCCCTTTTCAAATAGAACATCTCTCTCAGATTTGAATCTGGTACTCATAGTGTCCATAAGTGTTGAATCTAACTCAGGTAAATATTTAAATCCTTTATTATATTTGAACATTCCTCTTCTACCAATTTCAATGCTTGCATTAATTGGATCGAAGTAAGAATATTTCATGTTTCCTATGAAACTGGTATAGTGAGGTTTAACTTTCTCCCAAATCACACCTGTTTCATTACAATGTTTTTGAATTAATTGCATTTGAAAATCTAACTTCCAAATGTTTTTACATTTTCTATTGAATTCTTTATTTTCTTCTTTTAAGTTCTTTTCTTTAAATTCTAAATTTTCTGTTACTATTGTTCCGCAATTGTAATGTTTTATCTTTTTAAATAAACTTTTATAGATAAGACTTAATTCATATTTTCTCTTATTTGTTAAATAAAAAGAATCTTTGTGATTTGAACTCTTCCTATTCTTTTTACTTAATTGTTCTAAGCCAAAACAACCAGTCTCTAAAATCTTAAATTCTTCATCTTTATTAGTTTTCTCTGTTATAGAATAACCAACAAACTCAGGATTAAAATCCATATTACAAAATCTATCTTTGTTCTTTCCTTTTAATCTCCTATCTTTCTGTTCAATACAATATTTTTGAGATATTTGTTTTTTAATCGAACTATCAAATTCTTTTATTTCTTTGTAATATTCTTTTTGATTAAAATCAAATCCATTTAATTTTTCTTCATCGAAACAAATATAAATAAACTTGTTTGATAATCTTACTGTTATTGGTTGTTGATTAGAATTCTTTATTTCTTCTAATTGTAAAAGTTGATTTTGATATTTCTTTGATGTTGAATATTTAATTTCTATTTTGGTTTTAGCATTTGGCTTATATATAATTGTCTGATTTTTAAAATCAAAATCAAAGTATCTATTTGAATTGTTATCTGTTTTATTTCCGGTATAATTTAAAGGTTGAACTCTCTTTTCTTTAAATTCTTTTTGTAATTTTTTAATTTCAATCCTATTTTTCTCTTTATCATTAGAAAGAAAAGAAATTCTTCTTAAAAGTTGTTTTGTTCCGAAAACTATATCTTTAGAAAGAAGATTATTTTGATATTTTAATTTCTTCTTTAGCCTAAACATTTTACTTTTATTTTTTCTTGAAATTGGTTTTATTTTAAGTTCTTTTATATCTTTTTCAAGAGAAATGATTTTTAGTGCAATTTTATCTTTATTTGTTTGAATTTGAGATATTTTTGTTTTAACATCTATAACCAAACAGTTAATTTCCCATTTTGAAAGATTGTATTTTTTAGAAATATAAGAAAGAAAAACTTTGTCCGAAGTATCAAAATGTTTATATAATTCTCTAAAAGCATAAGAATACTCAATTTGTTTCTTTTCAATAAAAGAAGGATTACTATTAGATTTTATATGTAATTTTTGAGTCTTCAAATAAAATATTTTTAATATAAATATAAAAAAGATTAATTTTTCTTTTTAAAATATATAAAAATTGTTTATATTGTACAAAACAAATAAAGAATGAAATAAAACATTATATGTTTTATATTAAATTATATTGCTTTTTGTTTACAAAATAAATGCATTAATAAAATTAAATAATTATTTAAAAAATTAATATTTATAAATAAAACTAAAATAATAAAATTATGATAAGAAGTGTGATATTAGGATTAGTGATTCTTATAGTAATTGTACTGCTCGGGATTTTATTGGAATATATGAATATTCTTTATATGGGTACAGTTTGGGGAATTGGTGTTGGAATGTTTTTATTTATTGGAAATGGGATTCTTGCTTGGTATCGGTTTGATTATAAGAATGACAAATAAATTATTAATAAAAAGGAGTGAATTCACTCCTTTTTTATTCTTTAAATAATTTCTCTTCTATTTGTGATATCTGAGTATCGATTAATTCTTTTAATTCTTCTTTACTCATATTTTGTACCCAATCTTCTGTATCTCCAAATTCATTCACAATGTGTTTTTTATCATGCTTATCAATTATATCAACAAATTCAGATTTAAAATCTTTAAACCATCCAATCTTATTTTTATTAATATATTCTTTTTGATATTCATCAAATTCACCAGATATAATCATTTCCGTATCTAACATAATTCTACAATCCATACACATACCAAATTCAGAATAGAATTTTGAATCTAATCTCTTTGTCATTGCATTATTACATTTAGGACAAGAAATCGGAACTAACATTGATTGTCTTAATTTTGATAGTTTAGAAACACTTTTTTGTATTCCATTTACTATTGTCCAACTTTTATTATTTTCTTCCCAAACATCTCCTTCCTTGTGTTCTTCATTTTTATCTGAAACATAAACACTGATATCTTGTTTGATATCACCTGAAACATAACTTTTTAAAGTATTTAAAATTGACATAACATAACGGTTTTATATAAATTATTTTATTAATTCTTGTATTCTTGTTTCAATATATGATTCTAATTTTAATGATTTATTTGAATTATGGTTTATATTTTCAGTCAATGTTTTCTTAACTTTAGTTTCCCAATATTGTTTTGGACCAATTCCTGCTTTCCATTGTTTAGAAATATTAGTAAAAAATTGCTTTTTCTTTACATTATCTTTTATTTTTGCCGGACTATCTACTCCATATAATTCTAACATTTTATTAAAATATTCTCTATATGCTTTTTGTAGAGGAGAAAGAGTTCTTTTACTTATTTCTTTACTTTGTACAGTCTTTTCAGTAGAATGACGAGTTAATACTTTTTTAGTTCTTTCTAAGAATTTATTTCTGTCTTCTGCTTTGGTTAGATCTAAGTTTTTAGCTAAATCTAATAGTTCTTTTGCGTTATCTTGTAATGCCATAATTTTATAATTTAACCCAGTTTTTAATATGATATAACCACAATTTTTTTATTTCTTGTCTAACTTTATTTTGATCTTCTTTTGGTATTTGTTTTTTTATTAATTCTGTATATTCTTCTATTAATTGTGTTAAAGCCATTTCTACTCCACTACCATTTAAGTCTGTATCATCATATTTTTCAAACATGTCTTGTTGTTCTTTTAACACTGTTTTAACTTGAGATTCTATAAGTTTTTCTAATTTTAATTGAAATTCTGCTTTCATTGTATATTTTTTTAATTGTTTATATTTGTTAATAAATATAAAATTTATTTATTTTTAAATATTAATTGAAATCCATTTGGTTGATGAACAAGACTTGAAAAGGTTTTTAATTTAGCAAGTAATTTTATATCTTCTTTATCAAAAGATTTAGTACATTGAACATATACATTTTCTTTTCCAATTCTCATTTCATTTTTATCCATTCCAATCATTATCAATTCTTCTTTAACTTTATCAGATAAAGTATTGACTGATAGTTCTAATTGTTCTTTTATAATTTGTTTAGTTCTCGATTGAATATATGAATTCAATTTTTCTATTTTAGTCTTTTCCATATTTATTTTTATATTATTGTTCTTTTGTATTTCTTTTTAAAATTATATCAATTGGTTTATTTTCTATAATATCGAACCAAGGTTCTTTAAATTTTTGTATCATTCTTAAACTAAATAAATACCGTTTTATATCATGATGTAGAGATTTAAATATTAAAATATCACACAATGGTTGTGTTTTAAAAAATGGTAATATTTCATCTCTATATATTTTTGCTATTGTATTTCCTCTATATTCATCTATAGAATGTTTATTCTTTTCTTCATATTGAGACTTTCCGTTCGAGTCATACCAACCCATTTTTATTTCTAAATGGTCACCATATATTTTATCATCTGAATTATAAACTACTCTAACAAAATATTTAATATCACTTCTGTCACTAAAAATAAAATTATATTTATGACTCATTTTATAATCATAAACATTAGAAGTATTAAAAAATTCAGACATTAGATAATATGACTGAAATGTATCTTGATCATACCAATTATCTAATTGTTTATAAACTTCATTTTCACAAATTTCTTTTATAACTTGTGTCAATGATTTATTTGGTGTATCATTATAAATATAAAAATTATTTTTATTATTTAAATTTTCACCAATACAAACATTATTTTTCAAATCATACCAAATACCAACATTAGCCCTCTTTACCAGGCCATTTATAATTTATTTTTTTAGAATGAATGTGTTGTATTTCACAATCTTTAAATTTTAATATATCTTTATTTTCGATTATTAATGTCTTATATAAATTCGTTTCTTTAAATTTCATATTTTATTTATATTTCTTGTGCATAATCAAACGATTTTAAATTTCCCTTTACATCATATCCAACTTGAAAACAATCTACACACCTCACCCATTCTGGTAAATCTTTTATATTATTATACGGCTTTAAATATTCCATCAATAATAAGTTAAATCCAGATTTATTAAATGAAAAGAGTTTACAATGTGCTAATGGAATATAATCATTTTTATTTTTTAAATATTTATTAAATGTATTATTTTCACTTATATTATCCATAATACCTCTTAAATTATGAGGTATTTTAATAACCAAATTCTTTTTTAAATTTATCATTCCATATCTACCTCTGCCAACACTTTTAGATAGTGCAAATCCACGTTTTTCCAATTCTAATATTACGATTTTAATAACATTATCATCAAATGTTTTGTTCATATCATTAAAATCTATTGTTTTAAAATATTGTCTTATTTTATCATCTATATCATTTAATGATATTTCGTTTATTATTTTATTATTTAATATTGAACATAATGTTATCATTTTATTTCCCATTTATCAGTGAATATTAATTTAAATTGTTTTCCTATTTTTTTATTTTCTGAATCAATAATACTTAATTCTCCATTTTTAGAATCTTTTATTCTTAGAGTAAGAAATAATTTGTTTGAATTTATATTTGGTAATTCTCCAAATAATTTAACAGTTTTTAATTTATTATCTCTTTTAATTCTATTGGAATATAAACTATCATTAATTTGCTTTAATCCTGTTATTCCTTTTGTTTTTAAGAAATCAAATAAAGTTCTTAATAATCCTTCGTCTTTATTTCCTTCTTTTAATTTATTACTAAACTGTTTGATTTGTTTATTTATTATTTTTGAGTTATCAACAACTTCTTCTATTTTTTCAATCTTAAATATTTCAATCAATTTATTCTTAACTTCTTCATTTATATCCTTTTTATATATGTTTATAATATCGGAAACATTTAATTTATTATTTGTTATTTCAAATATAATGAAATTGTGTCCATTATTAAAATAGAATTCTTTGTCATCTATTTCATTAATCTTATCATTTATAAATATAAGTTTTGATAAAAAAAGTGAACTGGTATTTTCTGACAATACACTTATTATATTTAATGGAGTTGTTAAATCATTATAAGTTCTTCCAATTTTAATATTTCCGTCCTTGTAAGTAATATAAAATTTAATATTTTCAGTTATATTGAATATTTCATTTAAGAAATTGTTTATTGTTTTATTTTCAATATTTTCTGTTAATGTATTTACATATTCATAACCAATTGCTTTTACTAAAACATCTATTCGTTCTTTCCACCTATTATAATCATCCTCATTAGTAAATTTATTGCTTTTATTGTCATGATTTAAATTTGAATTAGGTGGTCCTTTAGGATAATCATTATTAAAATCTTCAAAAGTCATATTAATAGGCATAAGATTATTTAATATTGTAAATCCTGAATATTTTGATTGTTCTTCAGAAAATTCATCATATACTTTTTTATTTCTTAAAAATACATTTGGTCCATTATCAACAAATCCATTTAATCCAAAGCCAGTATTACTTATTTCTTTTAATATTTTTTTAATATCTATTTTCTTTTTATTTATAAATCTTTTAAGAAGAGTAAATTTCTTTTTATCACTACAAATATTAGAAATATAATCTGGTTCATTTTCATTATTATATATTTTCCCTTCTGTCATTACATCAACATATTTCATATCAGAAACATCTAATAATCCTTGAATATCTACTAACCATTTCTGATAACCTGGTAAATCTCTTAATACTTTAACTCTATTAATATAATTTGAATTTATGCCAGTTGGAAATGTTGATGCTGCATCTGGTGCTTCTGTATTATACATTGTAAGATATTTTTCAAAATCTATATTTGATATTAAATAATTTATAACATACATACCTATCATATCAGCTTTACTTTTTGAAAATTCTTCATAAGTTCTTTTATTAGCATGAAACACACTGAATTCTTTTGTTTTCATTCTTCCTGCCAATGGAGAAGCTGTACTAACTTCATTTAAGATAGATTTTATTTTGTTTTGATTGAAAATTATAAAATATTTAATATTTGAATCTGTTAAATTCATATCTATTATAGTTAATTTTTAATTATAAATATAAAATTGTTTAATTTTTATTATATTTAAATATTATTAAAAATAATCAATAAATATTTTGTTTATATTAAAATTAATATTATATTTGTAAAAAATTAAAAACAATTATTATGACAATACGAGAAATTATAAAAGCATATTGTGAATTAAAATTAACCAATAATATACAAGATGATGTGTTAGATTTTTTAAAAATTCGGCAATTGAATTAACAGAAAAAAATCAAATGATTGAAAGATTTTATAAAACTTACTCTGATAGACAAAATGAAATAAGTAATCAAATAAATAAAACAGATAGTATCGAAGAACGAGGGAGTATTTTATTGAAAAAAATAAAATTGCTGAAATATTAGCTCTACTTAATACTATTCGTTAATTTTTTATTAAGTATAACGAAAAATAACAGTCGCATGTTGCAGGATTTCAAGAGGAAGAATTTATATTTGAAAATAAAACATATAAAATACAAATAGACGCATTTTGGGAAAAAGTAAGATATTTTGACATTTCGGTTAATGGAATAAATTATAATAGAAGTGAATCTTATGAATTTTAATTTTGTTTATTAAATAAAAAATATTATATTTGTAGAAATTTTAAAACTGAAAATATGAAAGAAGCTCATTTATACTTAATAAGCAAGGGAGTTAAAACAAAATGTCAAATATTTACAGCAAGTGCTGTTGAACAAATGCTGAATGAATTTGCCTAAATGCAGTTAAAAAATAATCATATTAAATCTTATGTTATAGTGAGTAATGAATTAAAAATAGGAGACAAAATAAAGTTTCCCTCGGGGTTAAAAGCTGAAATAATATCAATAGAAGTAAAAGTATATCAGATGTTGAAATTTAATTTAAAACATTATTATTTTATAACAAAAAATAATAATTGAAATACCGGAAATCAGTATGTAATCAGTAAAAAGTTTTTTAACAGATAAAAAGTACATATAAGCAATGTTTAACTATAATAATATATGTTTTTATCAAAATTTATTAATCAAATGGAAATAAAATCTTTTAATTTAAATCATTCAATAGAATGTGAAAGAAGTGAAGTAAAGCAAGAAGACGCAGATAATAGTAAATTATATAATGAAGTTTTAGTATCTCTTTTTTCTTAAATATTAAATATTTGTAAGGAAAATAATATAAAACGCAGAACTTAAATAGAATGATATAAACATGACAATTAGTATAAACTTTATTTTGAAATACGAATAAAATGTTTTATATTTGTTACTATGTTTTAGTAAAAAATTAATATTATGAAAAGACATAAAAAAATAATAATGAATGATGTTGAGATAGATGAAGGTATATCAGATTTAATTCAAATACTTTGGAATAATAATATTGAAACAATACAGTGTTGTGAAGGTGGTTATATAACAGATAAAGAAACAAGATTTACACATTTGAATGATGGTTATATTGTAGATAATGCTCATATTATTTTTTTATATAAAGATTTGGATAAAATCAAAACTTTTTTACCTAACAATACTGATTATATCATAGGCGATAAGACACAAAAAGGACACTTAGCGGAATGGTTAGGAAGTTTTGATGGTGTATGGGCAAATTTTAAGCACAACACTTAATTTTTTATTAAACATAACGGTTGCAGGTATGTTTAGTGCTTGATTTAGAAGTATAAACAATCAAAATACAAATAAGGATGAAAAAAACAGAAAACTCAAAACAAGCAGAAACACAGGTATTAAATATACCTGTTATTATGCCAAGTATTGTTAGGAAGGGTTTCGTTCAATGTATGGATGGAATGACTTCTTTGATTAATACCCAAAGTGATGAAATGATTAAAGTTAATTTTAAAGATAGAGAAACCCAATTGAAATATTTAATTAAATGAGAAAAAGTGATATAGTATTATTAGCTTTAATTATATCAGGGAATATTGATATTGATGTTATTAGTATAGAATACAAATTAAAATATTATATTCTAAAATACAAAGTTTCAGATGAAATATATAGTTTTACAATAAGTAGAGCTAATGGAAGCATAAATTTTAATCTTTATAATGAAACGCTTGAAAAAAATATAATTCAATTTGGGCATGAAAAAGCTATTGATTTTATAAAAGAAAAATATGATATAAAAAATATTATTAAAATTGGATTTATTGATTAACCATAACGGTTGCAAATATAAAACGTTTATTAAACTAAACCTAAATTGAAAAACACAACATAAATAAAAACACAACAATAAATTTGAAACACTGAAATAAATGTTTTATATTTGTTGTTATAAAATAGTAAACGACTAATTTAACATTTACTCCGATGTAATTGCAAGATGGTAATTACATTCACAAAAGGAAATAAGTATGAACACTGGTCGTTTATTTTTTATAACTATTATATATAAAAATCAACAGTTAAATAATTGAATATATAATAGTTATAATACAATTTTTTAAAGATTTAATTTTAAAATATAAAATAATTTATGATAAAAACAATTGGATTAAATGAATCTGAAATTACGAAATTATTAGATTCGTGTTATAAATTTAAACCTGAAGATTTAATTATTTCAGAGTTAAAATGGAAGACAATAATTTACACTATTTTAACAGGAGGAAATCTTTTAATTACAGGAGAATCTGGAAGTGGTAAAACAAAAACAATTTTATCTCTTTTAAATCTATTAGATAGAAAGTTATTTAATATTCCTCTTGGTGCATCTCAAGACCCGATTTCATCTATTATTGGAAATACTCATTTCAATTCTACAGATGGAACATTCTTTAATAAATCTTATTTTGTTAATAGTATTCAAGAAGAAAATGCTATTATATTATTAGATGAAATTACAAGACCAAATAAAGAAGTTTGGAATGTTTTAATGAGTGTATTAGATGAAGAACAAAGATTTTTAAGAGTAGATGATGATATTAATACTCCTGAAATTAAAGTTGGAAATGGTGTTTGTTTTCTTGCTACTGCTAATATTGGAAAAGCATATACTTCTACTAAAATATTGGATAAAGCATTTAAAGAACGTTTCACAGTTATTGAAATGGATTTACTTAATAAGGAACAAGAAACAAAACTTCAAATGCAATTATATCCTGAATTAGATTTTAAAATTATTAATGATATATGTTCACTTGCTTGTCTTACAAGAGAAGAAAATGATGATATTGAAATTAGTAGAAAAATAAGTACAAAAGATGTTAAAAGATTTCTACATAAAATCAAATTTAATTTTACTTTTGTAGAAGCATTTCAAATAGAAATTCTGAGTAAGTATGATAATTCAGAAGAAATAAACTTTTTAAAACAATTACTCGATTCTTATAATTATTAAAATTATGAACAATAAAATATCAATAAGAGGAAATAAATGGGAAGATGGAATATTAATTAGTACAACTTACATTTATAATGACAAATTAGTAGAAGGACATATTCAAGAATTAAATAATGAAGAAATATCAGAATTAATCGAAGTATTAAAAATCTATCAACTTAAATACATTAATTGTTCAGAAAAAAGAACATCTAAAAAAGGACATTTAATTTTGGATTTAAATAAAAAAGAAAATATATTATAATTTAAAATTTATTTAATATAAAAAATAATTATGAATAAAATTAATGATTTAATAATTGAACTTCTTGATTTATCTAATTTTGATAATATTTATTCCGCAGAAGATATGCAAAATAATTTAGAAGAAATAAATGAAAAATTACAAACATATTTATCTGATATTAATATGGATTTTAAATCTGTTCCTAATATTAGAAAAATAGAAGAACATTTAATAGATGAAGCAATATCAGATATTGTTTTAATAGTTAATTGCAATGACAAAAAAGATGATTATAAAATTGCAAAAGAACTTATTAAATCTCAATTTGTGATAATCAATAATGGTGATTTATTTTTAGAAGAATGGGAAGATAATAAAGAAATTCAAAAAGAAATAGATAAAAGAGTAAAACCTAAAGATTTGTGCTTTTACCCAAGTTAATTATACTTTAAAGAAAAACAATGAACCAATTATAGAAAAAATTGTAGAAAAAATTGAAATTCCAATTGATGAAATCTGGGATGTTGCCGTTGAAAAAGGTAGAGAATTATCATGTGAATTAATAAACGAACCACATGAAAGAAATGTTGTTGGTGGAGAAGTAGAAGATGAAATCGAATATAATGGATTAAAATATAAAATAATTGTTAATACATATTGGGAGAAATCTATTTATTATGATTTAACAGTAATTGGAGAAAATTATCATAAACATGAAAATTGTATAGATTTGTAAAAACAAATAAATGAAAAATGAACTAAGTCAATTTTGGTTAAGTAAGAATTTCGATTTTAATTCTAAAAATGTATTTCATCTTTTTTACATTAAGAAGAGTATAAATAATTTTATTAGAATTTTAACTAAAAAGAAATATAAATTAGGGTATAAAATATATCCGACACCAAAAGATTATATAGAAGATTCTGAATTCTATATTTCTACAAATATTCCAAATGTAGATGTTCTTCTTGGACAAATGTTTTATAAAGTAGCAAGACACGAATCAGTTATTAATTTTGATAATTGGTATGATTTAATTCCAGAATACATTAAACAAAATGTCTTAATAAAACATAAAATAAAAAGAGATGAGTTACAGTCATATTTAGAAGATAAAATATTAACTCTTATAAATGTATTTCTTAAAACTAATGCTATTATTTATATTTCTAATAATGCAGAAGGATTTATAAAATATATTAAATCTTATTTTGACAATCTTTCCGATTCTAAAAGATATGAAGGATTAAAATCTAAATGTAATAATCAAATCTTTATTAATAATAATTGGGATTCTTATTTTTATTATATTCTTAATATTGACAAGAAAATAGATTTTAAACATGAAATAATTGTAAAATTAAAACATGAATGTGAATTACTTACTAAACTTAATCAATTATTAACTAAGGAATTTATAATAGAACGAGTATCAGAATATTTTGAATTATTAGATAAAAATTCAGATGATTCTATTAATGATTATGATATTTTAACAGAACCAGAAGAATCTAAATTAAATAAAACATTTGAAGAATTAAAGAACTCTCTTTATAATGAATATGGAATAATTGGAGGAATAACACCAAAAGAATTTACCAAATTAAAAACTATTGATGTAAATAATGTTAATCATAAATCATTTAAAAGTAATTTCAATAATGAAGAAATATCAATACTTGAAATTGATAACTTTAATATGGATTTAATTACTTATGATATGTTTAAATTGTTTGAAATTAAAAAGAATGTTATTAATTATAATAGAGATTATCTTGTAACTAAAGGTATCTCTTTAGGTAAAAAACTATTAAATCAACTTAAATATCGAGACGAAATAACTTCAGACAAAATAACTCATCTAAAGTCTGGTAAAATAGACAGAAATAAGATATATCAATTAGGAATGGATAAATTTGATATATTCTATAACATTGATATTACTGAGAATGAAAATAAGACTATTTATATTTCTTATGATGCAAGTAAATCGATGAATAATGAAAAATGGGATAATAGTCAAATATTCTTAATAGGATTGATTTATGCAATATCTAATATTAGTTCCCTTAATATTAAAGTATTTTATAGAATGACAACTATTGTTTCTAATGGAACTGAAAAAGAAATACTTCCAGTTTTATTAAAGGTATATGATTCAGAAACAGATAAATTTAATAAAGTAAAATTGTTATTTCCTTATCTTAAACCAAATGGAGGTAGTCCGGAAGGAATATTACATGAACTTCTTAAAAAGAAAATTGCTAAAGAAACAAATGAAAGTATAATGATTAATATTAGTGATGGTAAACCAAATTATTATAATCATGGATTAATTTATACAAATGAAGAAGCAATACTTCATACCAAAAAACAAATTGATAATATGAAACAAAATGGAGTTCAAATCATTTCATATTTTATTGGAGATAAACTTGACTTTGAATCAAATAAGAAGATGTACGGAAAGAAAAACAGTTTTTATATTGAACTTGATAAAATTGTAAAACTCGGTGATAGTTTAAATGAATTAGCATTTTAATAAATTAAACGTATGAAAGTAGAAATAAGATTAGGAGTAATATCGGAAAATACTAAAAGAGTAAGTCTTAATGATAGTAATGTATTTTTTGATGATATAATAAAACAAAAACAAAATATATATGATTTTTTATATAAATCATTAGAGTTAAAAATATATGGAGAATCTTTAATAATTGAAAATATTAATCATTTTTCTTTATATCTATTAAATAATTGTTTTATGAGATATGTAGTTAATAATAATTTGGATAAAGATTTTACTGAAAATTATATTCCTATTATTAATCCAGAAAACATTAAAGTTGTAGAAATAGATGAAGGAATAAATATAAATGAAATATGTATTCAAGATGAGGAAGGACTTATTGCTAATAATTGGTTTGATAGATTTATATTGAATATAATGGATGATTATTATTCACTTTTAAATTATTATGAAAAATAAAAGAACATTGATTTAGATAAACAGATAGACAAATCAAATTAAAAAACAAAATAAATAATTCGATAATTAAAACTCATATAATTAATTTTATATGAGTTTTTAATATATAAATAATTCGATAACATCATCTTTCTTAATCTTGTTATAATCAACTCTAATATTATTTATTAAATCAACAGACATTCCAATATAATTATCATTTAATTTATTTGCAAATTTTAAGATATATTCTTTTATATTATTACTATTTAATTCTAAGAATAATTTATTGAAATCTACATTTTTATTCTTAGGATAAATATAAAATCCATTAATAATAATATCAGTATAATTATCAGGAATATAAAATATAGAATTATTAGAATTTAAAAATGAATCACATATAATCTTGTCTTTTAAATTTAAATAATTAGTTAATGTTTGTCTATCATATTTATAATTTGTTATTTTTTCATCTTTTAAAAAATTATAAAATAATGGATAATATTGCTCAATATAACTTAGTTGCATTAATCGATATATTCCATTTATTATATGATACGGAAATAATAATTTAACTTTTCTATTTTTTGATTTATTGCATTCTCTTAATAATTCTGGTTCTATTTCATATTTCTTATTATTATAAATAATAAAATTTGTATTTTTAATTGACTGAATAAATAGTTTATTATTGTTCGTTCTTAAAATATAAGTTATTGTACAAATATCTGTTAATTTAGTTAAAGATTTATCAAAATATTCTGTTTTATAAAAACTATTAATATATTCCAAATTATTGTTATTTTGCTTATTTGCTAATAATATTAATGTTGCAATATCTGCATTATTAAATATTTTTTCATTTTTAAAATCGATTATATCTTTTATATATAAATTAGTTTGAAAAAACAATTTCATTTTAGTATAAATAGAAGAAAATAATGTTCTTGGAATTATATATCCTATTTCTCCTGATTGTTTTAATAATAAAAATGCCAATTCAATAAAACAAACAAAAATATTGTTCTGAATATTTCCTTTACTCCATTCCCATTCTAACAAATATTTTTTATTTTCTTTATCTAAATTTTTATATAAAATATAAGGAGGATTACCAACAACAAAATCAAAATAATTCTTATATTCAATTATATTTTCTTTATTAATAGAATTTAAAACTTTAATATTCTTCCATTCTATTTTATTCATTCTTAATTTAGAAAGAAATAAATTTAATCTTATTTTAGTTGCTTCTATATTTCTTTCATCGATATCCCAACCATAAACATTTTTATTTAATAATTCTTCAATATTCTGAATATTATTATTTCTGCAATCTTTTATGATTCTTTTAACTATTTCAATTAAAAAGTTTCCATTCCCACAACTCGGTTCTAATATCTTTTTATTATAAATATTAATAGTGAAATTAACCTTATTTAGAATTAATTTCACTATTCTTTTATTTGTGAAAACTTGACCAAGATATTTACTATCTAATTTATAATTCTTCATTATTCTTTATATATTCAAATAAAGTAGTTAGTGATTTAATTTCATCTTCTGGTTTAGTACTTGTTTCATTCCAAGAACTTCCAAATTGAACTCCTTCTATCTTTCCAAGTAAATAAAACAACTTAGTCATCTTATTTAATTCATATTCTGATAATTGAGTTTGACGAGTATAATTATCAGTATTTATTTTTTCTAATAATTCTGATTTTAATTGATTGAAAGTTTGCATAATTATTTAGTATTAATAAAATTAAGTTCATTTAAATCACTTACATTGATTATATTTCCAGTTTCATCTACATTGCCTGTTTTTCTACTTGATATTCCTATTGTCATTCCTGTATTTAGTTTTAATAATACTTTTTTAGCTTCATCATTATCTAAAAAATCAATTGTTTTGCCTTCATCATAAGTATATCCAATTATAATACCATTTGATTCTACTTTAACTTTATTCATAGTTTTATTGTTTTAATGTATTTAATAATTCTTTAAATTCTTTTTCTTTAATTCCGAATAATGATAAATCGGTATTTTCTAATGTTGAAAGAAGAAATTCAATTGTTTCATTATTTATTCTTAATATTTTAAAAGTTACTTCCTCACATCTATTATCTCTAAATGCAAGAACATAATAATCATCTTTTAAATAATCTTTAATTTGTGATAACTGATATTCTATATGATTTAAATTTGGAGTATCAAATGGTACTCTTATTGTAAAAATTGCTTTCATATTTTTTATTTTATATATTCAATTTCATTTGCACTCATAATCTCTTTTAAATTTTGTTTTCTATATGATTTGATTATTTCTTTCCATTTTGGTTTATTCTTCCAATGTCCAAGAATATCAATTTCATCATCCCATTCAATATGACTTTCTATTCCTTTAACTTCTGTACAAACTCTATAATTCTTAACATATTCATTTGAAATCAATTCTGAATGTCTATCATTATTCCATCGAACATAATTAAATCCTATTGCTTGGTCAGCTATAAAACTACCTAAATAAATTGCGATAATTGGCTTTGATATTTTATATGTATAATGATTGTCTATGTATTTGTCTCTTTCATATTTTTGAAATAAAAGATAATCTCCAAACTCTAAATTATCTTCATCTAAAAATCTATTTATTTTTCTAATTTTATAAGTGAAAATAAACAATAATTAATTATATCAAAATAATTTGAATTTATTCCTTCTGAACTAATCACTTCTCCTTTATCTTCTATTTGTTTGATTCTACTCAACTTTACCAACATTATATCAGTTATAGATGATATTCTCATCCTTTTCCATGAATCCGAATAATCATGATTCTTTTTATTTAATAATTCAATACTTTCATCTAAAAAATCATTATACATATCTTCTATCTTTTCAAATGAAACGGAATCAATATCATCAAAATCTTTATATATAATAGATTGAATTAGATACATTAAAGAATAATTTATAATTCCAATATAATCATATTTAATGTTATCTTCTATCTTCTGTTCTTTATTTATTTCTATTGATTTGATTCTTTCTAATTTAATCAATATCTGGTCTGTTAGAGATGTCAGTCTAAACAATCTCCATGATAAACCATAATCTTTATATTTGTTTTGAAAGATTGTTTTACATTCAGATACTATACTTTCTATTTCTTTCATTCTGTTTAATTTAAAAATATATTTGATCTATTTTTTTTCTGGTAAAATTATATAATCTTGGTAATATGATTTTATATTCATTTGTTTCTTCTTCCAATAAAACTCTATAACCACTAAATATATCCATGTTTTTATTTAATTGAGCTGTCATTTCTTCATTTAATTTTTCTTTTTGAGTAGATAAAAAATAATCATAAAACATTTCATCTATCATTGTTAATACTTTTTTCTCTCCAAAAAAAGTAACAAGTTTTTTATAAAAAGAAGTTTCAACTGGATGTATTATTGTTCCAAATGAATTTTCATATATAAATAATGTATTTTTAGCATTAACCATATCAGAATTTTCTTCTAACATAATATTAGTTCTTTCTATATCAACTAAAGAATATATTCCTTTTTTTATTTTTTCCATGTTAATTACTGTTTATTTAAAAATATATAAAAATTAAAAATAATATTATAGTATTTTGTGATTTATTTTTGGGGTTAAATAATGTAACACTTTTATTTGTTTTTCTTTAGATTTGTTATTTTATTATAATTAAACTATAATAAATAAAGGAAATCAAGGAATATAACATAAAACTGTTACATTGTTAGTTTATAACTGATTAACTAACCGCATTGTTCTTATTATTTTTCCGTTTACTCTAATTTGTTTATTGTCAAAATACATCTTTTTATTTTTAACATCTATTTTTATTTGATTCCAAGATTTGTTTGCTAATTTAATCCATTCTTTTTTAGTCATACCTTTTCCAATTTGATAAATATCAACATTAATAGAATATTTAGTTTCTGTTCCAGTTTTAATTTTAAACACTTCAATATTATTCAACATCACATAATTTAAAAATGAATTCCATTTCTTAATTTCTGTATAATTAATTAAATCTAATTCTTTAAAAATTGGAAGATTTAAGATTTCTTTTTTAGTTAAAGAAGTAGTAAAACTTTGCTTAAAAGTCTCTGGAGATTCTTTTATTAAATATTGTTCTATTAACATATTTAAACCAAAACTCATAATATATTGATTATACATATTTAATTTTAATGAAATTCCAAAAGTATGTAAAGTCTTTTGAATATTTTTTGTGTTATAGTTTAAAAATAATCCATTATTTTGCAATTCAATTAAAATGTTTTCTATACTATCAACTTTTCTATTTTTTGTAATTTCATATAAATAACTAAGATTAGTTTTTTTATAACTATTCTTGAAATTATAAAATACATTTAAATCTTTGAATGCTTTTCTATATCCAAAATTAATAATATAATCATGAATATGATTTATATTTAAATTTGATTTTGCTGCTAAACTTTGTATTTTAAATAAAATATCATCATATTTCTGAATTCTATTATTATAATCTTTATATTTAGTAGGATTAACAATATTGTCTATTATATAGTTATCTACTTCTTTTTCGTTTTGAGATTCATATTCATTAATTAATTTATATAATTCTGTATCTGTATCTTCGATTTCTTTAATCAAAACATTATTATTTATTTCAATATCACTAATAGCATCTTTTATATAAAAATATCGTTGATTATTAAATGTATTGAAGAAACTGTTAATATTCAAATAATCATAATAAACACCTAATTTGTATTTAATATATTCTTTTGAATTGAAATCATTTATATCATACTTAATTAATTCAACAATAGGAATATAATTAAAGTGAATTGGTTCGTGATTATCAAATTGCATTTTGGCTTTATTGAATATTTCTAATTCTCGTTCAATAAATTTATCTTTAATATTAGTATAATTATTTACTCTACCTTCTTTATCAATTAAAGAAGTAAACATCATTATTTCAGTTTCTTCATTTATAGTATTTTGCCTATCTGTTCTATTAACCATTTGAACAAGTGATTCTGCCGCAACTAAATTATACATAGAATATAAATCTGGATTAATATAAATTTTATCTAATTTAACATCTTCCTTTATAATAATGCCATCTACTTCTGTTCTTTTACATAATTCGACTCCCATTTCAAATGATGTTGTCGATATTATTATTTTCTGTCCATTATATTTTAATATACTGTTTTTACTATCAACAGAAAATATTTCATTCTCCAGAATACCTTTATCAATTAATATTTTTTTGATTGCCAAATTTTGAACAGTTCTACTATTATTAAAAAACATAACAATTTTCCCATTATGATAATCTTTAATTATTCTTGATACTATTTTAACCAAACTTACTTTTGGTTTAATAATTATAGGATGTTTTTTAATGGTTTTATATCTAATATATAATTGCGAGTAATTATCAAACAATTTATAAAATTCGCTTGTTATCGGTGTACCAGTCATTACTGTAATTGTTTTATAATCATGTGATTGTATTTTAGAAAATATATTTAAAATTAATTCTTTTTTCATTGTGTAAAATTGAAGATAAGAATGAATTTCATCTAAAATTAAATGTGTATTATAAGCAGATATATCATATAATTTGCCAATATAACCATCTAATGTAGATATAAATAAATTGCAAGACATATTAATATTTTCTTTAGAAACATTTTCGTATCCTTTTTCTTCATTAGGTCCATGAATGATTTGAATTTTACAATCCACATTATTTTCATTTAATGTTTTTCTAAAATAACTATTTGGGTCATTAAATTCCATTTCTTTTTCTTTAGCAATATCAACCATTGGAACAATCAATATTACTTTTTGATTCTTATCATTTACTAATAATCTCGCTAAAGTAACATTAACAGTTTTACCGGATTTTGTATCTGCTTTAAGATATAAATATTTATCGGTAATCATAGAAGGATTTAATTTTTGATTGCTTTCTAAAAATACATATTTACCGATTATATCTAAATGTCTTTCATCTTCTTCTGTAGATTGTCTTTCATATGTATTTTTAAATGTGTCTTTAGTTATTACTGGATTGATTGTTGGTTGATTCTGCTTTTTCATTACTTGCAATTTCCACCAAACATAATCATCATATTTTTTTCTTATTTGTTCGAAATCAAATCCATTATCTTCAATTCTTTTAATAAAATAAGATTTTAAAATGTTATGAGTAATATTAAAATTATATAATATATTTATATATAATCCGGCAATAGAAGTTCCTGTATTTTTATAAGAAAATTCCATGTTTTGACACATTTCATTTAAAAATGTTTCTACATTATCATCACAAACTTTAATCCTACTTTTAATATCTTTAACAGATGCTTTATTGGGTTGTTTTTCTGATATACTATTTAGTTTGATTATATTTTCTAATGTTAAAGGTCTATAACCAGTTATAATTAAATCATCTATTGCTTGTTCTGTTAAACACTCAAAATATCCTTCTCTAACATATTTTTCATCTATTGTTTTAAATAGTTCTATTAAATATATTAATTCTGATTTATCTATTCTACCATTATTTTTAATTACTGGAATAGTATTGTATTTTTTAATATCTTTGGCATGTTTTTTATAATAATCTAAGAACATTTCATCTTTAAATATCTCATTAAAATCAAATATATATTCTGATTCTTTATTATGATATAAAACACCTTGAGACCAATTGTCTTTTCTACTTTTACTTCCGACTTTAGTATCCCAAATAGGTATATGGAAATTTAAATCGACACTTATTTTATTTAAAGCATAAAAATAACAAGATTCGAAATTATCTGCATTAACACCATTTACTGAAATATAAATATGGAATCCTTTATCACTAATAGAACGAGTTAAAGCAATAGTATCTTTTCTATTAGTAAAATATTCAGTTAATTGTTGTTTTATTTCATCTGAAATATACATCCCGTCTTTCCATTCAAAATTATCAAATTCAAACATAAAAATATTAGTTGATTCAGTAATTTGTTCATCTCTTGTAGAATACAGATGATTAAAATGAATTAATGTAGTCGGAGAATGTTTTTTAAAATCCGATTGTTCTTTTACAGTGAATAATTTATTTCTAACTTTATTCATTCCATCATAAAAATATTTCAAATTGATAGTATCAAATGTATTACTATATCCTCTTTTTATTTCCTTAGTTTGAATTTCATTATTTGATAATGATGTTTTTGGATTGTCTTTTTTATATTTATCTATTTTAGAAGGAATACAAATAGAACAAGTTTTATCATAAAACTCTTCTTCTGTTAAAATACATTCTGAAACTGATTTTAGTTTATTGAAATCTTGATGATTATAATATTCTATGATATTATTAAAATCTGTTTTGAAAAGAGGTGCTAAAGCATAATTATTAGCACAATAAGAAACAATGTGATTATTCATTTTATATTAGTTTTAGTGAGTTTATATTTGTTGTGAATTTTTTTAAAGAGGTGAGTTGCAACTCACCTCTTTTACTCACTTAACAAATATTTTATATAAATATAAATTATTAAAAAAATAATTTTCTATTCATATATAAATATAAAATAAAAAAGAAAACAATTTTAAATGTTAAAATATTTGTTTTATAAATTAATTAGTTTTATATTTGTAGAATAAAATTTAAAACTATTAAATATGAAAGATATAAAAGAAATAGGATTTTACTCATTATCAAATGATAGAGCAAAAAACATCTCATTAACATCACAAATGAAAAGATGTGAAATGATTATTACTGAGTATTGTAATTTTAAATGTCCTTATTGTAGAGGATTAAAAGATGAAATCTACGGAAACAGAAAGAAAAAAGAATTAACATTAGAAGAAATAAAATACAATATAGATTTATGGTGTGAAAACATTCCATTAGAAAACATTCGTTTTTCTGGAGGTGAACCTACATTACATAAAGACATTATTGAAATCGTTTCTTATGCAAAAGAAAAAGGAATAAAAAGAATTGCAATCTCAACAAATGGTTCTAATAAATTATCTCTTTATAAGAAATTAATTGAAGTTGGTTGTAATGACTTTTCTATTTCATTAGATGCTTGTTGTGCAGAAGACGGAGATAAAATGTCTGGAAATGTTAAAGGTTCATTTGACATAGTTGTTAAAAATATTGAAGAAATATCAAAACTTACCTATGTAACTGTTGGTGTTGTTCTTACTCCAGAAAACATAGATAAAACAATCGATACAATTAGATTTGCTCATAAATTAGGAGTGGCGGATATTCGAATAATTACTGCATCTATGTAATATTTTTTGAAGTTACATATATTAGTATAATTTTTATTTATTATTATATTTATTTAAAAAAGTAAATATGATAATTTATAAAACAACAAATAAAATTAATAATAAAATATATGTGGGTAAAGATTCACATAATAATCCGAAATATTTGGGTTCTGGCAAATTATTAAATAGATCAATAAAAAAATATGGTATTGATAATTTTATAAAAGAAATTATAGAATATTGTAATGATAATGAACAATTAAATGAAAGAGAAAAGTTTTGGATTAAAGAATTAGATGCCACAAATGTAAAAATAGGATATAACATAATGTATGGAGGAGATGGAGGAGATACATTTACAAATAATCCAGATAAAGAATCCACAAGAAAAAAGATAAGTATTGCATCAAAAAAAAGTAATAATAATCCAGAAACAAAAAGAAAGATTGGCGCTGCATCAAAAGGCAATAAATATCGGTTAGGAACAAAACAATCTGCAGAAACAAAACAAAAAATTAGCGAATCTAATAAAGGTAAACATAGTGCACCAAAATCAGACGAAACTAAAAGAAAAATCGGCGAAGCAGGTAAAGGAAGGAAACAATCAAATGAAACAAAAAACAAACGAAAAGAATCTATGATGGGTAAAAATAAAGGTAAAAAAAGAACATCAGAACAAATAATAAAAATGAGAATAAATTCAATAGGTAGACCATCTGCAATGAAAGGAAAACATATGAGCGAGGAAGCTAAACTAAAATTAAGAAATGCCAATTTAGGAAAAAAACAAACAAAAGAAACAATAGAAAAAAGGGAACAAACCAGGAGAATTAATAAATTAAATAAAAATAACAATAAAAACGTATAAATATGAATAAAGAAGAAATGTATCAATATTTAGCAATAAGATTAAATGAAGTAGAACAAGAAATTGTAGATTCACATCCAATACTTAAATATAGAATTAATCATTTTGCAGAAGGTATTAATGTTAGAGGAATTAAAGACCCAAATCATAAAAAATGTGGATTGGTTTTAGATGATTCTATTATCGCCGGAAAATATCACTTCCCCTGCGTTATTTATATGAGGGAAAAAGGAAATCCGATTGGAGAAGTTGGACCAAATATGAGAAATGAAAGATTTGAATGGTTTAAAAAACACGATTGTTATAAAGATGATATTTGTAGAAATAATTGCCTCGATGTTTGTTGCTCGATAAATAAAAAAATAGGAGAAACAAATGAATTTTTAAAACCTTATTATAATGAATAATTTATTTATTTGTATTTCAGTCAGTAAAAGTGGAAAATCAACATTTTGTAAAGAAGTTTCATCTAAATTATCAAATATTAAAATTGTTAGTTTAGATGAAATTAAAATACAAAATAAAGAACAATCATCTCATTTAATTGCTTTTAATTTAATTAATAATTATTTAAAAGAATATAATGTTTTGTTTGATGCCAATAATTGTAGATATGAACACAGATTAAATTTATTAAATAGTTTAAATATTGATTGTAATAAATATGCAATTTTATTTGATAATGTTTCGATAGAAAATTCATGTAATAATTTAAAACAATTTAAATCGGAATATAGATATACATTTACAACTGAAGAATTAATCAAAAGACAGTTTATTGAATTTGAAAATGATAAAGACAAATTATCTGAATTTATAGTATTAACCAAAACAGAATTTAAAAATAAATTTTATGATAAAAATATTCGATTGTAGTTTAAATTCATTTGCTCCTTCTCACCGTCCAAATTCATTAGGACCAAAAGAAAATGATATAATGTTTGATTTAAAAAAGTATTCATCTTTATATGGATTTGAATATGTAGAAAATTATAAAAAATCAGATGTTATAATTACTAATACTAATTATCCAGAATACATATTAAATACAAGCATTCCAAAAGTAAAAAGAATGGATGGTATTTATTGGGATACAAGAATATCCGAAAGAAATATTAAATTAAATGAAGCAGCAATTAATAGCGATTTGGTTATTTTTATAAGTGAATTTTCAAAAAAATCATTTCATACTCTATATCCAGAATTAAAATTAAATAAAGAGTCGGTTGTGTTAAATAATGTAGCTGATTCTAATTTCTATAAAATTAACAATTGTGAGAAACCATTTGATTTTGTTGCATCTTGTACTAATTGGGAAAGAGAAGAAAAAAGATTTAAATCGATATTACAATTTGCAGAATTTTTAAAAACAAAAAATAAAACATTATTGTTAATTGGGAGTAATATGATAGATGTTCCATATAATGTTTTTTGTACTGGTTATATTAGAGATTATCAAACTTTAAATGAAACAATAAACTTAGGTAAATATTTTGTTAATTTTTCATATAGAGATTCTGGTTGTAAATGTGTTTCTCAAGCAATAAAATGCGGATTACCGGTTTTATATGCTAATAGTGGAGGAGTACCAGAATTAGTAAATGAAAATTGTGTTCCAATTAATGATATTGAAGAAATATATTTTGATAATAAAGTACCAGATTTAAATATATATAATATGATTGAAGGATATGAAACAATTATAAATAAAGAAATAAAAAATGTTAAAATTGAATCATATCAAACTACAATAAAAAATTATTTTGATAATATTAAAAATATCTTATAATAAATTTGTTTATCAATATTATTTTATGTATTTTTGTTTTGTATTAAAAATCAAATGAAAATGGAATATTTCTTACCAACATATGAAGAAGCAACAGAAATAGTAAATAATAATGACTCATTTACTTTCCTTGAAACTAAACAAGAATTTTTAGGATATAATATTTCTACATTTTCATATCGTCATGTTGATGTAAATACATTCTTAAATCCGATAAAAGATAAAGATTATAATGCTTTAGAATTTAAAGGATTGACATTTATATTTGATAAAGACAATAGTTATAAAAGATTTTTAATGCTTCATAAATTTTGGATTTTAGACCAATATGAAAATTCAAGATATGAATTATTTAAGAATAAGAAAATAAAGAATGTTTATATAAAAGAAGATGGTTATTTGATAACATTTGTTCAATTTCCAAATAACATTATTTATGCTAAAACTAAAAACGGATTTAAATTGGAAATTGTTGATAAAGCAATGGAAATTTATAATCGAAATATCAAATTGAATAATTTTGTTATATTTTGTATTGATAATAATTATTCACCAATATTTGAATTTGTAAGCGAAAAGAATTCTATTGTAGTTAAATATAATCAAGACAATTTAATTTTATTACGAATTAGAAATAATAATACTGGAGAATATATTGATTTAGATTATTTTAATGATTTTATATATAATTTAGATGGAATAATTGTTTGTGAAAAAGTAAATATATATTCTATAGACGAATTAATAGAATTAAGTAAAACAATTGAAAATATCGAAGGTTGGGTCATTACATTTGAAGATGATACAATGCTAAAATTAAAAACAATTTGGCATGGTAAACAAACTAAATACTTACAATCTAAATTCACTTCTTCTAAAATAATATTAAACATATTAAATAATTCTAAAGACGAATTAATATCAAATGTAAATTTATATGATTCAAATAAAAGAATTTTAATAGATGAAGTTGAAAATAAATTAAAATATTATATAAAAGATACAATAGAATATATAAACAAAATACATTCAGAAAATATTAAATTGACTAAAAAAGAGTTTGCCATTTTGTTTTCTAAAGACAAATATTTTAGTGTATTAATGAAATCATTTCAATCCGAAAATAACATATATGATTTTGTTGTAAAATATATATTAAATCAAATTTCTAAAAGTAACACAAATTTAATAAACACAATTTTTAATTATGAAAAATATTAGAAACTTTTTTCTGTTTTTTAAAAACTATATTTTTAAAATTAAAGAATTAGAATATCTTGCATATCATGATTCTCTAACAAGATTATTAAATAGAAATTGGTTATATAAAAATATTAATTCTATTTCTAATAAATATGTTTATTTTATTGATATAAATAATTTACATGAAATAAATAAACAAGGTCATACTTTCGGCGATAATTATATAAAACAAATTATAATAGATATTCAGAACAAACTAAATAAATCAGATATTTTTATTAGATATGCAGGAGATGAATTTATTATATTTTCTGATACATTAAATCTAATTTCTAATACTGAATTTTATATGGTAGGATTTAGTAAAATTTATAATAGTGTTCAAGAATCAATCAATTTAGCAGACAATAACATGATACAATTTAAACTTAATAGAAATGAAAAAAGAAACTAAAATATTAATATCATTCATAATCTTAATCTTATTAATTTTCATAATTGGTAAATGTAATATGAAAAGAAATGAAATAGATTTATATCCATTATCATCGGAATTAATGAATCAAGATTGGTGTCTTTATTCAGATAATGATACTTCTGAATTTAATGATGAATTAATTTATACTTATCAACTTTGTAATAAATACAATCTTGATTTCTTAACAGTATTAGCAATAAGAGCAACCGAAAGTCAATTCCAGTCAAATATTAAATCATGTGATTATTGGAGTACAGGAAGTAGAGGAACATTTCAACAAACAAGAGATAATATTGATTGCTATGGATTAGGATATAGTGAGAATGAAATAGCAAAAAATAATTATAAAAGTACAGAAGCAGCTATTAACTATATTGTTCAAATTAATAAAAATATGAAAGGAGAATATAGAAGAATAATTGCATTTAATACTGGTATTACTGGAGCAATGAATTTAAGTTGGAATGGAGTAGAAAATCATTCATATCTTAATAAAGTATTAGAATATAAAAGAAAAATTGAAACAATTTATAATAAACTTAATTATGAAAAGTGAATCATTTAATTTGGATTGGTTTAAAACCAAAAATCCATTAACAGTAAAATATCTAACAAACAATATTTCAACTGAAGATATTAAGAATATTAATAATGAATTTGATATTGAGTTAGAAAAGTTTAAAATTGATAATCCTAATACTTATAAATATTTAATGGAATTAGAAAGTAATTCGTTAAATAATGTTAAAAATTAAAAATAAATTAACTTTTATTTTGTAGAATGAAATAATTGTTTTACATTTATATTATAATTTAAACAACTAAAAAATATAGAAACTATGGCGGACTTAGTATATATTGTAAAACAATATGAAAATTATCGTAGTAAAGATAATTATGAACCTTATAAAAGAGCATTTTTATCTGAAGATGAAGTAAAGAATTTTCTACATTTAAAAAACAAAGAAGAAAATAAAGGTAAAATGTTTGATGTAGCTGAAAAAGAAATAGATGAAAATCTTTCATTTAGGGAAGATAAACATTATGGTGATTATCATTGGGAAACAGAAACAATCTCATTAATAAAATTTGATTATTAACAAATATAAATTTAATATTAAATCAAAAACTCCAAAACTAAATTAATAGAATTGGAGTTTTCTTTTTGTATGATGATAATAGAAAAATGTTTTAAAGTTTAAAATAATCCCAAAATGAAGTTTCTTTTAATTCATCTTTATTAATTTCATTATAAAGTATAAATAATCCAGTTTTAACGGTATCCATATCAAACTGCAAATCTTTAGTATTAGAATTAATAGTATCAATTTTCAAATTCATTTCTGAAGTAATAATAGAAAGACTATCAAATCTTGTTTTTAAATCATCAAATTGTTCGGTATTATCTATGTTCTTAATATATTTATTATAAACAAAGACTCCACCAAAATAAACAATTATCAAAATAACAATTCCGGTAATTATATTACCAATAACTTCTTTAATCATCTTATTTAGTTTTTAATTAATTCCCCTGTTTCGAAATTTACATTACCTTCTCCGTATTCTGTTTTAATCTTTGCAACTATTTCATCTTCTTTTTTTCTATATTCGAAGAATGTTTTCTTACAATTATGTTCTTGTTCTTCAATCATTAATTTTTGAATAGCAATGGCCCCAAGCATAACGGTTGTATTATTATATTCTTCTTGAATCTTTTTTAATTCATTTATGTATGATTCATTGATTTTAATGTTTTCCATTTCTTAATTTATTTTAAATGTTTTTATAATTAAAAATATAATTAAAATGAAATGAAATAACAAATTAAAATTTCATATTTATTATTTCCTTTGCAGTTGAAACATATTCATTTGGTTTTATTTCATCTATTATTATAGATAAATGATATTCTAAATTTTCAACTTTCTTTTTATCGTTTCTTATATTTAAATCTATTGATATTCCTTCTACTAATTTGTCAAAAGAAATAATTCCTTTTTTATAATCTTTTAATCCTTTAACTATATAAGATAAATCGACATTTGACGCTTCAATTAATTGTTTTTTAACCTCTGTTTTAACAATTGATTCTATCAATGATTTTAAATTGGTTGCTTTTTGTTTCATATTATCTTTCTAATTTTTTAATTTCTTCTACTGTATATCCGATATTTTTAAGAAACAATCTCGCATCATTTCTACTCATATTAGTTTCAGACATAATATTTCTTTTTAGAGATTCTTTAGCAAGTTTTTCTTTTTCAATTTGAGAATTATTTAATCTTCGTCTTGCTGGTTTAGATTCATTTGTATATGATTCAACTTTCGATTGAATGTAATTGTCAATATTTTCATAATCCGATTGATTTTTACATTTATCTATATTTTTATTGATATAATTTCTAATTTCTTTTTGTTTATTTTTATTTTTGTCAAACATAAAATCTGTATATTTATCCACTATATTTAATAGTTTGTCTTTATCTATTTCATTTCTATGATATTGACCAAAATATTTTAGTAATTGAGATGCTAATTGTACTTCATTTATGGCTTGTTCATTAACTTTAATCTTTTCTTCCCATCCTTCTTTAGTACCTTCTCCATTTTTCCAATATTTACCAATATTAGTCCAAAATTCAGATTTTAATTCATCTGTTTTTAAATCTGCTGGAGAACTAATATTGTATTGAGTCATCATGTCTTCAAAATATTCTCTAAATGATTTTTGTAGAGGACTTAATTGTGATTCATGTAATAATTTTAATGTTTTGTAGAATTTTGATATTCTTTCTGAATTTTTCATATTAAATATATATTTAGTTTATTTTTAAATATAAATATAAAATATAAAAATTTTTATTAAGAAATATTTGTTTTATAATTTTATTTTGTTTATTTTTGTAGAGTAAAAATTAATTTAATATTTGAAGATATGAAAAAATATAAATTAAATGATATTAGTAATATCAAATTTCAAGTAAATACTCAAAATAAGCTAAAAAAGATTAAGACTGATTATGATACAAAATGGAGACATTTGCGTGATGTTGAAGTTACATTTAGTAATTATACCAAATTTAATTTTCTTCCTATTTGGGTAGAAAAGATTATTACAGAATTACCTTATATTTCTAATGAAAAAGAATTTAGAAAAGTAGTAAAAGATATTTGGAAATATTGGACTGTAGAAATTGTTATTGATTGCATTGATAACAATACTTACAGATTTGGCAGAAAAGAACATTCTTTAAATGAACAAGAATATTATGGTAAACAAAAAGGATTATTTAGAAAAAAATGGAGAGTATCATTTCCCGAATTAGAAGTTAAATTTTTAAATAATTAATATTATGAAAACAAGAACTTATTTTGAAAATAAATTAGAAGAAATTAAATTAGAATTAATTTCTGAAATTATGAATGTGTTTCATTCTAAAATGAAAATTGGTCATTATTTTTGTAATTGTGATGATGCAAATACAATTAAATTTGTTAATAAACAGACAGGACTTGAAAAAGAATGTATTATCGATTATATTTTTAATGATGAAACAACTTTAATAATTTATCCAAAAAGTAAAAAATATTATCAAATACAATTAAATAAAATGATGAATATTCATGAACTTATGCACATTCATTATATATCATTAAATGAAATAATAACTAAATAAAATATAATTATGGAAACATACAAATTACCAATTCAAAATCCTAAATTTGAAATTATATTTTTCACTAAAGAAGAATTTACACAAACATTAAAAGATTTGTTTGCAGACAAATTAAACTTTGATCATTTATATTGTAATAAATCAGAAAATATTGATGAATCATTATTAGTTAATATAATCGATGAAATTAAACCAAAATCACATTGGAATAGTAAAACGGGTAAATATTATCCGGTTTATAATGAATCTTCTGAATTATTAAATTTCGCCGAAACATTAAAAGAATCATTTCTTACTTTGTCAAATCTACCTTATTGTAGAATATTAAAACTAAAACAAGTAAAAGAAACAGTATTATCCGAACATGAATTAGATGATGATTATCCTGTTTATTTTAATTATTTATATGTTTGTGATGGTAAAGTAATTAGAAGTGATATTCAAGGTACAGTAAAGAAATTAAAAACCGATTTAAGGACTCATTTGAAATTAGAAGCAAAAATAATTACAAATTGTGATATAGAAGGAAGACAAAAATTATTAAATAAAAATTAAATACTTATGAAACTAAAAGAAATAATTGCAAAAGTAGATAAAACAAATCCAAAATTAAAAGAAGAACCTTCTTGGGAAGCATTAGCACAAGATTTAAGAGTAGAAGGTTTATATAATTCTGATGATATTAGATTAACTTCTTATTGGATGAAAATTCATTATTGTACAGATACTTGGGTTGGTTGGAAAGCATATTATTTAGATAATGAATTAGTATGTATTTCAGAACAAGTTGGAAGAAAATGGGATGAGGAATTTGAATATGTTTCAAAAGAATCTGCTAAAAAATTAAAAGAATATCTAATTAGTTTAGTTCAGAAAGAAGATGAGTTTGATAATTTAACTATTATGAATGAAGATGAAGAACATTCTGATAAATATAGTATTGAATATTCTTCTCAAATAATGGGAAGATTTCATAAAACAGGATTATATCTACCAACAAATGAAGAAGTAGAAATAATTAAAACATTTAATGATTATGTTAAATTCCACGAAGTAATTGTAAAATTTCCAAATGGAGAAGAAAAAGAAATAGATTGTAGAGATTTAAGATTTGATTATTGTAAAACATTTTAATATGACAGACAGACATTTACAACAAGATTTTCAAGGTAAAATATTTAATATTGATGGAATTAAAAGAGAATGCTATTATTGTACTTTAGAAGATGGTGGAGCATGGATTTGGTTAAGACCAAATGATGATAATGATGATACAGATTGTGATAAAATTAATTTCGTAGTTAAATCAAAATATGATTTAGATAGTCTTTTTAAACAAGTTAGAAATAATGAATTTATAAATAGTGAAGATTATGGATATTTAGATTTTCAATAAAACAATAAAGTCTATAAATTCAATTAAATGATTTATAGACTTCTTTTTATTTTCTATTAACAAACTAAATCATAAATTCCTTTAGTCAATTCAATATCATATCCAGCTTCATGTAATTTACTTTCATCTACTTCAATTCCAAGAAATTTTGCAACTGTTTTAAGTTTAAAATCTTCCATTTCATGTCTTCTGTCTTTTAATTTATTTGAAGCAAGAACCATTACATCAATGCAATCACTCCAAAAATATGACCCAAAATACTTGTCATTATTTAATGTAAAGAATTGTCTAAAAAATGGATTATCAAAAGTACTATTATTATAACCAACCAAATGAAATTTATCTTTCTTATCAAACTTAGAAACATAACCAGAAAGCATATCTATCAATTCTTTATAAACAATAGTCATTTCTGGATAACTCATTATCTGTTGTTCAGTAACATTTCCAACTTTTAAAGCAGCTTCGATAATTAATGCTTTATCATGTGGTTTAACTTTGAAATCAAATCTTTCTTTTATTTCTCCATCAATAACTATCATTCCTGAAATTTGATGAATTGCATGTGTGTATGAACTTAGACCAGTTGTTTCAAGGTCATAAAAAAATAATTTACTCATAACTTTTATAAATTTAAAATTAATTAAAAATATAAATGAATTATGAATACAAAACAAAAATGAAAAATCCAACTCCTAAATTAATAAGAATTGGATTTTAAATTGTCTATTATTTATTTGGAATATTGACACATTAAATTATGTTGAATAAATTTAAAATATTTTGAGAAAGAATCATAATCAGGAAATATAGAATGTAAAATGTTTTCTAATTCATAAAACTTATAATGTATATTTCCACATATGTATATACGTTTATATTCATCCTTAGATATATCAGATAAAAATTTATAATAAATAGTGTCATATAAAACGTCATATATATTACATATGTTTGTTTGTATATTTTTCATATCATTGAACCACTTTTCGACATTATAGTCTTTTACATTTTGTTGTAGAATATTTTTAATTTCCTGATATTTATAAATTTCTGCTGTAAGATGTTTTAAATCATCTTGTAAATTTATTTTATCATATACTTCAATATTTTTATTCATAATTAATAAGTTTTAAATTATTTCTATTTTTAATTTTAATTGTTCTGATAAATATGTAGCAAATTCGAAAAATAAATCTTCATTACTACTCCAAGATTCTAACATAATCCAACCTTCTGAATTATATTCAGTTATTTCAGTAAATCCTTGTCTAAACAAATTTAATTCTTTAAACCTTTTAATTTCTGGTTTAGCATTTAGATAATATTGAGATATTTCTATATGAAGATAAGTTATAAAATCTAAATGTTCTTGATTAGAAGTTATTAATTGTAGATTTGTATTTTTATCTCCGAAACTTCCTTTTGTATAAATATATAAGATTTCTGGTTTCATAATTAATGCCTTATAATATTTGAATTGTTTAAATTAATACACAATGTTGAAAAATCTTTATTTGTTGTTGATGTTATAATTGATTTTGGAATACCCAAATTCATTAAATCTTTTTTACATTTCATTTGATTACTTTTCCATAAATACTTTATAAGAATTACATCGTGTTTTAAATCTGAATATATTGGTTTATTTGATGTCGATTCTAAATATTGATTTATTATTTCTTTCATATTGTTTATGTTTTTAATTGTTCAACAAATATACAAACAATAAAATTAATAAACAAATATTTTAACATAAAAATTAATTAATTTTAAAAATGTTTACTTTTTAAATTTATATTTATATATAAAAAAGATATTATTAACTAAAAACATTTTTAAATTATGGCAATTCGCTTCATTAGTCCTTCCGTTCAATTTCAGGAAATTGATTTAAGTGCTTCAGTATCAGGCACTTCGGCAATAGGGGCAGCATTTGTTGGACCAACATTAAAAGGACCAGCATTCATTCCGACAACAATTTATTCTACAACTGAATATTATCAAAAATTTGGTTCTGCAGACGGTACATCATATATGCCTTATGCAGTTAAAAGTTATCTAACAAATTCAGGAGTAGCAACAATTGTTAGAATATTAGGTATTGGTGGATATATTCACCCAAATGTAGCTCATTTAGTTATGAGTGGTAGTTATGGACAAAGAACCGTTGCAACTTTTCATAGAAGTATTACAGCAACAAGTTCAGATGAAAATGATAATTTAAGTACATCAACAGTTACTCATACTGCTGGGCATCCACATTTTCAATTACATTTAGAAGCATCTGGTTCAGGATTATTTGATGATTATTCAGGTAGTTTAGATTCTACTTCTTCTGATTTTATTGGTAAATTAATTTCAAAAGGACCAAATACAGATGACGTTGCTTATGCTTATGAATTCTATGAAAATGCAATTGATGATTTATATACCACAGACCCATCAAGTAGTTTATCTCTTCAATTTACTAATTTAGATATGACAGACGATTTTTCTTATGCTTATACCCCATGGGTTACATCTCAATTAGTTGGAGGAAAAACAATCAATCTTTTTAGATTTTTAACAAGAAGTGATGGTAATGCAGTAAATGATGAAATTAAAATAGGAATTGATTCTATTAAATTTGCAGATGAAGTTCCTGGTTCTGATTATGGTACTTTTAGTGTTGTTATTAGAAATATTGATGATACAGACAGACAACAAAGTGTATATGAAACATTTAATAATGTAACACTTGATCCAACAGCAACAAATTATATCTGTAGAGTAATAGGAGATAAAGTAAAATCTTATGTTAATGGTAAAATTGTAAAAACCGGAGATTATGAAAATTTAAGTAATTATATAATTGTAGAAGTTTCTAATCCGGTTAAAACAAAAAGTCTTAGTCCTTCTTTAGTTCCTTGGGGATTTAAAGCATTATATCAACCAGCAGTTGTACCAGCAGGTACTTATTATCCAACTGTTACATTTATTACTGACCAAGTTAGTAGTGGAGAATATAATGATAAAGTTTATTATGGATTTGATTTTGATTTTGTAAATAATGATAATGATCAATATTTAATGCCAGTACAAAATACAGCAACCGTTGGATTAAATGTCGATTTTAATCTTGATAATTATACAATAAATACAGATGCTCCACAAGATGGTGGATTACCTATCTCTCAAGGAACTCTTATTAGTGCAAGAAAATTTATTATTCCTATTTATGGTGGTTTTGATGGAATGGACCCAGCAACTGCTAAAAATATGGGAAGTGATATTACCGCTACGAATACAATGGGATATAATTTAAGTTCTTCTACTTCATCTGGTTCAATTGGTTATAATAGAGCTTTTACTTTACTTGGAAATGCAGATCAATACGATTTTAATCTATTAATTACTCCTGGTGTTATTTCTTCTCTTCATTCTTATGTTGCAAGTAGAGGAACTGATTTATGCGAAACAAGAGGTGATGCTTTTTATATCTTAGAAACTTCTAAATTAACCGATAGTGTTAATACTGCTGCAAGTAATACATTAGCTTTAAACTCTAATTATGTTGCAACTTACTATCCTTGGATTAAAATATTAGATGTTGATAATAACGTTTATTTATGGGTTCCACCAAGTGTTATTGTTGGTGGTGTTTATTCTTATAACGATAAAGTTGGTTATGAATGGTTTGCTCCTGCTGGTTTAAATCGTGGCGGAATGAATACTGTTATAGATATTTATAACGAACTTACTCAACCCGAACGAGATATTCTTTATGAAGCGAGAGTTAATCCTATTGCATCTTTTCCAAATGAGGGAATTGTAGTTTGGGGACAGAAAACATTGCAGGTTAAAGCAAGTGCATTGGATAGAGTGAACGTTCGCAGATTATTAATTTCTATCCGCAAATTTTTAGCCAATGTTGGGAGAACAATATTGTTCGAAAGCAACACAAGAAAAACAAGAAACAATTTGTTAAATCAAATAAATCCGTATTTAGAACAAATTCAGCAAAAACAGGGATTATACTCATTTAAAGTGGATTTAAGTGAAAATGTTAATACTCAGGATTTAATCGACAAAAATGTAATGAAAGGTGTACTTTATGTACAGCCAACACGTACCACTGAATTCCTTCAATTTGATATAAATATTATGCCGACTGGTTTACAGATAACAGAATAATTGTATTTATTTAAACAAAAACTTTAAGTAAAAAGAGTAGATTTTTAATTCTACTCTTTTTTATTTATATTTTATTATAATAATTAATAAATTGAATTATGAAAAAATGTAAAAATTGTAATGAAGAAATTAAGGATAGTAAATTATTTTGCAATAAAAAATGTCATTTAGAATTCAGAAAAAAACAATCCGAATTAAGAAAATCTATTCGTTGTTTATATTGTGATACAGAAATTATGGTTGAATTAGATTCAAAACAAAAATATTGTAATCATAATCACTATAAATTACATAAAATATTAATTCTTCAAGAAACAAGAATTTGTCCTGAATGTAATAAAGAATTTAAAATAAGTAAAAACAATAAAAGAAAATTGTGTTCTAAAAAATGCAGAAATGATTGGGATAAACGACCAGAAAATAAACAAATTCGTTCAGATAATACTAAAAAAGCAATAAAGGAAAAATATGGAGTTGATAATATAATGATGTTAGAAGAATTTAGAAATAAAGCGAAAAAAACAAAATTTGAAAAATACGGAGATGAAAATTATAGCAACCGTCTTAAAATGGAAAAAACAAAAGAAGAACGATATGGTGATAAACATTATACAAATAGAGAAAAAGCAAAAAAAACAAGCAATGAAAGATATGGTGTAGATAATTATACAAATCAAGAAAAAAGAGAACAAACAATGATGGATAGATATGGACATAAATATCCTATGGAAATAGAAGAATTTGTAGAGAAATCAAGACAAACATATATAGAAAGATATGGTGGATATTCATTTCAATCTCCAATATTATTTGCAGAATTTAAAATAAGAATGAAAGAACAATATGGCAATGAAATAGGAATGAGAAATGATTCTATAAAAGAAAAAGTAATATCAACTTGTGAAGAAAGATATGGTGGACAAGGATATGGTTCTTCAATAACAAATGAAAAGATACAACAAACAATGTATGATAAATATAATGGAATAGGAAACGGCTCAGAAATAATTTCAGATAAAATAAAATCAACATCAATAGAAAAATATGGAGTGGATAGTTATATTAAAACAGAAGAATTTAAGAGACAATTATATAATAACGCATATCACAAATTTTTCAATACAATAAATGGAAAACTTATAAACCATATTATTCCTTTATTCACAATAGAAGAATATAACGGAATGGACAAAGAATACGAATTTCAATGTCAAAAATGTAAAAATAATTTTACTGATATTTTAGAATCTTATAGATGTCCAATATGTTATCCTAAACTTAATAATATATCTTATGTAGAACAAGAATTATTAAATTTTATTACTTCGATATTACCACAAAATACAAATATAATAACAAATGACAGAAAAATATTAAATGGTAAAGAATTAGATATTTATCTACCAGATTATAACTTAGCTATAGAAATGAATGGTGTTTATTGGCATTCTGAAATTAAAGGTAAAAGAGATAAAGATTATCATATTAATAAAACAGAAATATGTGAATCACAAAACATTCAGTTAATACATATTACTGATTATGAATGGATTTATAAACAAGATATAATTCAATATAAATTAAAAGAAATATTAAATTTAAATGAAGAATATAATAAAATGTCATCATTTAGTGTTGTTGAAATTCCTTTATTAGAAAAAGAAATGTTTTTTAATTTATATAGTTTATATGATACTCATACTTCTGAAATAAATATTGGATTATATGGGGATTCAGATTTGATTTCTGTAATGAGTTTTAGTAAAATAGAAAATAATGAATATATAATTAATTTTGCTAATTCAGTTAAATTAGATTCGTTTGATATTTTATTAAATTATTTTGAATTGACATATAATCCAACTAAATTAATTTCATTTGTTGATAGAAGATTTGATAATGGTAAATTATATTTAAATAATAATTTTAAATTAATAACAAAAACAGAACCGGAATATTGGTATATTGTAGGAGACAAATTAAAACATAAATCATATTATAACTCGTCACAATTAAAAACATATGATGAAAATATAACAGAATGGGAAAATATGCAAATAAATGGATATGACAGAATTTGGGATTGCGGTTCATTGAAATTTGAAAAAATATATTAAAAAGAAAGAGTGGATTTTTAAGTTCACTCTTTTTCAATTTTCTACAATTATCCACTCATTTAATATTTCTTTCCAAGTTAATGGTTCAGAATTAGAATAAATTAAATCCTTAATTAAATCGTCTAATTCATCGGTAAATATTGAAGTGTCAATGTGTCCATCAGTCCAAAATACACTTCTTATTTTCTTATTTGATTTTATTGCTTCTAAAAAAGTCATAATTTAATTTTATATTTTAATCGTTTACTTATTGTTTCTGATTTTGATTTTGAAAATAATAAATCTTGAGTTATATATTCTTTTCCAATTCTTTCAAATTCATCAAAATTATCTAAGACATATTTTTCGGAATTTCTTTGTTCTTTTAATCTACAAAAGATTGCTATTAATCTGTCTTTTTGAACATTTAATAAATTATGTATCTCTTGAAATGAAATATGATTAAAAGAATAATTATCAATAATGAATAGTTTGATTTTATCTGTTTCCATTTTTATTTAAAATAGTTATTAATACTTTGTTCTGATTCATCAAATGTATTTGTTTCATAATTATAAAAAATATCAACATCAACATCATCTGGATACGATTTCTTTCTATAAACATTTTCTTGAAAATTAAAACGAATAAATTCAGTATATGTTTGTTTTCTATTATATTTTGTTATTATTTCTCCCTTTCTATAAAATACAGGATTATAACAATTGTTTTCGTGATAAACATTATTGTCTATTGATGAGTTAATATAAGCTTCTAATTTATCCCAAAATACAATTTCTTCTTTTTCTTTCTTATTCCAAATACAAAATGAAAGTCTATTTTCATATTTATCTTCAACAAAATAAATATAAGAATTTTCTAACTCTTTCTTTAATTCTTCTATATTATCAAACTGTTTATATTTTTCATTCTTTTCTCTGTTCAATAAAATTACTTTTGGACATTCACCTATTCCAGAATAATATGCTATGGTATATTTTATTGTTTCCATTTATTGATACTTTTTAGTTTGTTTGTGAGTTTGATTTGAACTCTTTCTCTTTTTAGATTTAATTAAATCCTTTACACTTTTTATTTTAAGTTCTTTGGGAAATTTATTTATCGATTTATATTCAAACATAATATATTATTTTTAAATTGTTTTATTTTTTACTCTACAAATATAATAACAATAAAATTAATAAACAAATATATTAGTATTTATTTTTTATATTTTTTATATTTATATTAAAATAATTAAATTTTAAATAATAAAGTTATATGGAAGAACAGAAACCAAACAAATTAAATGATTTATTAAATCAAGCTAAGAATTATTCAGAAAGTCTTATAGTTGATACAAAAGTAGAAAAAGGATTATTTGATTATCCTACTGAGATAGTTACTCTTCCTTCTAAAGGATTTGTATATCCGGAATCAAACATTTTAAGTAGTGGTGAATTAGAAATAAATTATCCAGATACTACTCATGAAGATATTCTTTCATCTCAAAAATTAATAAAACAAGGAAAAGCAATTGATAAGTTTTTAAGAAGTATTATTGCATCTGATATTAATTATGATGATTTATTATTAGGAGATAAGAGTGCTATTATGATTGCAAGTAGAATTCTAATGTATGGAGCAGAATATAAAGTAAAAGATATTACTTGCCAATCTTGTGATGAAAAAGTAGAAGCATCTTTTAATCTTACAGAAATAGAAGATAAAGAAATAAATTATGAATTATTAAATAGAAATAATCTTTATGAATTTGAATTACCAGTTAGTAAAGACATTATTACTTTTAAATTATTAACTCATAAAGATGATTCTGATATTTCTAGAGAATTAAAATACAGAGAAGATGTTAATACTAAATTAAATAAGAAAGATGATGTAGATAGAAATTATTCTATTCGTCTAAAACATATGATTTTAAAAGTATCACATAAAAAAGGAGATACATATATTAATTATGAAAATCAAAATGAACTTAGAAATTATAAAATGTTGGCAAAAGATTCTTTTGAATTTAGAAAATATCTGAAGATGATTGAACCAGACATTAATAATAAAGTTAGTTTTGTTTGTCCTAAATGTGGTGAAATAAACATTGTTACTTTACCAATGACTGTCGAGTTTTTTTGGCCTAACACCTGAGTATAAACTTCAGGTGTACAATCAACTATTTGAGATTTGTTACTATGGAAATGGTGGATTTGATTTTTATCAATGTTATAAAATGCCTATCCACATTCGAAACTTTGTTTATAAGAAAATAGCTGATGCCAAAACTAAAGAAAAAGAAGAGATGGACAAAGTTTCTAAAAAAGGAAAAACTACTACTTCTATTCCTAAAGGACCTACAAGTCTTGGGAATTATAAAGGGAAAACTTAATAAAAGATGATAATTAATTTTATCATCATTTTATATTTATAAGTAAAAACAGTCATGAAAGGATTAGTAATAAGTGGAGGTAGTTCAAAAGGTGCTTGGGTTGGAGGAGCTTTAGAATATTTAATTAAAGAACAGAAACAGGATTGGGATGTTTATTGTGGTACATCTGTTGGTTCAATTGTTTCTACATTTGTTTCATTTAATAAGATAGATAAATTAAAAGAGTTATTTTTTAATTTTACTTATAAAACCATGTTTAATGATATTCCATTTAGAAAGAATGGAAAATTAAAATATTTAAAAGTTGTATGGAAAATAATAAGACATAAATTGGGATTATCACAATCATTAAATATCAAATCTCATTTATTCAATACCATATCAGAAGAAGAATATAAAGATACTCATAAGATTATTAGTTCAACATCAACCAATTATAATTCAGGAGAAACTGAATATGTACAATCCAATTTAAATAATTATAATGATTTTATAACTGGAGTTTGGAGTTCATCTCTTATTCCAATATTAATAGAACCATACATAAAAAATAATAAATATTATTTTGATGGAGGAATATCAACAAGTGTTCCAATTCAAAAGTGTATTTATCTTGGATGTGATGAAATAGATGTATTCATATTGAAATCCAAAACTATAGAAGATAAGAATTGGAAACCAAATAATATATTTGATATATTTAGTAGAACTTTAAATATAATGTTATTTGATATTTCACAGCACGACATAGAACATATTCAATTTTTAAATCATGATAAACCAATAAAAATCAATATTTATAATTTACCAGAAGAATTAACAAATAATATATTTAAATTTGATAAGGAACAAATGATAAGATGGTGGAAAGAAGGGTATGAATATATGAAAACATACTTTTATCATAAAACATCAAAACATATAATAAATTTAAAATAAAATTAATTTATATTTATAATAAAAAAGTTTTAAAATATAATGGCAAAAAAAAGAATATTAACACGAAGAGACACTACATCAAATTGGACAACAGTAAATCCAATTTTAAATGAAGGAGAATTATCATATGATAAAACAACTAAAGAATTAAAAATTGGAGACGGAACAACTGATTGGATTAATCTTCCTTATTTTTCTGCATTTGATAGAACTATTGTTGATGACTTTTCTGGTAGTTTAGATATTCATAGTGATATTGCAACTGTCAATGCAATTAATAATGCTATTAGTGGAGCAATAGATGGCGGAATATCTCCAATATTTAATAATATTTATGTTCATAATAGTGCTTATGTTACTGGGAGTGTTTATATCACTGGTAGTTATTTTATTGGTGGAGTAGATATAAATTCTGGTAGTCTTTCTAATGTTGCTTATATTAATCAAATAAATGAATTTCAATTAATTCAAAAATATACCGGTAGTATCACATTTTCAGATGATAATGATATAGTAAATAAAGATTATGTTGATACAGAAATAGCAAATATAGATTTAACTCCTTATGTTCCTTATACTGGTTCTTTAAATGATGTTAATTTAGGGACAAATGATTTATATTCTAATAATATTTATATTACTGGAAGTTATTTTATTAGCGGAAGTGACATTAATACATCTGGTACTCTTTCTAATGTTGCATATCAAAATCAAACAAACAATTTTACATATATTCAGACTTATACAGGAAGTATTTCTATTGTAGATGATAATGATATACCAAATAAAAAATATGTTGATGATTTAATTGTTAATGATAAAATAATAGAACATACTTATTCAATTCTTTATGGGATGATGACAGGTAGTTTGTTAATTCCAGGACAATCATATGAAATTACAAATCATGCTACAACTCACATGATACCATTTACATCTGTTATACGAAGCGGAAGTATTGAACCTTTAATTCTATTTGCTGATTCTGCGAATACATTTGACAAAGAAGTATTTAGTCCTTTATATCCAAAAGATATTATTTATTATAATATAGAAGATAACAGTTGTGAAGATGGTACTTGGAATGCTGAATTGCAAATGTATGAAGGTGGTACAGCAAGAACAGGTAAAATTTATTATCGTAAAGACACAGTTAATAATTTAGAATGTCATTATGACTGGAGAAATGTTAAATTTAGAAGATGGGCAGTAGATGCTCAAGATTGGATTAGTGGAAGTAGTTATGTTATATATGATGTAACTAAAAGTTTATCAGATGGAAATATTTATGTTTGTAAAATAGATACATCTGGAGTAACTGACCCAAGTACTGATACAATTAATTGGCAATTATGGTTAGATATTACAACTCTTACCGCATTTTGGAGTTGGACACCGACTAAAAGTGATTTTAGTATTGGTGGAATTACAACTACCAATTTAATAATTAATAATGTAACTCCAGGAACAGATTATAATGATTATTATACTTTTTGTATTTATGACGAATTAGATAACAGTTCGGGAATTATAAATGGAACA